TCTTTGAAAAGAAAGGACGGATGTATGGGCTGCTTGTAGAATTTAGAGAAAATGGAATTTGTTAAACATAAATTATATTCTTATCAAAGAACGTGAAAGGATGAAGATAAAATGACATTTGAAGAAGCAAAACAGAGAAATGATTACAAATACATATTGAACGGAATTGAAAATTGTATTGAAAAGATAAGAAATAATTGGATGGATAATATGTATGAAAATGGAGATCCACAGAGAGGTATTGCCGTACTGATAATTGGATATGTTGATGTTGAAGTGAATTTATTCACAGAGGAACAGATTTCCCGTTACGATGATCAAATAGGAAATAAGACACCAGTTATTGATTATTTCGTTTGTATAAAATACGGAGAGAACGATGATGAATGGGAATCGGATAATTACTTAGACTATCAATTACAAGTAAACTGGAATGCAGATAATTGGGCAGAACAACTTGAAAAAGATATGTTTACTGCGCTTGATGAGTATGTAAACAAAAAGGGATATAGTTATGATCGCGTAAATGTGATCAAATAAAAGTCGAATTTGATTGGAGGATTATAAATGAATGAAAAGCAAAGAATGTTAAAATACATTTTAACACATTTAGGTGATAATTTTTGCGGATCTGGTATTGATTCTTATGGACGAGCATATGCATTCACAGATAGTGAAATTGCAGCCAATAGTTTAGAAGAAACTTTATATAATATGGGGTATGAAGCCAGTAAATCATTTCAAGAAAATTCAGAATCCGATTATGTGATTCAAGAACAAATTATAAATGGCGGATGGTATAAAAGATTTGTCCAGCGTTGTGTTATAAAAAATATTCATCAAACGGAGGTAAAGAATATGAAAACAGATAAAAAGTATATGATGATTGTAACAGAAGAAGATGACAGATACGATACAGAAGATGGATATGATTGTGATTTTTATACAGAGCATCCATGGGAAGGGAATTTAATTGATATTGTGTATGGCAATAACATTGATGAGTTGCGGGGTAATGGCGAAAATGAAGGAATGTTTTATATGTTATATTTAGCTGAAAACGGAGAGAGAATTGGTTATGGATGTGTTGATTTTGACACTATTGAAGAAACGATTTTGAGATATGAACTAGAAAAATGTAAAGATATGAACACTACATGGACAAAAGATGATATTATAAATGCATTGGTCGAAGATGGTATAGAACCAACCAATGTAAATATTGCAAAAGTTATTACAGCGGATTTTGTTCAAAATTTCAAGGATAGAATTATTGAGCTTGGAAATGAGATGATTTCGTGGCAGGTCAGTGATGTTTTTAAAAAGAAGGGAGAATAATTATGGTAAACAAATATGATAACATACAGGACACAACAGATAAAATCTATGAATTTTGCAAAGACTACATTTTTGAGCATGGTTATGCTCCGTCTTATGACGAGATTGGAAAAGGTGTTGGAATTAAAAGCAAAGGCACTATCCATTGTAATATGCATAAATTATTGAAAGAAGGTAGAATTGCAACAGATTTAAAAGAACTTGCGTCCAGAGGATTCCGTATTTCTGGTTATATTATCATGCCGATAGGTGTAGATAAAAGATGAGTAAGACAAGAGAAACACCATGTTTATACTATATTTGCGCAGGACAATGTAGTAAGGGGAGAGAAGCAGATCACCATCATTATTGTCAACACTGTGATAAATATAGGCCACGAGCAAAAGTCCGACACATCAATCAAAAGAAAGAGAAATTGAATAAAATCAAAAAAGAGGAACGTTATTAACCGGTACAGAAATGTGCCGGTTTTTTGTTGCAAAGAAAGGAGAATGTATGAAAAGAAAAACGTTCAAGGAATATTGTCAAACAGATGTGCGTAAGTTCGAGAATTTAGAAAAGAAATGGCACCCAACACAAACAAGTATAAGAAAGAAGTTGATAAGATATGTAGAACTATATGGATATGATTTGTCGGAATCAGATATAGAATTCATCAGGGAGTGGGTGATCGAAAGTGCTTACAATGTCTTGAAATTAAATCATCAGTTCGATGAAGAATTTAAAAGCCAAAACAAAAATATGAAAATTTCAGAAGATGAATTAGAGCTGATGTTTCCGTCATACATTTTTGAATAGTTGAATTCTAGGAGGAAGATATTATGTCACTTGAATATGCCGTTGGATACTATGGAACCTTTGTCGCAATTGGAGTCATTATTATTATAATTATTGCTGCAATTGCCGATTTATGATTGGAGGAATAAAATGAATGAAAGAGTCCAGACAGGCTTAGAGGAAGAAAAACTTAAATATAAACGAAAAATCGAAAATATTATGAAAGGGAAGTCTAAGAATCTACAAGACTTCCTTTTATATATGCATGATTTATCAGAAAAGACAAAATATGTTTACATGTGTGATGTATTAAAATTTCTAAAGTTCACAGAAAAAGAAAAAGAAGAAGATCTTGAACTGAGAGATTTTGTATCCTATATGGCAAAAATACAAGATAAAGACAATGGATTAGAAACAGTTTCTTCTTATCAAATTGCAGTTTATTCTGCACTAAAACTTTTTTCAAAATGTATGTTTGCATATAAAATTTTTTCGAAAAATTATATGGAAGAAATTGCGAAGCCAAAAAAGAGAGAGCAACAGAGAACAATAGAAAGAAGAGAAAAGAGCTATTTGACACTAGAAGAAACACAAACGTATCTTTATAATGTTGATCATAAGCTAACAGGAAAAACAAGAAAACCATCAGCTATTTGGTCACAAAGGGATATTGCAGTCATAAAACTTTTCCTTTCTACAGGTGTGCGTTGTGCAGCGTTATCTAATATGGATATAGAAAACTTAAATATGGATAAAGGAACTTTGATTGTAACAGACAAGGGGAAAAAAGTTCATACATTCATTTTAATTCCGAAAGTTTTGGATGAATTGCAGAAATGGTTATCATACAGAGATCAACTTGTAACAGTATGCGATACACCGGCTCTATTTCTTGGGAAAACCGGGAAGAGATTGTCAACAAGTGCAATTTCAGATATTACAAAAAAATATGCTTGTAATATAAAAGGAAAAACAATTAGTCCACATAAACTAAGGGCAACATATGGTACTACATTGTACAACGCAACGGGTGATATTGTGCTTGTACAGAAAAATTTACATCATGCATCAATTAATACAACGCTGTTATATGTAAGAGGAATGGAAGAAAAAGCACAAAAAGAATCTGTAGAAATCATGAAAAATATTATCTAAACATCAACGAGGCGGTAGACTTCCTGTTTACCGCCTTATATAAGAAAGGAAATTATTATGGTACAAATTTTAGAATTATTCGGTGGAATTGGAAGTCCACGGTGCGCATTACGGAATATCGGTATTCCTGTTAAATCAATTGATTATGTTGAAATTGACGAAGCAGCAGTCAGATCATATAATGCAATGTTCGCAAAAGATCTTTCGTATAAAACGCAAACAGTGGTCGGATACAATCTTCGTCCAGATATTCTGATACATGGTTCTCCTTGCCAGGATATGTCTGTCGCTGGGCATCAAGGCACAGCTACTGGAAATGGAAGAACAAATCATGGAGCTGGCGCAGAAGAAGGGTCTGGGACAAGATCGAGTCTTATGTGGGAAACAATTAATATTATTAAACAGATGGGAGAATGGAAACCAAAATATGTGATTTGGGAAAATGTTAAAAATGTCAGAAGTAAATATATGGTGCATAATCACGACAGATATATGGAAGAATTAAGTAAACTTGGATATACAAGTACATATGAACTATTAGACGCAAGAGAGTTTGGTATTCCACAAGCAAGAGAACGCTATTTCACTGTAAGTTGTTTAAAAGGAAAGAAATTTGATTTTTCTGATTTGATTAGAACGCCAATGAGAGATATTCACGAGTTTTTGGAACAGAAAGTTGATCCAGTATATGAGGTAACACAACCGAGCATTCTGGAATGTATTGGCGCATCCGGAATTAGAAGAGCAACTGTAATTGACCAATATGCTTATACAATCACGACTCGCCAGGATCGGACACCTGCACAGGTAATTGACTTACATAATGGAAAGTATAGATATCTTACAGAAAGAGAATGCTGGCGACTTATGGGATATACGGATCAGGATTATGAAGCAGCTGCATCTGTACAACAGAAACGAGGAAGATATAAAATAGCATTATATAAACAGGCTGGCAATAGTATTTGTGTTCCAATTTTTGAAAGCCTGTTTAGAAAAATTCTGTTAGGCGAAACGGCATAAGAATATCTGTACAGTTGTATGATAATTATGGTATAATACTAATAAGTATATTCAAATGGAAAGAGAGGCATTATAATATGCAGAGAAAATGGTGGTGTGATGCAATGAGAACGTGCAACCAGGAATATGCACTTTGTGATGAGGTAGAAGATCTGAAAGACATTAAGAAAGAAAAAGTAATTGCTTTAAAAGGCTGTGATCAGCCGTTACAGATAAATAAATTAACTTGGCTTACTGGGGTAGACGCAGCAAAACAAAGAGGAGAACGTATTTGGCAGAATGATGCTGGATTCTGGTCGGCCACTCCGTTCGGGAAATTTGTAGACTGAAAAAATAATAGTTTCAAAAACTGAATTGGAATTGTCGTAAGGCAGTTCCTTTTCTGATATAATAGAGAATATAATATTGAGGTGATTATATGAAATATCCAAAAGAAATATATTTGGACGGTTATACATATGTACAAATGTACGAACATGAAAAAGGTGGAATGTATTATCATTCAAAAGAAAATCCAGATCTAGTTACGAATACTTGTATAAGTCTATATCCAGATGGAAAACTTACATTTTTATGGAATGGAATTGAACAGAATTATGGAAAATATGATATTATAAATAACAGAAAATTTGAAGAATAATAAAATGAAACCAAGTTTTCATGAAGAGGAGGATACTTTTATGAAAAATGAAATATATTCAGTTGCTTATAATGATAAGTATAATAATGGATTTTCTAAAATAGAACCGTGGATTATAAGCGACTTTGGAAACGATTTAAAGAAGTGTAAAATCAAGGCAAATGAGTTAATTCGGCAATGGTGTAAAAATGTTATAATTTTTAAATGCAATAAACTACCAGAAATTGTAACTTGGGATTATGTAAAATCACATCAAATCTAAGATTTAATTTTTATGATAGGAGATGATTATTTTTGAAAAATTTCTTTAAAGATAAAACAGATAGAGAGTTGAAAGAGTTATGGGGTAGAGTAGAACGTAATTATAAGAGAAATCTTGATACATTAAAATAAAGAGGTACTTATGAATAATAGAAAATATAAATGTGATTTTGTGACAGTTGGAAATAAAACATATCAGTTCGTAAACGGAAAATTAAAATGGATTATCAAATGGTAATGAAATTTAACTTTCAAAGGGAGAGAGGAGATATTTGTGAATATAATTCGTAATTTGAAAGTTGATTTAGATAGAATAGAACTTTTTTCAGATATGGGATATGAATATTATGTAGACGAATACAAGGACTTAACGGTAAAACATTTAAAAGAATTATTTTAGAGTGACGGTTTTAAGTGGGTGTATTTGCATAAGCTGGCGTTGACATGACGAGGTAAAACGAGTGCAAGTCTCGTAAATCGGAAACAAGCCGACAGAAGTAAGAACAGGTTCGAGTCCTGTCGCCCACATTTTTACTGGAGGTATGTTTATATGTCGAAAATTGTATTGCAAACACAAGACAGAAATCTTATAGATAATATCTTCGAGCATCCTGATAATATTTTCAGTGTACATTTTGTTGGATATGAAGATACTGTTTGGTGTAAGTCTATTTCAGAAATTTATATAGCATTAGAACAGTTTAAGCAAAATGAGTTTGTTAAAATAGATGAAAATGCTGAATTGATAGCATAGAAAGTGAGGTAGATATTATAAAAGCTGGAGACATTGTAAAATATAAAGAGATAGTCGGAACAGTTATTCATATTGGTGGAGATTTTGCTTTTCGTCCTATCAATTGGGATGCATCTAATAATTTAGATATAATAACTGAAGATTATATAGAAGAAACAACACACGAAGAAAAAATCAAATTGATCAAAGAAGAATTTCCATGGGGTAGAGTAATTGATATACATTGCATTGATAATTATCAGATTGTTGAATTTGAAAGAAATTTTACAAATAAACTTTTATGGCATGGATATATTGATTATAAGGATAGTAATAAATCTTTTGAGTCCTTAAATTCTGCTTTGATTGGTTGTATGAACATTAGACAACAACATGAAAACAATTAAATTAGTTAAAATTATACATAACGAAAATAATGGGAAAGAATATGGAGAAAATAGTGCATTATTCATCGAAGAAATAAGTGAAAATGTAGCAGTATTAAGATATAAGGATTTTCAGTTGACTGATGCAGCGACAGAATTAAAAGTTAAAATGAAGTCATCTAATATTGATGAAGCTAAAGTTGATGCAGAAAATTACTTGAAAGAATTATGGGGTAGAGTAGAACGTAGTTACAAGAGAAATCTTGGTGCGTTGAAATAAGAGGTATTTTTATGAATAATAAAAAATATAAATATGATTTTGTGACAGTCGGAAATAGAACGTATCAGTTTAAAGATGGAAAGCTAAAATATGTAATTAAATGGTGACAAAATTAACTTTCTTTCAGATGTTGAAAAGGAGAATAAATCGTATGGAAATACCCAAGTATATACAGAATAAAATTAAATAACAAAATGAAGCATGTTTTAAAGTTGCAAAGTTAAAAAAAGAAATAGATAATTGGTGTTGTCTTTCTGGATTTGATCCTTATAGCAAAGATTATAAGGAAACAAAAGGAAAGCTCGCAGATGCAGTAGCACCTTTAAACGCAGATAAAATTAGAGAAATAGCAGACAAGATAAAATGACGATTTATTCCTACTTTAAACGGAGAATAATCTAATAGGAAGTGAGGTAACATATATGGAAAAAGAATATAAAGTAGAAGAAACAAAATTTGGAACAAAAACAAGCCATCCGGCATATGGAACGATCATGTTTAATAGAGCTAACGGTTGTAAAAGAAGTTTGTTTGGAAGTAGTATTGAACATAGTAACGTGATTACAATGGAAGTAAAACATGCTGATATAGAACGTGGATTAAATAGAGATTGGGTTTATGGTAAAAGTCCTATTGTAGAAATAGAGATGAGTTATTCACAGTTTGCAGAGGCAATTACATCTTTTGGTCAAGGGAATGGAATACCTTGTACTATTAGATATACAGAAAAAGATGGCAAAATTCCTGAATGTGATTTTATCAGCAAAAGGAAACAGTTCGCTGATGAATTCAAAAGTAAAACAGAAGATACAATGAATGAATCACAGCAGTTAATCCAAGATGTAACCGATTTATTTTCTCAGAAAAAAGCACTAACAAAGGCAGATAAAGAATCTATAATATCTAAGCTTAGAAAATTAAGCATGGATCTTGGATGTAATATGGATTTTATAGCTGATTCGTTTAATGAACAGATGGATAAAACTGTAATGGAAGCAAAAGGAGAAATCGAATCATTCTGTCAGAACAAGATTAATGCTATTGCAAGTGTAGCGTTGGTAGAACACAGGGATGAGATTTTGAAACTTGAAAATCCTGTAGATTTTAAAGAATAGAATGAGGTAAATGAAAAATTGCTTTCATTGTAAAGGATGCGAATAATATGACATATGAAGAAACACAAAAAATCAAACATTTACGAGAAGTGACTTCTGTTATGGTTGAGGAATCATCAAATGGAATTGAATGTACTAAAAATAGATTTGGAAACAGAACTATGGATGGCTGCAAAAATGTAACTTTTGAAAAGATTGAGTTATCAAAAATTGACAATGATATTTCTCATATAAGAAGAGAATATTATGGGAGAAATCTATGGGTAATGTTATGAGATTAAGTTGTTTTTAATATAGAATGGAGATGATTATATGAAAAGAATTAAAATGAAAGATAATACAACAAAATTTGTGTGGGATGGAGATAACTGCGTAGATAAGTACACAGAGATTATAGAACAGTATTATTACGACTCAAAAGAAGAAAGAATGGAACATAAAAAAGAAATGGAATCAAATGGATGGAATGATTCTGGCCAGGTTATGGAAATGGTAAGTGGTTCTTTAATGCCAGGGGCGAAAAATCCTCCGGTACATGTCTGGTTCGGAAGTTATTATAAAACAATTAGAGAGTAGATGAAAGACTTCACTAAGGAGGTGTAGATTATGAGAGAATCAGAAGTGAAAAATATTATAGCTGTGGAGATTTTAGATAAAATGAATGACCAAGGAGGAGCTTCTGTATTAAGAGAAATTTTATTTAATCCAGAAAATAAAATTGATTGGGAAAATATTGGAAGTAACGCTATTCAAAAACATATGCCAGAATTAAAGATGTTTTAGTATGAGAAATTGCTTTCAAAGGAGGGTTTTAAATGAAGAAAATTTTAGTGAACAAAGTTCGCTGCAATAAATGCGGCGATGTTATAGAGAGTGAAACACGACATGACTTTAAATGGTGTAAATGTAAATCCGTGGCTGTGGATGGCTGACATGATTACTTAAAAAGAGTTGGTGTACCAGGAAGCTGGGAGGATTTGAGTGAGGTTAGTGAATAAATGAAAAGATTTGGTTTAAACGAATTAACAGCAGACAATACAAGAATGGTTTCCGAATGTATGTCAAATGATTTATTTGAAGCAGCTCAATATTTTAAAGAGCATTATGCAATGGATCGTGACAAAAACTATGAAGTATACGAAATCGATGGCATATGTGGAGACTATATTATGTTCGGAAATATGCTCAATGATGCATTACTCTTTGAAAATTTAAAAAAGCAACTAGAAGCAGAAGGGTATTATGAATAGATGAAAATTTACTTTCATATAGAAACGAGATGTATTAGATGAACAGAAACTACAAATGGCAAGATCTTCCTTATAAATACGATAGTTTTGGATTTGTTTTTGGATATGATTATCATATTCATAAGTGGGTTTATGATGTCAAATATTATCTAAATGGTGATTATTGGTGCCTTGATCCAGAAGGAACAACGATTCTTCGAAAGATGAATGAACGGGAACTAGGATGGATAGAAAAACATAAAGATCTTATTGAAGAGCGTGAAAGAGAAAATGTTGCGTGGACCAAACAAAAACAGTGTAGAAAAAGAAGTTGCGTTTGCAAGAAATGTGAAAAATACTGTCATTGCTATGGATGCGTAGATAAAATTAATGTGTGTGATTTTGTGCAAGGAGAATAGTATGTACAGAGAAGAAAGATATAGAGACACAGTTGATTATTATATTATAAAAAGAAAGAACAAGAGCACAAAGAAAGAGGAATATCTTAAAGGAATAAATTTGTATGGTCGAGACAATGAAGGTATACTTAGAGTCAAAGAACCAAAATGGATAGAACAGCCTATATGGAAGAGAAAATTGCCTATTGATATCGCTACTGATTTTGAATCTGCAGAAAAAGTACTCAGAGGTCTTAAAAAATATTATAATGATAGTGACTATGAGTATTTTATTGGTAAAATTGTAACAGACTACATTATAAACGAGATAAAATGAAATGAAAGATTGTTTTCATTTATGGAGAAAATAAAACAATATGATTAATTTAGATACGGAAGGATTTGAAAATCCGGAAATAGCTTTAATGGAATGCTCATGTTATATTTATAATTGTTTCTCAATAGAAACTAGAATAGTCATTAAAGAAGATTGGAAAAGATCCGGCGGAATAAAAAATATGCCGTGGTGGAAGTGGTGTCTAGAACATTGTCATGTTTCATATGATAAATAAGTTATTAAAACGGAGGTTTTATGGAAAAAGGAGATCTGGTAAAATTCGGAACCAATAAAGCAAAAATTATATGTAAATCAATGAAGGGTGGACAAATACGATATAAAATTCGACAACTAGATGACTGGGGAACTATAGTTAATAACATCCACGAAAGAGAATTGGCGAAAATAAAAAGTTGATTGAAACAGACATTTCAAAAGGAGAGAACAATGGAAAACTATATGAATGCTCCTATTCAGTTAGAGTGGACAGATAAAGATGTATTAGAAGATTTCGAGAAATATCATGATAAGAAAGCAGTTTCTAGAAGATTTTGCATTCCCGTATCTCAAGTAACAGAAATATTAAAACGAAACGGTGTTAAAGAAAAATGATTCCAAAATATTTGGACTATACAGTAACACCTGCAGATTTGAGAAATATGTCAGAAGAGAATGTCATAGAATTAATGATTTTCACGGATCGAGATCGAAAAGATAATGAGGATGCAGAAAGACTGTATTGGTGGTGTATACAAGAAATCAATTTTCGAATGGATTTGAGCGGATCTGAATATGAGCAGTAAGAAAGCGATGGCTGGTTTAGTCATCGCTTTCTTTATGATATGCTGCAGCTCTATAACGGAAATTCGCATCCTGGATTTCTTGTGAGATATGTTCCATTCGATCGATATATTCTGTAACATGTGATGGAATTTTTGTATCCCATTCGTTTTTATCGGAAGTAAGTAGATCGTTCGGGGTGCATTCTAATGCTTCACAAATTTTTTCAAGAGTTTCAAAGCGAATGCTTGCCATATTACCAGAACAAATTTTTGACACTGATGGTAAAGAGAGATCAGTAGCTTCTGCAAATGCAGCTTGACTTTTATATTTAGTCAATATTAAATGTTGAATATCTAATTTAATCATATTGCACCTCCGTGTCAATGATTATAACATAATTAAATAAGAAAATCTATAAAGACATATTTATATAAATAAAGATAAATTGTGATATAATAGCAAAAATAATAAAGATATATTTATATTAAGCATTGACATATTAAAGATATGTTGATATAATGAGTTCAACGTAAGAAAAACAAGAGAGAAAGGAGGAACCGGGTATGGATGTACATTGTGGCGAAATTAAACGTGGTGAAATCTATTGGGTAGATTTCGGGAAAACGAAAGGATCTGAACAGGGCGGAAAACGCCCAGCACTTGTTGTTCAAAATAACATTGGGAATAAACATTCTTCAACAACCATAGTCGTGACAATCACATCAAAAAGGAAGCCCAATCTTCCTACTCATGTCATTTTGGAAAAAGATGCGTTGAATGGATTAAGTTCCGATTCGTTAGTAACATGTGAACAAATTAAAACAATAGATAAAGCTAGATTGTTGGATAAAATCGGAGAGATTAGTCCCAAAAAGCAAAAAGAAGTGAACAGAGCAATGCAGATTAGTTTGCAGACATTATTAATGGAGGGATGACAAGATGATAGAAGCATATGAATACTCTGATTACAACCAAGCGATGCAGAAAATGAAAGAACTTGAAAAAAAGAACAAGAAGTACAAAATTCTTATTTATACAATTGATTATGATCAAAATGAAGAAAGTAAAAAAATAACTACACCTGCAGAAGGGTGTAAATTAATTAAAAAAGCAAAAACTATTTTCCTTAACAGAGATGAAATAATCGAACATATGCAATTATATTCTACGATACAAGATATCGAACACATCAATCGAGAAGGTATTATGCATGACATTATTCTACCACATCTAAGAGAATGAAATGGAAATATTTACCTCTGTAATATACATGTCAAGAGGTATAAAATGGAAATATAAGGAAAAACAAAATTATAGTAGCGCAAACAAATGTTCGAAAACATATTGACAAGAACATTAGTTCGATGTATTATAATTTTGTCGAACAAAATAAAAGAAGGGAATCATACCTGCGTTGGAGCGCATACGGTATGAATCCCTTCCTATACATAACAAGCAAAACAAGCAATATTCATATGTTTAAGGTGTTGGAGCAGCTTAAACGAATAATGGCAATGTCCTGCTTAAGTATCATTATACATATTAATTTGCAATTCTGCAAGTCTATCTTGAGTAGTTCGCTATTATTTCACAATTTCATTAAAAGAGAATAGGAGAATAACAAATACGAAAAGGTACTTATTATTTCAAATGAAAATAAGAACCTGTATTAAAGTTACCTATTTTTAAAAAACTAAATAAAAAAAGGAGTGATTAGAAAATGCAGTACACTATCACAAATGGAAAATGTTGGGTAATTGAAAATCCAATGCGTCCAGGCGAGTATATGGCATCAACTATGTCGTCTAGAGCAAAATACTTCACGTTCAAACAGGCAAAGAATCTGTTAAACTCACGGAACAAAAAGATGAGTTGGATTCGTCATGGATACTCAATGGTTGGAGACGATGGTAAAGCACCATCTGTTTCTCCGAAAGCAAAAGGTAACGGTGGTACTTTTTTAGCAGAGAATGATATCTTCGTTGATCTTACATTGCTTGATCGGATTGAGGATGAAACAGAAAAATATTTAAGTCTAGCTGGTTGGAATGAATCCGAACTGAGTAATATATCAGAATCGCTTAATACATATTTGTCAAAACTTGACTCTGAAGAGAGTGATATTAAACATGCTTTGGTTATTTACGCACATAATCACAATGGAAAAATGCCACAGGCTCACAAAATTGCAAAAGTTGGTTATATGTTTTTACATATTTTAATTGATCGAGCGCACGTCAAGGCATGTATGAGAAAAGTAACTACTATGAAGAATGCTCTTACATGCTCATACTCCATTGGAAAATTACAGCATGAATTAAGCAAAAGTGAGAATGGAGAATATAGCGAATATAAACCAAGAACTGCGAAATTCGAAGAAACGATGAAAATATTAGAAGGGTAGGGTGATAACTATGAAAGAAAAAGAGGAAGTAAAAAAACAACGGAAAGAACCATATCATTTTTCGCCAGCACAGATGCAGCTCATCGAGGAATATATGGATTGTAGTATGACAAAACTCAAAACATTGTGTCGTACTATTTGGCTGAAAGATACTCTGGATCAGAAATATTACGATGATTTATATGATGATGCAATGACTGTATTAATGGAAACAGTAGAATCATACAATCCAGAGCATGAAAAGAAAGCATCTTTTAATACATTTCTTATGGGAAATATTAAACGATCCTATTTGGAATGGAGAAGAGATAATTTCGAACGTGGCATTCGATGCAATTTACTTATGAAAAATGGAGTTATTGTAAAGGATGAAGAAGATAAGCCAATCGTAGTTCAAAATATTTCTCTAGATACTCCAATTCAGAACGATGAACAAAATGGAAAAACAAGAAATGTGGAAGAACTTGTCGCTTCTCGTTTTAATTTGGAAGAACTCATTTGTGAAAAAGAAAAGACAGAAGATGAAAAATGGCATCCAAAGGTAAGAATTTTTTTACATAGACTTTCGCCGTTACAGCAGAAAATCGCTCTATTAATTGCAAATCGTTATAACAAAGACGAGATTTGCGAAGTTTTACATATTTCCGAAAAAACTTATGAACATTCATTTAAAATGATTTGTTCTGAAAAAAATAAACAATTAATACGTAATCTGTAAGAAAAGAAAGGAGTAATACTATGAGATTAATACGAGACAAAGTTAAAGAAGAAACTTGGATGTGCAAAAAGGTATGCGACATGGCAGAGAGAGGAGAGCTTAGATCTGATTATTTCCTGCAGCGAGACATTGACCAGTGGGAACATTCAGATCGTGATAACTTTATTGTTACGATGTTATTAAATGAAGATTTTGATGCTCTGAAAATCTGCGAAGAGATTACTCCTACAGGTGTAACACTTTGGATTATTGACGGCTTACAGAAGTATACATATATTTCAGACTTCAAAGCTGGCGGATTTAAACTTGGGGCGAATATTGATCCGAATGAGATCACATATCAGGAAGCTCGAAGAGATAAAGATGGTATTTTTATTAGAAATGACAATGGAGATATTATGTATGACGAAGTTACCTTTTCTCTGAAGAATAAAGGTTATGCTGATCTTCCTCCAAAGTTGAAAGAAAATTTTGATGATTGCCCTGTAAAGATTGTAAAACATCTCGACTGTACACCGGAAGAAATGGCTCGTCATTTAAGGAGATATAATCGTGGAGCAAAAATGAAACCAGCACAGATTCTTCTTACAAGAATGCTTAACGTTGGTAGACGTGTAAAAGCATTGGCAGAACATGATTTTTGGTCTGATCGCGCAAACTTTACACCAACAGTACATAAAAACGGAAAAATTAACCAGATTATTGCAGAAATTGTGATGGCACTTAATTTTTGGGACAATTGGACAAAAAACGCAAGAAAGATTGGAGAATATTTAAACGAGAACGCAACTGATGAAATGTTCAACAGTGCAAGAGAATTACTGGATCATTTAATGACAGTTACATCCTTAGATACATCTGAAGCACTGTTTACTACAAAAAATTCTTTAATTTGGATTATGTTCTTTGATCGTTGTATGAAAAATGGAGTTAAAGATGAAATTTTTAAAGAATTTTTGAATAATTTCAATACATATACCGATGTTTCCGTAGAGATTCCACATGATGACGAAACGTTGATCACGACATGGAATGATTTAGATGCAAGCAAGTCTACGAAAGATCGTGGGGTTATCGAAGATAAATTATTTATTTTACATACTCTGTTAGAAAAATTTGTTACTGATAATGGATTAGTTGCAATCGAAGAAGAAACTGAAAATGTAGCAAATGAAGAGGAGAATAATATTTCAGAGCTAGAAGTTACGGAAGAAACTGAACAGCCGGTAGAAACGGATAGCTCTAAAGAAGACTTCTCGGATGATGAACTGATTGGATTTATTATAGAAAAGACGTCTTTAAATGTAGATTCTGATGATATTGAATTATATAAGGATATCATTGAAGATTCTGTCAAAGTAACATCATCGCTGTATCAGAATTGCTACAAAGCATTGATTGCTGTTGTTGCAAAAGCCTGTAATGAAGAAAAAGATCAGGAATTTGAAGAATGGGTTAAAGTGTATCAGAATTCCAATGAGGAATACAGCTCTAATGATGGCGTTAATTTTAGATTTATGCAGAGAGATTTTGAGAATTATCTTGTTAAAAATGGAAATGCAGCGTAAAGAAAGGAGAATGATATTATGCAGATGAACATTGAAGATATCAAAATTTCAGATCAGTTTCTTGCTTCTCATCCATCTCCAGAAAAGATGGAAAGATTTGAGAAATATTGGTTGCTGACAAATCATCAAGACAAGCCAATTGTTCTGGATAAGAATGGTTATCTTGTAGATGGATATATCTGTTATCTTATCATGAAAAGAAATGGTGCTAAGACAGTTCATACTGTGTATAAAGGCCAGCCTGTTGCGCTGATTAATGGAGTACATATTCACGCTAATGGTACAACAAGCCAGGAATATACTTGGGAGATTCGTAGAAATAAGAACTGGAAATCTTTCCTTGAAAATATTAAAGTTGGCGATTTAGTAATGTGTGCAACCAAATATGGATATAGTCCAGTGAAAGTTACAAGGATTCAAACGGAGAATATTGAAGGGGGAGTAAAACATAAAAAAGTACTTTTGAACAAAAGAGTGAATATCAAAACAGAAATCAAATAAGAAAGAGGTGAGACGAATGAAAAGATTAGGAAAATATTCTGGAAAGGTTTACGAAGAACATGAGATCCAGAATATGGATGAATGTGGAACAGTAATTACAGACGAACAGGCTGCAGATAAAGACTTTATTAAAAAGCATCACATGTGTGATTTGGTACAGTGTGTATCATGCTTTGGGTGTCCGTTTTAGAGGAGTGTAATTTTATAGGGTTGCAAATCGGTTCAATTCAAAATTGATGCAGACGAAATGTTTTAGAGGAATGTAATTTTATAGGGTTGCAAATCCTCAAAATAAAATAACTCTATAAAATTAAGACGTTAAATAAAAATAGACTTAGATTTAATCTACGTTATTACAAGAAAATATATTGATATGTAACTCTAGTATCAAATTATATCGTTTAGATTTAAACATGCGTTACGTCTAACTTTCTTGTCGCAAGTGATTTAAGCATAAAAACTTGTAATAACATTGTCAAAGAGTATTACCGACTATAAGTCGAGTTATTAATTAAAAGGAGAAAATTATGCAATATTTAGATTTTACTTTAGTAGTAGATAAAAATAATAAACCATGTGTACCGATTTTAAACGGTAGAGCTGGTTATTTGCTTAGAAATAATAAAGCAAAAATTATTAATCATGATCCATTAGTAATAAAACGAATAGACGATTATAAGAGTGATTTTGAAAATAGGGATATTTTCGAGTTAAAAATTGATAGCGGATATTTGAATATAGGATTTTCTGTCAGTGATAATTATCATGAGTATTTAGCTGGACAAGTCGAATTATTAAAAGGAATGTCGGATAGATTAACAAATCGAAATGGATATCGAAGAACACGAAGATCCAGAATTAGGTACAGGAAAAATAAAAATGTTGATTACAAAACCGTACATAATCCAACATATAAAAATGGAAATGAAGAAGGATGGTTTGCTCCATCAATACAACATAAAATTGATTCACATATTCGTTTAATAGATAAAATTGCGTCATGGGTTCCAGTAGATAAGGTAATTGTAGAAGTTGCTAAATTTGATATCCAGATGATAAAAGCTTTAGCTGACGGGAAAGAAATATCAGGAAAAGATTATCAAAATGGAGAAATGAAAGGATATGAAAATGCAGCAGCTTATGTTAGAGATAGAGATAAACATACATGTCGGTTGTGTGGCGCAAATAAAAATGTTGTGATTGAAGTTCATCATATACAACCGCGTTCAAAGGGAGGAACCGATAAACCAAGTAATCTAATATCTTTATGTCATAGTTGTCATCGGAAGGTGCATTCCAATAATAACGACAATAAATATTTTGAGAAAGTTAAGAGTATGAAGTTATCGGATACATACAAAGACAGTACTTATATGAATATGGTTCGTTGGGAACTTTTTGAAAGGCTTTCTGGCAAATATGACGTCAAAGTTGGGTATGGATATCAAACAAAAATTAATAGAAGGAATGCCGGTTTAAGAAAATTTCATTATACGGATGCTGTTTGTATTAATGATTACAAGGATGTGACACTAACGGAGAATATCTATATTGTAGATCAAAAACGATGCAATGACAGGAGTATGGAGACATTTAGTGATGCAAAATACATAGATGTACGTGATGGAAAAGAAAAAAGTGGAAATACATTATATAAGGAAAGGCTTCCAAATGCTCCGTCTAAACGAGTCACGCAAAAAGAATATATAAACAATATGAGACAATTTCGTGGTAAGAAAATTAAACCTGGTAAACGCACTTTTGTTTGTAATTCATATTGTTTGAAATGTGGAGATTTAATTTACATAAATAGTGGAAAGCATAGAGGAAATATCGCAGAAGTAGAATCCATGCAAAAACTACCTAATGGTAATTTCAAAATACGATTTACATATAAAGCACAAACAGTCAAATACCCTTCTATAAGTATAAAGCCAGAAGAATATGAATTATTAAAGAATAATTTATTAGACAAAGTAAAAATTGTAAGAACAAGGCGTGGAATGATTTGGAGAAAATATAATCGTCTAGAATACGAAGCGACCCATGCAGATCAAGAAGGAATGGCTGTATAAATAAAAGAAGGGAGGTGAAATAAAAGTATGCTACTTACAATTTTAAGAATCATTCTAATTATCTTCGCCTGGTTAAATCTAATTGAAGAGAAGCCAGAACGAAAAAGTGAAAAGGTTTTATGGATCACTATTATTGTAACTACTGTGGTTGAGCTAGTGTATAGCTTTTTCGGAATATATTAACGGAGAATAGTAGGTCATGCGATTTAACATGTCTGAAAATGAGGTCGGAAATGGTTCCAGACACACTCTGGAAAGAGTACCTGAGATGATGGATACGCCGCCCATCCATTTTTAGGCATTTTAAATCGCATGACTGAAATATAAAACGCGATGAAAGGCACATTTCTTTAGAGAATATATAAACATAAGAAGGAGTAAAACATGGCAAAAGAATTAACAGGCTATATAGCCGTAGCAGGAATTAATCTTATGGGGAAGGAAGAATATTTTGCAATTTATAACGACGGTTATAAATACGAAAAAGGAGATAAAGTATTAGTTACTGGCTATCGTAGAGGTCAAATTTTAACAATTCAAAATATTCTTACGTTGGATGATATGAAGCATTTTCATGAAAACGAAAAAATCACACAGGAAATTGTTTGTAAAATCAACCCAAGCGCCATTGATATGACGGCCTACGAAGATCGAGAGAAAAGACGAAAAGAATTAGCAAAAATACAATATAAAAAACATCAGTTAAGACAAATGATGGATAATATTATTCAGTCAACAAAAGATGATGAAAAATATGAGATTTTTGCAGAAACGAATCCAAGATTTGCAAAGCTTCTGGAAGAGTATAAAGAATTATCAAAAGAAGTGGAGGAGTGATGAAACATGAGTTTCAAAGTAGGAGATATTGTAAGAGTTAAGGATTATCAAGATATTAATTGTTTTTCTTTTGTTCCATATATGAAAAAGTACTGCGGATGTACATATATTATAACTGTTGTGATAAAACATGCTAATGGTAGTAGTGTATATAAGTTAAATTGCGGTGCTGATTTTGCATTTGAAGAAGAGTGTCTTGAAAAAGTTGTTGCAAGCTTTGATCTAGTAAATAAAAATTATACATTTATATCTAACGTTAAAAAGGAGAATAAAGAAATGAAAAAACAGGAAGTAGGATTAACACAAAGGGAACGTATTGAAAACAAAATGGAAGAGTATATCTATAAGTCGGGTGTATGCTCTGTCAATATTATTGTACCAAATCGAGTAGTGGAAGTGATTTTCGATGGTGATCTTTGGAAGAAAGTAAAAACAGTATGCGACAAAAATGATATCTTCTCTCTTGAAAGAGCATTATACATCGCATATGCAAAACGACTATATAATGACACACATACGTCAGAAGGTATTGAGAAGAAAGCTGATGAGTTTAAATATGAAAAATATTATGTATCAAAAGTCAAGAATGCTTTGAAAGTATATGAATGTCAGCAGAAGCTCGCTGCATTAGACAAAGAAGAGGAAGAAATTAAACTTCGTCAGAAACAGAAACGTCATGAGAGAAATGAACGACGTCGTGCAAGAAGAGCAGAAGAAGCAACTAAAAAAGAAGAAGAGAGAAGAAATGAACAGATTGCAATTCAGAAAGAAGCATATCTTCAGGCAATGATGGAGTTTGAAGAAGAGAAAAAGAAACTCGAATCTAAAAAAGAAGAGGAAGAAAAACAGACCGAATCAACAAAAGAAATCGTAAAAAAGGTTGAAAAACTGATTTCTGATGCAGAGAATACTACAGAAGATACAAAGGAAAATAAAGAACCAGAAAAAGCAAATGTAGTTGGTGAAAATAATAAAGAAGAAAGTTCGGAGAATAATGTAAAAGAAGAAACAACCAATAAGATGAAGGAAACAGAGAGCAAAGTAGAGTAAAAGATAACAAAATAGAAGAAAAACATAAAGAAGGAGAAAATATCATGTTAGATCAGTTCGTAATTTTTAAGGAGAAGCTTCAGAAACATTTCAATAAAATGTCCGCAAATGCAGATAAGTTATTCGAAGTGGACGTAGACAAGGAGCTGCTGTGGGATACATATCTCGATAGCTTTGCGCCAGGAACGAACAATATTTTTAGAGAGAGAAGAGAACATGACTGTACCTGCTGCCGCCAGTTCATTCGTACAATCGGCGCTGTGGTTGTAATCAAGGATAATAAAATGGAAAGTATTTGGGATGTAGATATGTCTGGAACTATTTATGAGCCGGTAGTCAAGGCACTTTCCAAACTTATCCATAACGAAGAGGTAGTCGATGTTTTTGTAAGTCAGCTTAAAAATATTGGCACAGATAAGAACTTTGAAATGATCAACGGAAAATCTCATCAGTGGGATCACTTTTATATGAGACTTCCTGATAAGTTTGTATTTGACTCTCGTAGATCTGCAGGTAATATCCATGGTGAATACAGAGATATTAAAAATGTATTTAAACGTTCTCTGGATGAGATCACTATGGATTCTGTGGAAACAATTCTTGAGCTGATTAATTCCAATACGCTGTATCGTGGAGCAGAGTGGAGGATTCCGCTGGTTGAATTCAAGAAATACAAAAAGGAATACGACAAAATTCCGGAAGAAGAGAAAAATCTTTATGCCTGGGAGAAATCTCTAAAAGCAGGAGCCGTTATTGGTAAAATCAGAAATCATTCTATTGGAACACTACTTGTAAATGTAAGCGAAGGAATGGGCCTCGATCTTGCAGTAAAGAAATACGAGCAGATTGTAGCACCCAGCAACTATAAAAGAAGTAAGCCAATTTATACTCAGAGAATGTTGAACGATGCAAAGAAAACTCTGACAGAACTTGGGTATATGGATTCTCTGAAGCGTCGCTTTGCAAATCTGGATGATATCACAGTAAATAATATTCTATTTTCTAATAAAGATGCAGCGAAGAGAATTTCTGGTGGAGGAGACATTTTTACAGAGATGTCAAAATCTGTAGCAGTTAATCCAAAGAAATTTTCTAGAGTAGAAGAAGTGACTGCACAGGATTTCGTAGAAAAGGTTCTTCCGACTGCGAAAGAGGTTGAAGTATTTGTAGAGAATAAACATGAAAAGAATTTTGTTTCTTTAATTGCGCCAGAAGATCCTGATTCTAAAACAATGTTCAAGTGGAATAATGGTCTGAGCTGGGCATATACAGGCAATATTACTGACTCTGACATTAAACAGAATGTAAAGAACGCTGGTGGAAATGTAGATGGTGTGCTTAGATTTTCTATTATGTGGAACGAGGATCAGAATGACAATAGTGACCTTGATGCTCATTGCATTGAACCAAATGGTCATGAAATCTATTTTGGTAGTGATAGAAAACCATCTATGTCGAAGCTTGGTGGTCAGCTTGATATTGATATTACACAGCCAATGAATCAGATGCCAGGTAAACCGGCAGTAGAGAATATTACTTGGCAGAATAAATTAAAAATGATGCCAGGTGTTTATAAATTTTTTGTACATCAGTTTGCTAGTCGAGGAAGTAAAGGATTTAAAGCAGAAATTGAATTCGATGGCGAGATCTATTCGTTTGAATACAATAACCCAGTGCGTGGAGACGTAGACGTCGCAGAAGTAATTATGGATCAGAACGGAAACTTTACCATCAAAGAAAAACTTTTTGGTCACTCGGCTACTTCTAGTAGAGAAGTATGGGGAGTACAGACAAATCAGTTTACACCTGTATCTGTAATCAGTTACAGCCCGAACTATTTTGATGAGCAGAATGGAATCGGGAATAAACATCTTTTCTTCTTCCTGAATGGATGTGTAAATCCAGAACAGCCGAATGGTTTCTTTGTGGAATATCTTAAGAATGAATTAGTTCCACATCGTAAAGTATTTGAGGCACTTGGCGCAAAGTGTAGTGTAACAGACGTCGATGATCAGCTCTCTGGTGTTGGTTTTAGTCTGACGCAGCGCAATGAGCTTGTTGTAAAAGTTAAAGGTGCTACAGAAAGAATTATGAAAATCAAATTTTAATAAAGGAGAATAAAATTATGAGTAATATGTTTGAAAAAGCAGTAAAAGGTAAATATCGTTTCCCGTATAAGGGACAGATTGCAGTAGAAGATTTATATGATCTTCCGCTTGGATCGCTGGATACAGTGTTTAAGACGCTGAATGCAGAAGTAAAGAAGACGGATGAAGAAAGTCTGCTTCAGACCAAATCCGAGGAAGATGATATTCTTGCGACCAAGATTGAGATTGTAAAATATATCTTTAATGAGAAACTGGAAGAGAAAAAGAATCGGCAGGAAGCTGCAGAACGTAAAGAGAAGAAACAGAAAATTATGCAGATCATTGCTACTAAGCAGGATGAGGCACTTCAAAACGCTTCCGTAGAAGATCTGCAGAAAATGCTTGATGAATTAGACTAAAAAGAAACGGCTGGCTGGTGTAAACTGGTCAGCCAAACTTATAAGGTGATTATTATGACGCAAGAAGAACACGATCGAAAAATTCTTATTGAACGAGCATCTGTAGAAGAACTTTTACTGAAAGAACATATTAGTGTTCCTGCAGCATACGAACGTGTCAGAGAATATGTAGATAGATTCGAAAAAGAATCGAAATTAGAAATTAGTAACGATTACTAAAATTTTGGAAAGTGAGGAAAAATAATGGAAAACACGATGTCTGAATTAAAGGAATATCTTGATAGATTAGGAATTTCAACGGATGGCAAAACCGTAGAAGAAGTGGTGTCAGAAATTGCAAGTGTCTGGAATAAACTTGCAGAAGATAAAGAGGAAATTTAATGTTTGGATTAGTCTTAAAAAGCGAATACAATCACATGAAAGATTTTGCTCAATCAATTATTCATAATTTAAGAGATGACTTGGAATACGAGAGAAAGAAAACTCTATATTGGATGTGTAAATACGATGGCACAGTGGGAGACGATGTGTCATTTGAGGACTGGGTAAAGAGATTTGACGAAGTAAGAGAGGAGAATAAACAATGAGAACTTTAATTGTAGTAGATGTGCAGAATGATTTCGTAAATGGTAGCCTTGGATCGGAAGAAGCACAGGCGATTATTCCGAATGTGAAAAAGAAAATTGAAGAGTATTATAATCGTGGAGATCAAATTATTTTTACAAGAGATACGCATTATGACGATTACTTAAATACTCTGGAGGGAAGAAAACTTCCAGTAAAACATTGTGTTTTTGGAACAAGAGGATGGAAGGTTGTGAGCGACATCGAGGTTCCTAACTGCAGATATGTAAACAAAAGTACTTTTGGAACTTTGCAGTGGAGAAATATGACATGGATTGGAGATGGTGATATCGATCTGGTCGGTTTGTGTACGGATATATGTGTAATTTCAAATGCATTAGTCCTTAAAGCTATGTTTCCAAATACGGAAATTACAGTAGACGCAGGCTGTTGCGCGGGATCTACACCAGAAAAACATAAGGCGGCACTCGAAGCCATGAAAAGCTGCCAGATTAATGTGATTGGAGAATAAAGATATGATCATTTTAAATGGGAAAGAAGTAAAAGTAGAACACTTTCCAGATGGAACACAGAGAATCGTATTAGACGATTGTTTTTATCAGAAATATAACAACATTACATGGAAGTATGAGAAAGAAGAAGAACTTTCAGCGCTGATTTATATTACAAAACATTTAAAAAATTTTCCATATATTAAATCAATTGATCTTACAATGTTTTATCTTCCGAATGCCAGAATGGACAGAATCCATGATCAGGGCGAGGTTTTTACATTAAAAGGGTTCTCTGATGTTATTAATTGGCTCGAATTTGATAGAGTAGAGGTACTTGATGTTCATAGTAATGTTGGAGCAGCGCTTTTGAATAGAGTATATGTTTTTAATCCAAGAGAATATATTGATGAAGTAATTGAGCAGATTAGTAAAGAAAATCTTATTCTTTATTTTCCGGATGCCGGTAGTTCGAAAAGATATTCTGGATTGTTTTCTGACATTCCGTATTGCTATGGTGAGAAAAATCGAGATTGGAATACAGGAAAAATTCTTGGACTCAAAATCAGAGATAACGATATTGATCTTAAAGGTAAAAAAGTTTTGATGATTGATGACATCATTTCATATGGCGGTTCTTTATATTATAGTGCAAAAGCGTTGAAAGAACGTGGTGTAGATAGAATTTATGCTTATGCATCACATACCGAAAATTCAGTTCTTGATAGAGAAAAAGGAACATTAATCAAATCACTTGAAGATGGAACAGTTGAAAGATTATTTACAACAGACAGTCTTTTCACAGGAAAACACGATAAAATCACAGTTACGGAGGTCTAAAATGAGAAACATTTCTTTTATGCTGATGGCAGATACATATAAAAATACAAATCCTGATGCTCTTCCAAAGGGTCTTACAAAATTAACTTCTTATATTACTCCTAGAAAATCAATGTTCAAAAATCTGAATGAAGTTGTATTCTTTGGATTACAGGGTTTTATTAAGGAATATATGATTGATTTAGCAAATGAAACTTTCTTCAAAAGACCCAAAAAAGAAGTTATTGCAGAATATAAAGAATATCTGGATAATCAGATCGGTTCTCAGAGTTATGATCTTGGACGTATCGAAAAATTATGGGATCTGCAGTATTTACCTGTAGAGATCAAAGCTCTTCCAGAAGGATCTGTTGTAACAATGGGAGTCCCGTGTATCGAGATGAGTAACGCACATCCAGATTTCGCATGGACGGTACAATGGCTGGAATGCATTATGCAGTCTTTTATTTTTGGGACATGCAACTGGGCAACTGTAGGTCATAAATATAAAACACTTGCAAATGAATTTTACGAGAAAACTACAGATGGTGCTAATCCTGCAATGGCTATGGCGGATTTTGGATTCAGAGGACTCGGCATTGAGAACGGAGTTCATGCAAGTTCTTCATGGCTGCTATCTTTCAATAAAACTTCTACAATTCCTGCAACTCAGTATATTGATAAAATGTACGATGCTGATTGTGCTAAGAACCATATTGGTATTGGAGCAGTTAGCCTGGAACATGCAACCGTATGCAGTAATCTGGCTGTATGCGAGACAGAAGAAAATCTGTTAAGAAGATTACTGACTGATACATATAAGAATACATCTTTCAGTTATGTCTCTGATACATTTGATTACTGGAACCTTATTGACGAAACACTTCCAAAACTGAGAAAAGAAATCGAAGAGCATAATGGCAAATTCCTTGTACGTCCTGATAGCGGCGATATCGTTGAAATTTCAGTAAAAACTGTTCAGAAATTATATCAGATTTTTGGTGGAACTGTAAACTCAAAAGGTTATAAGGAGTTAAATCCAAAGATTGGAATCATTTACGGAGATGGTTGTCAGTACAGTAAGATCAAAGAGATTTGGACACAGCTTGAAGGATTAGGATTTGCAGCAGATGCGATTCTTTTTGGAGTAGGTGCGTTTTCTTTCTCTGCAATGTGTACGCCAGAAGATGGAATGGTTTGCTTAACAAGAGATACTTTTGGATTTGCAATGAAGAGCACTTATTGTGTAATTGATGGCAAAGAATATACCATTCAGAAGAATCCAAAAACAGATAAAAATAATCTGAAGAAATCTCATAAAGGACTTTGCTGTGTAGTAAAAGAAGAAAATAAATTCGTGTGTCATGATGGTTATGCAGAAGATACAATGCCAGAAGAAAATGAACTGAAACTCGTCTTTAAAGATGGAGAATTAGTAAAAGAACAGACTTTTGAAGAGATTCGTGAAAGACTAAATGGAGAAAATCATGATTGAAATTATCGAAGGAAATTTATTTGATACGGATGCAAAATTTATTTGTCATCAGGTAAATTGTATGGGAAAGATGGGATCTGGCGTGGCTTTGCAGGTCAGACAGCGATTTCCACATGTATACGAAGAATATAAAAAGGTAGCATCATCGGATATGCTGGGGAAAGTACAAATTGTACCAGTCAAGCCAAAATATATTGGATACGACTGTGGATCGATTGCAATTCCAAGTAATGAACAGTGGATTTGTAATTTCTTTGCACAAGATAACTATGGATATGACGGAAAACAATATACTTCTCTGGAAGCATTAGAAAAGTGTTTTAGAACTATGTGTTGGAAAGCACATGAAAGGAACAATAATTTTAGTGCAACAATTGCTATGCCATATAAGATCGGCTGTGATCGTGGTGGAGCAGATTGGGACGAAGTATATTCAATGATACAGAAGATTTTTAATGAACTTGATACTCATGTTGAACCGTGGAAATTAAATCAGTAAAGGAGAGGAGAATAGATATGTATACTTTTGATGCAAAAGAAACAAAAAATAAGATTGTCGAGTGGATTAAAATGTTCTTTGAGCAGAATGGGAAAGATTGTATTGCCACAGTAGGTCTTTCAGGGGGTAAAGATTCAAGCATTGTTGCGGCTCTCTGTGTGGAAGCTCTTGGAAAGAATAGAGTTTTAGGTGTGCTCATGCCAGACGGAGAACAGACAGATATTGAAGATGCCTATGAAGTTGCTAAACATTTAGGTATTGAATACTGTACTGTAGATATTCATCCAGCAATTCTTGCGCTAAAGCACGAAATCAGACCACAAATTGGTGATCATTGGTCAAAACAGACATCAATTAATCTGCCTCCTCGAATCAGAATGGCAACACTTTATGCAATTTCACAGAGTATGAATGGACGAGTTGCTAATACATGCAATCTTTCGGAAACACTCTTATCTTGGGAAACTCGCTGGGGCGATGCAGTAGGAGACTTTGCACCATTAAAGGATTTCACAGTACAGGAAGTAAAAGCTATTGGATATGAGACGATTCTACTGAAAAAGATGGTTGACAAAACGCCGTCAGACGGATTATGTGGATCTTCTGATGAAAGCGCTCTTGGATTTAAATATTCTGTATTCGATCGGTATGCAAGAACAGGTGAAATTGATGATGCTGCAGTAAAAGCTATTATCGATGCAAGGGTTGAAAAATACAGATTCAAGAGAAGACCAATTCCATATTTTGAAAGTGGTCTGAAATCATATTTAGACTGATTTGCATTCTAAAATAACCACAACAATTCACCATCATGAGCGTTCTACAATCAATTCTAACCTATTAAGAATATAAATTGTAGAACGCTTTTTATAAACGGATCACAGGAGAATAATCTTACATAGAAACATATAACTATTTACATAAAGAGAGGACAAAAACCAATGCCGATTAAAGATGTATTAGATGATATCGACTGCATGATCAACACACTTTGCCTTGCAAAACGGGAACTAGGCTATGCAGTAGTATATGAAAGTGAAAGAAACATTCTAAACGAAGATCAGTGGATCGGATTTATCAAAGATCATCAGCAGCCAAGCGGAACGATTATCAGAGAGGGATTAAAGCAGGTTAGCCGTATTTCTCGAAAACTGGCAGATGAAGTTGTGTACGGCAAAGAAAATGCTAATAAAATTTGTAGAGGAGATATGGATGAATAAGATCATCGAGGAAGATTTCGAATGTCTTGATAAACATATAACAAAAGCATTGACATTCGATAAAGACAATGTATATAAAATTTCGGACTTTATCGAACTGCTACAGAAAGCGATGGAGAAATATGGTGATAAAGAAATTGCTACACATGATATGAATTTTGACGTTATTTCAGGGATTTCATGGCCCTATATTTATTTTGATGAGACTGCAGGTGTCGATAATAATGGTATAATTTGTATTTTTGAATAGAGAGGAATGTAAATGAGCAGAATAATCAAAACATGGCGTGATCCATATGACGCAGGATTTTCAACATGTCGTAAAAAGCAGATTGAGATTCAACAAGGATTAACAGTCCTGGTTGGCTGTAACGGATCTGGCAAGACAACACTTCTACATAATATTAAATCTGAGCTTAAAAAAGAAGATATACCAGTATTTTATTATGATAATGAAAAAGACGGTGGGAATAATTCTATTAGTGAAAGTATATTTTATGGAAATCTTTCTTTTACGGCTACAGCATTGTGTTCTTCTGAAGGGGAAAATATTTCTTTAAATCTTTCTAAGATTGCATCAAAGTTAAGAAAATTTGTTGAAACTGGTGATAATGGAGATAGATTCAATGCGTTGGCAAAGACGCTCGCGTTAAAAGATGATAACGAAGAGAATAACGTATCGAACGAACGCTGGATTCTACTTGATGCAATGGACTCTGGCTATTCAATTGATAATGTAATTGAGATGAAGGATTTTTTTGATCTTGTTATTAAGGACGCAAAAGAATTTGGCATCGAATTATATATTATGATTTCTTCTAATGAATACGAACTTGCACACGAGAGTAAGTGTTTTGATGTTATGGAAGGAAAATATATTCAGTTTGCATCCTATGAAGATTATAAGAAATTTATCCTTCGTACCAGAGAAAAGAAAGATAAGAGAAAATATAGATAGAGGCGAAGGTTAGCAAGAAGATGGAAATTAGAGAACAGTATTTTGTATTACAAAATAAAGATGGAGAATTCTTGCATACAAGAAATGACTCTGTAGGAACGCTGTATTTCATGGATGAATTTAGAACATGTCATAAATTTAAAGATTCAAAGTCATTAAATCAATTTCTAAACAGCATCTATGGCAAATCAATGTTTCCGCAAGAGTTTGAAAATATTGTGGCTCGAAAAGTTGTTATAGCATTTGTTTAAGACAAGGAGGGTTTTATGATGGACATGTATAATAGTTTGCCTGGATATTTAAGGGACAAAAATATTGATATAGATCAATTCATGAAAATAGTTGGTGTTAATGAAGAAGCAATTGAGAGGTATATGAGAGGGGAAAAAATGTCACTGAATGACAAAACTAGAATAAATTGTGGCATTGAAGTTCTAAGTAAATACAAATTGTCATCCCCTCATTGGGTGCCAGATATCTTGGACGATGACAATTATATCTATTATTATTATACGCATAGAACTGAATTTAGAAAAGAAGTTGATGAATTTATGGAAAAATTTGATCGCTTATATTCTAAAGAATTGAGTTTGCCTTTAAACGAGAACAATTGGGGTAATAATTATTACAAAAAACATAAGTTCGATAAAAATTGCGAATGTGATACATGTAAATATTTTTGCAGATGTATGAAAACGGTAGAAAATCCTGCAAGATATCCAAACGGAAGTTGTGAACAAAAGCGTATCTTTGATCGTAAAGAAAGGGGATATAAACTTTGAATGTATATCTAGTAAGTATTAAGCGAAAAAGCTGGTGTCAGGATTACGCCATGGTTGTTGTAGCAGAAGATAAAATTCTTGAAAAATATGGCATTTTCCCGTTTTTGTGGAGAAAAAGAAAGGTTTGGTTGTGATAATAGCCATAGTTCTAAAGGTGTCTGGGATTGGGAGACTACTTGGTATGGAAAACATGATAAAAATAACAATAAATTTTCGTGGTTGAGATTTTGGGAGAAAAATACAATTTGGAAGTATAAAAAATTTGAATGTCATACATGCGGTGCTAAATGGGAATCTCCACCATATCCTAAAAATATTGGTGGATATGAGTCATGAATTTTACAAAAGATGATATTACAGAAGAATTCGAAAATAATTTGCTTGAATTATTTTTAGATAAATTATCTGAGACACCTTCAAAGATTTTAAATGATGAAGGAGACTTAATGTATACGAATTATGAAGCTTTAGAAGTTCTACAGAAAGTTTTTGAAATCATTATGCAAGAGGACGATTTTAAAATTATATCGAAAACATTAGGAGAATAATAAAATGCGACGGTTAATCAATTATATTCGATCCTGTTTTTGTAAGCATGAATGGGAATTAATATTCGATACCAATATTTATGGTTATGATTTTTGGGGAAGGCTAGAATCAATGCCAAGATATCATGAAAAAACATACCGTTGTAAGAAATGTGGTATGGAGAAAAAATATCAATCAAATTAAAGGAGAACAAGATTATGGCAGTATTAACAAATTTTGAAGAAGATGAACTGGTTGTAAATTGCAGTTGTGGTTGTGATGAAGGAGTTCATATTAAATTAGATCATGATACTGAAACTGATGACTATGCTTTTATGGTATTTACCAATGGTAATTTTTACAAAGAACAAGGTCATACATTTTCGACAAAGCTGAGAAAAATTTTGGCTGTTATCCGTAATAAAGATTTTTATTATGCAGATATCTGTATGAGTAAAGAGGATTTCCGAAGATTCAAAGAATGGGTCAACAAAGTAGCATAAAAAGGAGAACGATCATGCGTACAATAAATAATGGCTTTGAAATTGGAGAAGAATGTTGGACAACGTATAAAAAGAAAACGCAGTACATATGTCCTGTATGTGAAGGTAAAGGACATTTTACCTATAATGGATATGAAATTCAATGCAGAAATTGCAATGCTACTGGTAATATAGTTAATCAAAAACAGTCAGTTCTTGATGTATGTAAAGCTGTTGTCGATAGAATTGACGTAGCATTTTACAGTGATGGTTCGGATAAGATCAAATATAGAGTTCATGCACTGGGAGAAAATAGATACGATCTTCCAGTTCGTAATCGTTCAAAAAAGAATCTTTTCAAAACACGAGAAGAAGCCGAAGCATATTGTTTTAAAGAAAATACAAAAGAAATAAATATGCCAACTTAATATGAAAGAGGGACTAATGTATATGACAGTAGAAGAATTACAGCTGGAAGCATTTCGACAGATCAGGAGAAAAGTATCTGATATTACGGATGAATCATCAAATGATGAGATTGCTGGTTATGTCAAAGGTATTGTAAATCTGGAAAGAGAACTGTATAAAAGGATTGAAGAAGACAATAAACCAATGAATAGTGAGGACATAGTAAGATAAATGATGAATGTGTATTTGGTGAAAATTAAACAAACTGAATGGTGTCAAGATTATGCCATGGTAGTTATAGCAGAAGACGAAAAACATGCAGAAAGAAAAGCAAGATGGAGTTCTGATGATTTTCGAAAAGCTACGGACGTTGTGGTGCAGAAAATAAATTTAGATCAAGAACAGGTCGTATTGATTGCAAATACAGGAGCATAAATATGAGTACAAGCATGGAAAATTTAGAAGAATACGAAATACAAACATTGTTTGAATCATTGAGCAGAGTATTACGAAATCAGAATAAAATCCTTATGGATCTTGAGCAGAATGGATATAAGCCTCACCTTAATGAAACAAACATATTAAGCAATAGATGCTTTGGTATCGCTCAAAAGTATCAAAATTTTATCGAAAAAATAAATGAAGATGAAAATAGTACAGAAGACGACGAAAATAAAGAGCCTATGACAAACAAAGAAATTATTGATTATTTGGCATTAACTGGATTATACAAAAACACTGAAAGTGATATGTATTACGAAAAGAAAATGCTTGACGAAAATAAAACAGTTCCAATTAGAGATTTAGTAGAAAGATTTATTGATGTAGACAAGGAATTCACTGGAAAACCTTGGAACATCATGCAAATTCTAAAGAATATAGACATGGTTATTCCGTTGGAAGATCGAAAATAATCCGATAGAATGTTGTTTTCAACAGGAGGCAGAGATGGATAAATATTTGAGTGTGATTACAAACTTTGGCTGCCACTATGCGTGTCCATATTGTATTGTCAAGAATAATAATCTGCAGATTCCTAAAAGTACATTGGAAGGGATTGATTCCTTAGCAGATGAGATTAAGAGGAATAATTGCAATTGGGTTTCTTTGTCGGGTGGAGGAGATCCAATTTGGGATTATGAAAACCATAAAGATTGGTATAACAAATTTTTTGATATTGTTAACGCACTAAGGGTAAAAATCGAATTACATACAAGTATTCCTAATTTAAGCAATGTTCCATATGATCACTTCGACAGAGTAGTGTATCATCTGCATAGTCTCAAACAGCTCCATTCCATCAAAAGAATCGGCAATGAAATTATTAGAGTTGTCTTCGTAGTAACGAAAGATTTTACAGAAGATCTAATCAATAAAATTGCTGTTTACTGTTATAATTCAGATAATATTGACGAGTTAAGCTTTCGCCAGATGGTAGATAATCATTATCAGGAGACAGATTACTGCAGAAATTATCTGAGATCGGGACATCAGAAATTATGGTGGTATATTGAACAGAACGACTACAATCTTTATTATTGTGAAAATAAAGTATATACAGAATATAGAAAAATTGGAGAAACAGTATGAGAGTAATATTAACAGGACATAGACCTAAAAGACTTGGACTCCCAGAAAACGAAGCGGATGATGCTTGGGAAAAGATTGAAGAATGGATTGTAAAACAGCTCTTTAAAATGAATGAAGTTTGTTATTTGGAGAGAGAGAATTTAGATATCTATTGTGGTATGGCTTCAGGAAGCGATTTTGCATTTGGAACAGTAGCTATGTTAGTAAAGGTGTACGAAATCATTCCGTTGCGATTGCATTGTGTTCTACCATGTAAAGATTATAATTCGTCACATGCATTATATGATGACATGAAAAAATATGCAGACGAATGGATTGAATTATCCGATGAATTTTACAAAGGTTGCGACAATGCAAGAGATCAATATATGGTTGACCACTGTGATGTATTGTTGGCAATTTGGGATGGTAAAAAATCTGGTGGTGTATGGTCTACGATTCGCAAAGCGCAAAAGGCTGGTAAACAGATTGTGTATTGTCCTAAAGAAGTATTAGAGAAAGACTCATCTAATAGTAGCCTGGTTTGTCGTGTAAACGTAAATAAGGAGAATGATATGTCAACAGGATTTAATTGGTTCAAATCATATAAAATACATATCCATAAAGGAACCACGATGTTTGACTATGATGATTCAGACATCGAATATATTGGTGGAGGCAGCACATCACATTCTGGATATAATATTGGCTTGGTACAAGATTTGATCGAAAAATATAGTGGAAAGAGAATACCTGCTATACAAGGAGAATGGCTCGAATCAGAAGATCAGGACTTACATTTGATTGATCCAAAAGAAATGACTGAGATTTGCCAGAGAATTTTAGATGGAAGCGAGATAGATAAGGTTAATATGAGATTTCGCATTGAATGGTTTAAAAAGCTATCTGATCAAGGATACTATTTATCTTATGACTATGCGTATTAATTTGAGGAAGGATACAGCGTGGAAATCAAAGAAGAAAAAGTTACTCAAACAATCAAGACTTATACTTTTACAGAAGACGAATATCACGAACTAATTTATAACCAGAGAAAATATGGGTACAACAAAGCATTAGAATATATTGGATTCTGTGTAGGAAACTATAAATACAAGGTTAGTACTCTTGGAGGAATAGCACAATTCATTGAAGATTTATTGGATTATCTCAAGAATGGATACAGGATGAATAATATGTATGATTTAAGTTTTAACGAATGGATTAAAAAGAATAAAGAGTAAAAGATAAAAATCCTTCACTCGTAAGAGTGAAATATATTATCTACTACTTATATATTATTTACTACTTATACTGTTAAAACGGGTGCAGCTGATGTACTCTTTTTTACCAGTTTTCAGAAAACGGTACTTTAGAATGTACACGCTTTTACCATGGAAAAAGTAGTAACGGAACGACAGAACAAAAGAACGAAGGAGAGACGAAGCGAATAAAAAGATTGCAGAATCTCTTACTCCAGAGCTTATCGAAAAGCAGAAGATTGAAAAGTGGAGCGGCGATGTTCCGCAGGTACAGGGAAGTAATACTCCTATCGTAAGTATTGGAGAATAATATTTTGTCATCCGTGGTGTCATAGCTACGGGTGACATTTATAAAAAATAAAGGAGAAAATACATATGAAGAAAAAATTAGTAGCAGGAATTCTAATGGCAGCACTTACGGTATCATGTCTTACTGGATATGAAGGGTTGAATAGCGAAGTAAACGATCTCAATGGGTCTATTACGGGTAATACATATAATGCTTCATTTTATACGAATGAAGGTGAAAAGTTCATGGATATGAGTGGACAGAAAATTGACCTGGATTCCAATATTGTAGAAGAAGAAACGTATTCAGATGGCAGTTGGGGTTATACGAAAAAATTGTCCAGCGTAGTTACGGTCACAATTGATGGCAAGGAAGTGGAAAACTGCGGTACTACAATGATCTTTGCAGAAAAAGGACTAAATCCTGATGTGGATTTTCAAAGTCCAGAAGTAATTAATAGTAAAACTGATGGTAGTCTTGGAGAGAATGTTATTATTGCAAGCGTTGTCAATAGATTTAAGAATTATTTTGGTAAGGCTCGTGTAGTCGTCATCCAGTCTCAGCTTGGTGATCCAATCTGTGCTTATTCTGGCGATAGTGTGTATTATGAGGTATGCGAAGATCTGCCGAAAACGACAAAATTAATGATTGACGGAAAAGCACTTTATATTCATAGAGCTAACTTTCAGATTATTGACAAAGAATTATTGAATTGAGGGAGAACATAATATGGATAAATCAGTATTAATAATGGATACACCTAAAACATGTTTAGACTGTATGTTTTGTTTCGAATTAGATGAAGGAATTGAAGCTTGCTGTTCTGTGACAGCAGACGAGGAAGATAAAAGTTTATGTAAAGAAATTATCTGTGAAAATGGGTATTGTAACAATAAACCAGAATGGTGTCCATTAAAGGAACTACCAAAAGAAGAAAACGGAGATGAAGATCTTTGTAGTTTCGATCGTGGTTGGACAGCAGGTTTTAATACATGTCTGCAAAGAATTAATGGAGAAAAGTAATGTATAGATATATTGCAGATTTACACATAGGATGTACGAATTCTTTTGAGCATCGTACATTGGAGCATGATGAGATTCTTGTGAAGAATTGGAATTCTGTTGTCAATAATAATGATACAACATTCATTTTAGGAGATATTGGTAGATGTGGCAATAATAAAGATAATGAATATTTATGTTCTGTCATTTCAAGACTCAAATCTAAAAAAATTTTAGTGGTCGGAAATCATGATGAGTCAGGATTGAAAGATTATAGGGTAAAACAGTTATTTGAAACTGTGGTTGATTATTTTGAACTTACTGATAATTACAATGGTATTAATCAAAAACTTGTGCTTTCTCATTATCCTATCTTCTCGTGGAATGGTTGTTATAAAGATACAGTTCTTCTTTATGGTCATACACATGGTAATTTCGATGACACTATCTATCAGGATTCTCTGGAAAAACTCAGATATAAAGTAAGACAATTAAATATAGAGAATAAAGAAGTGAAGAAATTCAAAAACCTTCCTTATGCTTATAACGTTGGTGCAATGATGGGTTGGATCAATTATTGCCCTAGAACATGGGAAGAAATTAAAAAAGATCAAATATTTGTAAGAAAGGTTGAAGGGCGAAATGAATAAAGTATATATTGTTACATCTGGAACGTATTCAGATTACGCAATTGAAGAAGTGTTTGACAATCGTGAAGATGCAGAAAGATATATTTGTTTACACGACAATGACGGTTGTTTGGATATGCGTGTAGAAGAATATGATATTTACAAAAATGCAGAATTAAAAAATGTAAAAGTTCATTACGGTATTTATTTTATTATGCGTGAAAATGGAATCAAATTTTTTGATATTGTATACGACAACAAACCTATTAAAACAAATATTAATAGATCTAAACATAACTATTTAAAAAGTTACGATGGTACATTGCCGTTATCCAATAGAAATATTTTTAAAGATAAAGATGTTGTAAAGAAAATCGTATATGATGCGGTCGCAAAATTTGAAGCTGAAGAAGCTGGAATCTGTTAGAAGAATTATGCTTGAGAGATTAAATAAGATTATAGAATCAAAACCATTTAAGAATGCAGCTAGAAAAACGGGCAATGTGGTCAAAATAACATTATCAGTATATTTTATTCCTATTATTATATCTGTTGCGCTGATTCCAGTGATACATAAATGGTTCTTTATCTTAGCGATTGTTATGTTATTTTCAACGTATTCATTTTCTAAATGGTTAATTAAGTTACTAGAAGAGGGGGGGAGATTATAATGTTCTATTCAGTTAATGTTTATTTTGATGGAGAATAAAATATGGTAGTTAGTTTTAGCAGAAACATCTTTTTTGAAGTTGTATTGCAGAATTGAAAATAAAATCATAAACATAGACGGTAAAAGATGGAGAAATGGCAGACATAAATGTAGATGTCATGTATGCGGCAAAGTTTTGGATTCTAAGAAAGATAAGTATAGTCCAAAAGAATGCGGTTGGATGAGATTAAAAGACAGGAAAATTTACGATCCATGGATTTGTCATTCATGTTTGGAACATTATAAACATGGTAAATGGAATGTTTTAGATAATTATAGTAATGCAGGTGTGTATTGTTCTGAATGCGGAAAGAAAGTGTACAGGTCTGATTATGCGAATCAGAAAGTAAAATCAAACTTCTGTCCGAACTGTGGAGCGAAAATGGATGTGAATTGATTGGAGGAATAACGATGGAGAACAAGACATTGACGGATATCTATCTGATTTGTAAGGGTTGGTATAACAAGAGTCTACATAAAAACGAACTAGAAGCAATGAATTCATATTATCATAAACACTATGGATGCGATGATATTACAGTTGACGTACCGTTTGCACTTCATTTGTTTCTTTATCCTTTAACATTAGAAATTATAAAAAGAGATCCTGATAAAGCAAAATTTCTTTTTATGGACGTGACATTCGGAGAAAATAATCAATTATTTGTTAATGTCATGTATAGGCGAATTATACATATGATTATTCAATGTACCATTGGAACATTCAATCTGTCAGAATACGAAGAAATGTTTGACGCAGCAAAAGAGTGTAATTATGAAGATGAAACACTTGGGATTATATAATGAAAGCGATATTTCATTCGAAAAACATAACTATATATAGTAGATATAAGAGAATTGTATGCTAGATATAGCGTAGTTTATGGAGAATAAATATTATGGATAATTTAAGACGAGAAATTAAGAAGCAAGTTGAATATTGCTTAAATTTTAACAGATACAAGGCAGGATTTTTTGTTTCGGATGCGTCAAAGATTAGCAAGATAAAAGAAATCTTAGATGAAATAAATAAAATAGTTGGAAAACTGTATGTCATCAAATCAAAAAAGAATGAGTTATTTGTGGAATTTTTAAATGGTAGTAGTATGAGAGTATTTGAACCTTCTGATAATTGTCGAGGATACAAATTCAATGGTTGTCTCATAGATGAAAATATAGCACAAGATGTAAAAGATTGTATTATACATCCTATTATTATGCCTAGATTGATTAAATTTGATGATGGTCGTATTGAGTTTGAAGATTGGTCTGAGGTAAAGGAACGTATTGTTACAGTAAAAATATAGGAGAATAAATAGATGGCAGTATACGAATTACGCCAACATGACATAATTTCTTGCAGACCTCCACAACCACACAAACAAAAGTATAAGATTGGAAAATATATTTCTGTTGACGAATTAGCTGAAGTAATGTTTGGCTCACCTGCTTTGAGATTAGCAAGAGATAAAAATAGAGATAAAATGCTTCGAGTTATTGAAATAAAATATGTAAAATTCCCGTGGTGGAAGTTTTGGAAGAGAAGAAAATATGTTGCTGCATATTATTTAGAAATTATGTGAGGGGCAAATAAATGTCAGATTATTACAAAGATAAGGAAGATAGATATGAACAAACGACAGAAAAAGAAGTTTATCAAGAAGAACATGATTAAGCTGAGAAAGATTCATCCAGATAAAGGTGATGTAGTTGTTCTTCAGTTCGATCCTGGAAATGAATATATAGATCTTGATACTATTTTTAAGTTTTACAGAGCATGGAAAGATACTTTCGATTACTGTGGTACTGCTATTGTTCCATGCAATGTAAAAGTTTTAGACAAAGAATCAGCTCAGAAATATTGTGATGCTTTGCAGGAAGTAATTAATGAGATGGATTATTGTCGACAATACAAATATAGGAGATAAGCTATGATCAAAATTATTGAAAAAGGAACAAAGCATAAAATACGTTGTAAGGATTGCGGATGTTTATTTTATTTTGACGATGAAGATGTGAATATTCGTACTGGATTTGGTATATGCGGAACGGAAGTATGTAAGAAATCTTATGGAATTATTGTTTGCCCACAATGCGAAAATGAAATTGTGTTGAATAACAACAATTAATATATAAAAGTTTTGTTTCATTTGGAGGATAAAAAATAAATAATGACTACAAAAGAAAAAGAACTTAAAGAGGAATACGAAAAATTCATACTAACAAAAGAAGGTAAGGAATGGATAAATCATTGGCAGAAGATAATTGGTTCTGATACTGGCGGAGAATTTGGAGATTATTTATATGATTTCTATCCTGAAATGATTTCTTAGGAAGGAGAATATTATGAAGAAAACAAAAATTATTAGTGCATTTCCTGCTTGTGGCAAGACATATGCTTTTGAAAAACTTAATGAGAATGGATATAAGATTCTCGATAGCGATAGCAGTCAGTTCAGTTGGATGGCTGTTGTTGATGAAGCATATGAAATGAAGAATCGTGGGAAAAAGAATTACAAAGAAAGGTATATAAAGGTTCGTAATCCAGAATTTCCAAGTAATTATATTCAGCACATTAAAGAGAATATTGGAAAAGCTGATTATATTTTCGTAAGCAGCCACAAAGAAGTAAGAGATGCTCTGATTGAAAATGGAATCTATTTCACATTGGTTTATCCAGATAGAAGTATGAAAGCAGAGTGGATTGGAAGATGTTTCTTGCGTGGAAGTGGTGAAAAATTCTGTCAGCTCATTGCAGATAATTGGGATAATTGGATTGATGAGATGGAAGAAGTTGAATGCAACAGGTGGGTTCTTGGAGATAAAGAATCAATTGACAGATATTATTACATTGGCGAATTGGTAGAGAATAAATTGATTTGACGCGATGTGAAGATTATGTATCAAAATTGTTGTAAAAAGTGTGGAAGTACATCTTTGCATACGGAAGTAAAAGGTAATAACACAGGGTTATATTGTGATGTTTGTGGAGCATGGATAAAATGGCTTGGAAAAGATGAATTAAGAGCGTTTGAATATTCACAGAAATCACAATTACCAAAAACAAGTTGTGATATTCCGATGCCGAAAGTCGTAGAATGTAGCTTACCAAAAACAATTGCAAGAATTAAATTATGTGGCGGAGCAATGACTTTTGATATTACAGAGTATACGTCATGGAAGAAACCGACCGAAGAACAGATTAAGAATCTGCATGATTTGTTGTGTATTGATGTTGAAATTTTTTGAAGATGGAGAATAAGTATTATGCATGGAAAGATGGTGATGAGTAGATGGAAATATTAGCAAACACAGAATATCAAGATGTTTATAGAATCACAGATGGTGTGCTGCTTATTGTAAATAAATTCTTATACAAGGATTATTCTAAGAAAACAAATCGTATTGTGGAAGTCAATAATACAGGAAGAGACAATTGTAAAACATACAATAAAGGATGTCGGTCTTGTCTGAAAGAGTTAAAAAGAGATTATCTTGATACATACGCAACAGTAACAATTCCTAAAGGTACAGTTCTGTATCATGGTTATCCAATAGAACCTACAATTAAACCAGAGAATTATAGGTATCAAATTAAAACAACTGGTGCCATGATGAGTGGAGATTTCACAGATATGACGTCTTATTTAGAAATGATTGCTGAAATTATGAAACAACATAACGGAGAAGAATAAGTTTGAAAAATATAACAATTGGTTTAATGTGGATTGCCATATCCGCAGCAGTAATTGCTGGAATTGTGACAATGCATGATATGAAATGTTTGTGGGCGTTTGCGCTTCCTACAGTTGTGACACTTGATTTATTAGAGTAAGAAGGTGACTAATGAAAAGTAATATTTATATTCCAAAACGACTTAATGTCGGATACCAGAACAGAGAAGACACATATACAGGGAAAATTGCGTATGTTATTTATTATGATGAAAAAGGAAAACTAAGAAAAGAAACATCCTGGAATAATTGGCGAGATGAGGAAATCGCTAATACAGAATTTGATAATGTTCCGACAGAAGGGTTTGTACTCAATAAACCTGCTGGCGGTAGAGAATATTCCAATGAATGGGATGTTCGTAAATCGTACTGCAGAGTTTATGATCCTAGAGATTTTGAGTTTGAGATTACGATCGAGAATTTACTATATATTCTGGCTAATTGTTCATGTGTTAAAGGAAAAGGACTTGAAGGAAAATTTGTATATGGTTGGGACGGGAAAGAACTGATTCTTATGCCGGTTGATTCACCTGACTATAAAGAAATTTCTGCGTTTAGTGATAAGATAAATGATAAACAAGACATTAAAGCAAAAGATTTGGTTGTTGGTGCTACATATTTGACAAAAGATAATGAAGAATGGATCTATATGGGTAAATACGATACGTATGATAACTATTGTTATACAAGAGATGATATCGAAGAAACCTTCACTACATACAAAGCGCTTCGTGAATGGTGTCAAAAACAGGGGATAACATATGATTCTAATTATTCATACCGTGAGTATGAATATAAATACACAACTGGATATGTTGGAAAACAATTTTGGTTTTATACTGGTGATTCACATTATCGTCAATTTATGCATCAAAAATCATTTCCTAAGAATAAAATTGTTTGCTGCAGTGATGATACATGTAGCGAAAAATATGCTGACTTATTTTATGAGATGGAAGGGGATCACAGATACTCTCCTTATGATCCATCAAAGGATGAATACAAATCATGGGATATTGATGATTTTAAACATGAAGTAGAAACACAATGTTGGTTTAAATTCATAAGCAAATGTAAAGGTGAATATAACACTTTTGAACTTCATCATGAGGGGCCAGGGAAATATACTATTACAGAAGAATATATTGATGAAAAAAACACATATTTCAAGAGATCAGATTTATTTCCATGTGAAGAGACGTCTTATTATGAGAAACGAATGATTCCTGTTACTTTGGAAGAAATTTATGAAAAGATGCATCCAGAATATATCAAAATGTATTTAAAAAATGGAAGAGAATATGAAACGAGAGGTACACTATATGCGTAAAAATGATGATAGAATTTTAGAATTAAAAAAACAGGTAGAAGATAAAAAGAAAGAAATCGCAAGTAAGAAGACACGATTTGCGCCAATGACAAATTGTATTCTTGAGATGGATGGATTAACATTAAATCTTAATGTTCTGTCAGAAAGTGCATTGTTTTTCTTGATGGTAAGATTAAACTCTTATCGTATGTCTGCAGCAGATCTTGGTTTAGATAAATTTGAAATTTCTGGATATGATCTGAACGATTGGATTACAGATGTGAAAGCAAGATTAGAGGTTATTGCAACTAAGAGGGAAGAGAATAATCTCAAAGCAATGGAAACAAAATTGGACAAGCTTTTATCCGAAGATAAAAAAACGGAGTTGGAGCTGGATTCCATTGCCGAGCTATTAAAGTAGGTGATATAAATGACGATTGAAGAAATCAAAAAGAAGATTGCTGGAGAAGAGTATGATTTTCTGAGGACGGACAAACATTTAGAAAATAGAATTATTCTTCTTGGATTAGGTGGTAGCTATTCATATGGCACTAATGTAGAAACCAGCGACCTAGACGTGCGCGGAATTGCACTAAATACTAAAGCAGAAATTTTGACGAACGAGCGATTTGAACAGTTTGAAAATAAGCAGACAGATACGACAATCTACGGGTTTAATAAGATTATCAAGCTGTTATCAAATTGTAACCCAAACACTATCGAGCTGCTGGGTTTAAATCTAGAACATTATTTATATGTCAGCTCGATTGGATACGAGCTATTAGATAATTCACATTTATTTCTTTCTAAAAAAGCAGCATATAGCTTCCAAGGATTTATTCGATCACAAGCGCGAAGAATCGACAACAAAGCAGTTCGTACAGTCGATCAGGAACATCGAGAAAATCATGTCTTAAATAGTATCTATAATGCAATGACATCATTCCCAGAAAAATATTTTAGATATTCAGAAGATAGCATCAAACTATATCTCGATGACGCTACCCAAGAAGATATGGATAAGGAAATTTTCATGGATGTCAACCTGAAACATTATCCATTACGAGATTACCAGGCGATGTGGGCTGAAATGCATAGTATCGTAAAAGACTATGCGAAGCTTAGTATAACGAATAGGCAGGCTGTACCTTCGAATAAATTGAATAAACACATGATGCATTTAGTGCGGTTATATTATATGTGTTTTGACATTCTGGAGAATGAAAAAGTAGTTACCTATCGAGAAAAAGAACATGACCTGTTAATGAATATTCGTAATGGAGAATACTTAGATAGCAGTAATCAACCAATCCCAGAATTCTTTGAGATGGTTGATGTGCTGGATAAAAGGCTTGAGTACGATAAGGAAAATACTTCTTTGCCAGAAAGACCTAACTATGACAAAATCAATGAATTTGTGATGAGTGTAAATGAAAGAGTTGTAAAGGATGAAATTTGATAGGTGGTGATTATTGTGGATAAAAATGGTTGGATTTCGTTAAAAGAAAGATATCCTGACATGACAGAGATTTCATATTCAGCATATTCAAGACATTATAGGTCTGATAAAGTATTGGTTTATACAAAAAATGGTAATTATTTCATTGCTGAGTGTTGGAAAGAAGAAGCGTTCAAATGGCCTGATGAATATATTTGGTATTCCTATGGGACAGGTGGACGAAGAATGGCTGTAAGAAATAAAGTTGTTGCATGGATGTCATTGCCTGAAAAGTATGATGGAGAATAAAATGTTGTGCTGTGATTGTCCTTATGGATATGAAGATTATGTGAGATTATCTGAAAACTTTACTGATTTGTCTCAAGAAGAAATCTATCTATTAATTTGGTGTGATAAGATTGGTGGAAAAGTAGGATATATGGGATGCTGCGAAGAATCTTCTCGAATTGGAAATGTTGTTAAAACTGAATTAAACAAAAAGAGAAGAAATAAACGTGAGCGATATTTAAAACATCAAAATAATCTTAAGCACCTATATAAAATTGCTGGTGGTTATTATCCTGCGCCAGTTGGATATATGGATGAAATTTGGATTAATGGACATGGCTATGTTCAGAACACTAAGCCATATTATAAAAGATTGTATCGTGGAAAACGTAGCAAGTATTTTAAGCGGCAATCAAATAGAAAGATTCGTAGATATAAGGGCGATTTACATAAAGGTAATATGGCTCATAAATTATATGATTTCTGGTGGGAATTATGTTAATGAGGAACTAGCGATTTAGTTGTAGAACTTGTTAATGGACTTGCAATTATTGGAGTCTGGATAAGAGAAAAATTAATGATATATAAATAGAAAGGACAAAATAGAAAAGTTCCTATAGGATAAAGTGCGCACTACTTACTAATGGTAAGAGGGACTTGGAGAATAAGGAAAGAGCATTAGCCCATATTGAAAAAATTGAATGGGTAAAACCAATTGAAGGAGCAAATAATATTGAACTCATTGGAGTGTTAGGATGGGTTTGTGTAGCAAAGAAAGGTGAGTTTCAGACTGGTGATTTAGCAGTTTATATTGAAATTGATAGCAAGTGTCCTGAAAATGATGAACGTTTCGAGTTTCTGGCAAACAAGAAATATAAAGTCAAGACGATGAAACTTGGAAAGTTTAAAGTAATTAGTCAAGGATTAGCACTTCCATTATCTCTATTTCCAGAACTAGATGGAAAAAATATTGGTGATGATGTCAGCAAAGATCTAAAAATTACATATTCTTCTGAAGAAGATGTCAAACGAAAAAGCAATTCTATTGATCCCAATGCAAAATTCAAATCTATGGCAGCTCGTCATAAAAATCTTGCAAAGAAAAAATGGTTTAGATGGTTAATGAAACGTGAGTGGGGGAAGAAATTATTATTCTTCTTTCTTGGAAAGAAACGTGATAATCAAAAGGAGTTTCCAAAATGGATTGTTAAAACCGACGAAACGAGAATTGAAAATGCTCCTTTTTACTTGCAGAATAAAAATCCATGGATTAAGACAGAAAAATTAGATGGTACTTCCTGTACATTCGCTATAGATCGGCAGAAGAAAGGTAAGGATAAATTCGAATTTATTGTTTGTAGCAGAAATGTCAGACAAGCAGATAAAAATCAGGAATGCTATCACGACTCTAATATTTATTGGGAGCTTGCTGATAAATACGGTATTGAAAGCGTATTAACAAAATTGGCAATTGAGAATAATTATGATCGAGTTGTGCTACAGGGTGAAGGAGTCGGAGACGTACAGGGTAATCCATATAAATTTAAAGAGAATAGGTTATATGTATTTAATCTTATTATTGAAGGTAATCGTGTAGGGACGAAAGAGATGGCAGATTTTTGTGATGGTAATAATCTGTTACATGTGCCGATTATTTCTACAGAATATTATTTACCTAAAACAATGGAAGAAATGAAACTCGAAGCTGATGGATATAGTGAGATTAATCCAAAAGTTCGAAGAGAAGGATACGTCTATAGATCTCAGGACGGACAGCAGAGTTTTAAAAATGTCAGTCGAGAATATTTATTAAAACACAATGGATAGGAGAATTGGATGAATAGACCTACGCTTTGGGTTATGTGCGGGCTGAGTGGAAGCGGAAAATCTACCATTGCCAAGCAATTAGCACAGGAACATGAAAATACAGTTATCGTATCATCAGATTCGGTCAGAGAAGAATTAACTGGCGATTATGAAAATCAGGATCACAATGAAGAAGTATTTCAAATATTTCACAAAAAAATTCGTGAGAACTTAGAGAATAATAAAAATGTAATTGCTGATGCAACCAATATTACGATGAAAAGTCGTAGAGCGATTTTGCAAAATATAGGGAAGTTAGATGTTGAAAAAATTTGTTATATTATTCCAAAACATATCTTAATATGTAGAGAAGATAATAAACATAGAAAACATTCTGTCCCAGAATTTGTGTTAGATAATCAAATTAGAAGATTTCAAATTCCATTCAAAAAAGAAGGATTCAATAAAATTATAATTGAAAATCTTCATTATAGGGCAAATATGATCAACGTAATTAATTTTATGAATGAATTTGATCAAAAGACACCATATCATAATAAAACATTAGGCGGACATTGCGATTATACTATGCGGTTATTTAAAAAATATAATTATCCAGAATATTTTGGATTAGCTGCCTTTTACCATGACGTTGGAAAATTATATACACAAAGCTTTGATGAAAATGGGGTTGCTCATTACTTTGGTCATGCTGAATATTCTGCGTATTTAATCTTATCAGAGCTACATGATACATTTTATGATTTATCTAGCGACGAATTTCTGGATATGTGTTTTCTAGTTAATTACCACATGATGCCATTTGGTTGGAATACAGAGAAAGCAAAACACAGATGGAAAGAACGTTTTGGAGAATATAAATATCAGATGTTATTAGACTTCCATGAATGTGACATTGCTCGATAGAGAATAAAAATTAAGATGACTGAGATAGTCATTATTATTTTTGGACTATCTTTGTTATAGATATTCTAAAACAAATAGAAAAGGAGTGTAAAATTGAAAGGACTAACAAACGAACAAGTAAAAATGAGTCGGGAAAAATATGGCTCAAACAAACTACCAGAACCAAAGCTTAAGAAATGGTATGAATTTGCGATTGAAGCATTAACTGAAAAAATCACACTAATTCTTATCACAATTGCAGTCTTACAGTTGGTACTTGGATTTATGGGTGTAATGGATATGACAGATCCTATTATGATCTTAATTGTTCTTGGAATTGTAACTGCAATTGCTGTAAAGACAGGGCTTGGTGTTCAGAAATCTGCAACAGAATTAAGAGCTAAGACATCAACTAGATACTGTAGTGTTATCCGCAATGGTAAAGTACAGACAATTAATAAAAATGATCTAGTTGTAGGCGATGTAGTTTGTATTGAATCAGGACAGGAAATTTTCGCAGATGGTTATATTGTGGAAGGAAAAGTATCCGTTAGTAACGCTGCTATTAATGGAGAAAGCAAAGAGTGTAAGAAAACGCCGGTAAATGGATATGTGCCAAAAGAATCCACATCAACAGATGACTTTACAAATCAGAATTGTTTATTCGCTGGTACATCAGTATTATCTGGTGAAGGAAAAATGATTGTCACTGAAGTTGGTATTAATACAATTAATGGCGACACGCTTGTGAAAATGCAGACACTTGAACCACCAAAAACCGCACTTCAGATCGCAATCGACAGATTGTGTGGTGTCATTTCTACATACGGTACGCTTACTGCAGGTTTTACGTTTATTGTGCTATTAATAACTGGAATCACAGAAGTTGGGTTTAGAGAATACTTTGGTGATGGCATTTTGGATACGATTCAGAAAATTGCACAGGCATTTTCAGTAGCCTTAACGATTGTTGTAGCAGCAGTTCCAGAAGGTCTTCCGTTAATCATTAATATTGTGACAAAACAGAATGTCAAGACAATGGAACGATTTAATATTCTTGCTAAAAATCCAAACAAGATTCCAGAACTTGCATATGTAGATCTAATTTGCACCGATAAAACAGGAACTCTTACAACAGGAGTTATGACACCTACGACTGTTATTGATGGATATGGCAATGAAGTTGATCATGATACTAATCTTTGGGATTGCATCAAACAAAATATCTGTTTGAACAATAGTGCCACATATGATGTAGAGAATAATATCACAGGCGGAAACTCTATTGACAGAGCAATCTTAAAATACGTTGATTTTACTGAGTTTTTTGACATTCAGAAAAACAACAAAATTATTATGAAACAGGTATTTCAAAGTGAATATAAGTACTCTTCCTGTACGTCTGAGAGCGGAATTTCCTATTATAAAGGTGCGCCAGAGAAACTTATCGAACATTGTTCTAAAATGCTAATTTCAGAGCCTGTAGCGTTTAATAAACAAGATAAAGAGAGACTTTTAAATGTTATCAAATCAATGACGAAAAAATCCATGCGCTGTATCGCATTGGCGATGGCGAATGGGAACATTGTTGAGAATACATTACCAGATGATATGGTATTTCTAGGAATTATTGGCGTCGTTGATCCAGTAAGAAAAGAAGTTCCACAGGCTGTACAGATTGCGCATGAAGCAGGTATTCAAGTTATTGAAATTACTGGTGATTGCCATGAGACTGCAGTAGCAGTAGCGACAGAAGCTTGTATTTATAAAGAAGGGGATCTTGCTCTTACAAATGCACAGTTCGAGGCAATGTCTGATGATGAAATTAAGAAGATTATTCCAACTCTTAGAGTTATTTCCAGATGCTCTCCTAATACAAAACTTAGACTTGTAAGTCTTGCACAGGAGCTTGGTAGATCTGTTGGAATGACGGGAGATGGGACAAATGATTCTCCTGCTTTAAAGAAAGCGGATGTAGGCTTTGGCATGGAAGCTGGAACAGATGTTGCAAAAGAAGCATCCGATATTATTCTAACAGACAATAACTTCGCAAGTATTATTAAAGGCGTGGAACTTGGTAGAACATTTATGCACGATATCATGATGTTTTTGGAGTTTCAGTTGCCAATCAACTTTTCACTTCTGGTTTTAAGTATTCTATTTCCTATTTTATCTGGCGGAGCATTACTAGCTTCCGTTCAGATTCTGATTATCAATATTATCATGGATTCACTTAATTCATTGTCATTTGGCGGGGAACCTCCGAAAGCTGAATATATGACAGAGAATCCAATTAAGAAGGGTTCTGGATTGTTTATTCGAGGTGCAAAGAAACGAATTACTATTAGCACAGTAACATTTATTGTACTATATGGAATTCTTATGTTTTCACCAGTATCAAAATTATTTACAACAGATGTCGAAGCTATGACTGCAAGATTTGCAATGCTTTGCATCATGTCTGTATGCAATGGATTTGGTATTCGTACAGAACATATTAATTTGCTCAATGGACTGAAAAACAATAAAACATTTGTATATATTGCAGCAGGTATTGTACTTGGAACTATTGCTTTATGTAATGCACTCGGCGGACTTATCCAGGCAACAGCAATGAATATGAGTCAGTGGATCGCAATCATTGGACTATCACTCACTGTAATCGTGGTTGATGTTATTCGAAAATTATTTATCAAAGGAGAGAATAAAAATCATGGGACTATTTGACAAACTTTTTGGAAAAAAGACTACAACAACAAATACTATGGCGGATAATACATCCGCTGTGGTACATGAAGAAAATACAGCGCAGCAAGTTGTAATTGATATGTCTAAGTCAGCAGAAAATTTAAATAATGTGCTAATTAATATGTCGAAATCAAGCAAAATTGATATGACCAAGCATCAAGCAAGGGTTGCGCTCGCTATGGACTACTCTGGAAGTATGAGTAATCTTTTTAGAAACGGATCTGTACAAGATGTAATTACAAGACTTTTGCCAATCGCTCTTAAATTTGATGATAATGGGGAGTTAGAATCTTGGCTATTTTCAAATGATTTTGATTCTTTGAAACCAGTGACAATTGATAATTATAAGAACTATGTTCGAAAAATTATGATGAATTCTCATATGAGTATGGGTGGAACTAATTACGCTCCAGTCTTGAAAGATATTGTTTCCTATTATAAGGATATTGAGCCAAGTACAATTCCAGCATTTATCATTTTTATTACAGATGGTGAAAATTGGGATACAGACGAAACAAATAAAATTGTGAAAGAGCTTTCTAATTACAATATGTTTGTACAGTTTGTTGGAATTGGCAATGAAAGCTTTAGTTATCTAAAATCTCTAGATAATATGAAGAGTAGAAAATGCGATAATACCGGATTTACTGCAGTAGAAGACATGAACAAAATGACAGATGAAGAATTATATACAGAACTTCTAAGACAATATAAAGACTGGTTAAATAATAAATAATAGTAAAAAAGGAGAATACATAATTATGGCAAACGTAATTAATATGAGCAAAAATCAGAAAATTAGTATGACAAAAGAAGATGGAACTGCAATCAAAAACTTTTTCATTGGTGTGAATTGGGATCAGAATCGTTATGCAGGTGAATCAGATATTGATTTTGATATTAACGGATTTCTTACAAACTCAGATCGAAAAGTAGCTTATCCAAAAGATATTGTAAACTATAATACATATGGTGATGGTAGTGGATATCCGTGGGTAGAATATTCTGGAGACAATCTTACGGGTGACGATTCTCAGGGAATTACTTTTGATGGACATCATTATGATGAATATTTTATTGTTCATGCAGATACATTTCCGTCAGACAGAACAGACTTCACAATTTGCCTTACTATTTTCAGAGCTGTACAGAGACTACAGAATTTTGGAATGGTTAATAATGCAACTATGATGATCTGTGATTATGACAATCCGACAACAAAGTGGGAATATGATCTTTCTGAAAATGAGAATTTTGAAAAACTCAATGCCGTTGAGATGGGTAGACTTTATAAATACGGTGATGGATTCAAATTCCAGGCTCTTGGATCAGGATATATGGGAGGCATGACAGAGCTATTTAAAAACTTTGGACTTGATATTGACGAAGGTAGGGATTAACTATGACAGTATTGATTATCGTAATTCTTGTAGTCGCGGTTATTGTGTTTTTTACAACAACTAAAACAGGCAAGAGACTAAAAATGAGAGCATCTGGGACTGTCGACGAGATGATTAGCAATGATGCATCTACTCCAGGTGGAGTAAAAGCTCACTATAATTCTATTATTTCTAAGAAAGAAGATATGTATAGGACAGCATATGCTTTATACGCTCAAGTTGAAGGGCAAATTCAAGATTATGAAACACAATTAAGACAATTACAAAAAGAGAATATGCAGATGGATCTTAGTGTTGCTTCTTGCATTAATCGAAATGATGATGCTGACGCTAAAGTATATCTCGCTAAACAGCAAGAAATCGCAGATAAAATTGAGACGATCAAAACCGCTCTAAAAGAATTAAAAGAGAATAGAGATATGCAAAAAGAAAATCTGACAGAATTAGAAGAGCAAATCAAATCTCTAAAAGTAGAAAAAGATAAGAATGTATTCACACTTGAAACTGCAGAGACTGTTAAATCTCTACAATCTGTTCCAGGTACATCGAGCATGGAAGAAGATAGAATGCTTGAAAAGGTTCGTGAGGGCGTTAAAAAGGTTAAAGAGCAAGCTGACGGCACAAGAATTGCTTATGAGAATTCCACTGACGTCCAGATGAAACGTTTGGATAAAAAGATGAAAGACGAAGAACTTCAGAAGAAATTAGATGCGCTGAAAGCAGCTCAGAAAAAATAATATATTTTACTTCGTGCGGTGTAATAGCTGCACGGAGTACTAAGTGAAATAACACTATACAGCAAGAGAGAATATGGAGGTGTAATGATGCGAAATCTAGATATATTGAGAGTTATGCCAGTTGAGGATTTAGCTGAATTTCTGGTTCGTTTAGATATCAAATCAACAGCTAATATTTTGGATGAAAATTTATGTTTGGCTGGAAATTTCGTTTGGCAATCACCGTCTAGAAAACATTTTAAGCATAGAGATGAGGCAATTGAAGATTGTATCCAGTGGCTAAATGAAGAGATTGGAGAATAAAACAATGGATAAAAATATTAATGAGATCCTTTGTCAAATCGTTAATAAAGAAGATCAAACGCCTTATATTGTTAAAAATGTTGAGGACGGATTGAAAAAGCGTGATGAAGAAATTGCTCGATTAAGAGAAGAGAATAAAAGACTAAGGGAAGAAGCTTATAAAGATTCTGAACTGCAGATGATGAAAAGTAAATGCGAAGCAATGCAGGAAGAATTAAATCGAGGGTTCACAATTTCAGAGGATGAAGAATCAATGATTAATATATGGGTGATGAACCATATGAGAAACAAGCATCAGACAGTTGGATATTCTAACGGTCAATTCAAGTATGAATTTCAAGAATTTGCAGAAGTTGAATTTGGAACAATTATTTGTACAAAGTGTGGTGAAAGGTTTAATTTTCGACAGTATTAGAAGGAGAATGTACATATGAATGAATATTGGTTAATGTTATTTTTAACGTTAGTATTAGAAATTGTTGCGATTGCAGTTGTGTCTGTATTTGGAATGACATTTATCGCAAAATCCTATGATAAAATTATTGCTTATGTTGAAAAACGATGGGGAGAGGATGTAAGTTTTGGAGTATCATGCGGAATCATTTTGATTTTCTTGTTTATCACGTTAGCTGTGATTTTTTGTTAGAGAATAAATAATTGTCCAAGCATGAAAGACATAAAACTTATCATGTATCGCAATACAAGCATCCACTTGTAATAAACTGATCACTTACGCGATGGGTTGGGATCAGCATCCTCGTTAGGAAACGTCCTAAACGGATGAAGCAACTATCGCACACATGCTGGCGTGGCGGAATTGGTATACGCACTGGCTTCAAATACCAGGATCACAGATATGTGGGTTCGAGTCCCACCGTCAGTATTTAGCACCATGAAGTATGCAACTTTGTTTAGTTGGAAGTAAAAGAATATCGCAACACAAAAATCGTATGTTTTGTGTAACTAAATGCAGCGAAAAGGTATTATGAAAGGCTAATTCATTGGAGGTCGTGCATGGCTTCGCTTTATGGTGCAACCAGGATCATTAGTTCAGTAGGTTAGAACGCCCAGCTCATAACTGGGAAGTCACTGGTTCAAGTCCAGTATGATCCACTTTACTTTTCTGAAGGAATATGATGGATGATTGTATCATTTGACTTAATGAAAAGTTAATTTCATCCACAAATTAAAAAATCTTACACATATAAAAGTGAGAAATTAAGCCTTGTTATATGTGCATTAATTGATACAGATTTGAAATTGCTTCATAAATTTATGAAAGGAGAGACGTCATTGAAAAAATCAGACTTAAAAACTGGGATGATAGTAAGAACTGAACATAATCGATTTGGAGTAATTGAGCTAGAGAAGGATCGAATAGATTTTTGTTATGATCCTGATACTTCAGATGAGTCAAAAAAGATTGAAACAGTATCATTAGATGAGTTAATTGAAATTGACAACACTTTAGGAATCGGCGGATTTGTAACAGATGAATTACAAGAACGATTACCGGATTTGTTTCAAGAAAAAGAAATTGGTTCACCGTTTTTATGGTACAGGATTGTTGAAATTTACGAATTAAACAGAATTTATGATAGTGGCGTTGGTGTTTATCCAAGCATTGTTATTAAATAAAACTTATTTTGTATAAAAGGAGCAGCAATATGAGATTAATAGATGCAGATTTGCTTTTAGAAAAGTGGGATAAGTTATCCGAAAAAGATAGAATAAAATTTGACAAAATAATTAAACTTGAAGAGTCAGTTTATGATTTTATCACACGTTATAACGAAGATAATAGACCAGAATGTTGCAAAGAACATGGAAAATATCTTTCTACATGTGATACATGTGAGTATGGAGAATGCGATGAAGAGGAAGAAGATGCAGCGGCAATAGATTTTTACACGGGAATTGCGAACAGGGAATGGCATGACTTTGACGGTAAATGGAAGAAAAGTCCGTTAATTAAAAAAATCGTTGTTTGTGCAGAGAATAAGGAAGTAGCAAAAGAAAAGCTGATATTTTCTGTTAATAGTCTTAATGAAGAAATGAGAATGGCAGGTGAAAGATATGTATTAGACGAAAACTCAATCAAAAAAGCATATGGATTCATATCTATTACACATACATTTTTAGAGGAATGAGAAAATAATCTCATGTGGAAGTACAAAAAATAAAACAGGTCGAACCTGTGGTTGGACACAAAATTCGACCTGATGAATAATAAAAGGAGAATAAATGAATACAAGACTAATGTAAATACATAGGCGGATATGAAGTTATGAACGTTTCATCAGATCTTTTAGAAATGATAAATCATGTGGTTTTGAAACCATATTGGTTAAGTGCTTTACTTTTTCATCAGACAGCTTCGGATTTTTACAAATCAGATACACTGTGACGATTTTGGTTATGTGGTAAAGTACTATACCAATGATTGCACATAAAATTATAGCGTTGTACAATCTAAATTCTACCCTCCTTCCTGTAAGATATTTTTCAAAACAGGAAAAGTATTTGCCCAGAACGGGCCAGAAATGTTTTCACTTATTCTTGTCGCACAACTTACAATTGTGCTTCCGCATGAGTTATTTAAAAAAACTCCAGGAATAGCCGTGCTGTTGAGTCAGTATGCGGTGGAACTTGGCTGCTATAACCTGTATGGGTATTATAACAGAAAACTAAAATATTTCAAGAGTTAAAGGAGAATGAATAAATGAACGAACAATTTTTATTAATCGTAGAAAGCTTAGAAAAGTATAAGGATCTTTTAGAGAGTAAGAATGATGAAGTTTGCGATGGAATGACTGATGGTGAAAAGAGAACATATCAGTTAGGAATTACAAATATGTATGAGATGCTGCGGCAGATAATTGAACATGATCGTAACGAAGGTAATTATAATGTATTTGTTCCTGAGATCAACGAAGAAGAATCTGGCGAGTATGATTTAGAGGATTTTGTTAAATGGGATTCTAAGAGCAGAGAGTAAATAAGTATGCAGAAGTAACTTATAATAGAGACAAAGATGAAATATATGTGGATATCTATCAGAAAATCAGCAATACAAAAATCACATCTGATGGATTCAATTTTGAAGCATAATAAAGAATAAGATGGAGAATATGTAAAAGATGAAGAAGAAATTTGTGTTATTTGGAATAACATCAATGCTATTATTTTCACTGACAGGATGTGTGAAAGGAACTACAACGAATCTTAGTGGAACGACTCCAAAAATCTATAATAATGATATTTATGAATTCGTTGATCCTGATACTGGGGTTCATTATTGGGTTTATTCACATCAGGAAGGATATTCTGGAATGGGTGGTATGACTCCAAGATTAAATTCTGATGGAAGTGTTATGGTTAATAAATAAATTATTAGATTGTAGAGAATATATAGAATGAGATGATATACATAGAAGTAATTGAAACAAATCTAATTATTGATGAAAATAATATGATTCGAGATCATCAATCAAGAATAGTTGAAGCAGACAGTTGGAATGAATATTGTGAAGCATATAAGAATTATGATGGTAAAGCAGTTTTCTTCAAGTCAAAAGTTATGAAAGGTAACAGTATACAATCTAATTGTAAAATTTCGAATCTAAAATATGATGAAATGCATTTGTCTTGTAACATAACAAAACTAAAAGATAATGGAGAAGAAATATTTACAAATAAAAGATTAGCATATCGAATAGCAAATCCGACTTAATCAAGTCAAAAAATCCCAAAAAAATAAATAATTCAATAGAGAATATAAAATTGGGTGGCTAACAGCATACCTTGGGTTTGTGCGCCCTGAATCACTGTTTACATAGTTAAACATAGATTTAATTCTGTGTTCCGTCCATGTATTGGGCGTTAAAATAGATTGTTTTATTTAACAATAATATAAATTTTAATTTTAGGAGGACAAAAATTAATGAATTTTGAAATGACAGGAAAACTAAGTATTGGAAAAGATACAGAAAAATTTCATCCATATTCGGAAAATAAGTATGAATCTGGTTGGGTGAGAAAACAACTTCTTTTCAATGCGACATGCGGAGACAATCGTCATATGCTTACTGTAAATGCAGGAGCTTTCGGTGATGAACACGGATTTGTATATACCTTCAGCAAAGGTGGTACAGATGAAAATGGTAAAAAAACTAAAGGCGAAAGTATTCAGATTCCGTTTAAAGAACGTCTGACTTCTCCAAAACTAGCAGAAGTTGCTGAATTTAAAAAATTCATCTTTGATCTTGAAAAACCGGGACGAAGATACAAACTGCAGAATATGGCAGATAAGCTTCATGAGGGTAGTGAGCTAACGGATGAAGAACTAAAAGAAGTTGGACTGACATCTTCAGATGAGGTATCCGACGCGCTTGAGAAAAGTATTAAAAAACGTCATGAGTTTATTTCTGAATGGGATTATATCGATTTCATTAAGAAAGTAATTGACAGTGGAAAATATGCTGATAAAAAATTCTTTATTCGAGGAAATGGAGAATATCAGTATTCCGACAATAAAGGAACTGTTTATGAATCTTATATGCCAAATAGAATTTATCTAGCAGCAGAAGATGCAGAAGAATCTTCGACAGCAACATTTAATATTCTATTCAATTCCGAAAGCTTTGATGATATGAGCGTTGAAGAAAAGGGCAAATATTATGTTAATGGTTACATGATGGAGTATGACAACAATAGAAAAGCCAATATTCCAGTGCCGGTTACGGTCGCAATCCCAGTAGTAGCAGAAGATGCAGATGAAAAAGCTAAGAAAAGAATCGAAGCAATTAAACATAAATTTATCGTCGAGGATGATGGTTTTAAGGAATATGGTGTAATTGTTAATATGCTGAATGGCGCACAGAGAATTGAAATTACAGAAGATATGTTGACCGATGAGCAGAAAAATGACCTTGATTGTGGACTTATCACTATGGATGATATCCGTGCTGAATATAGCAAAGGAGTTTATGGTGACAGAATCAAGGAGTATCAGTTTGTAAAACCAGCCAGAGGGTTCACGAAAGGCCGCCAGGACACGGTGTACACTGCAGACGACATGGTGATTCATAGTATCGAGCAAGAACTGCCAGAAGGAACTGAGGATCTTTTTGACGATGATGATGAATTATAATGGGTAAGTTTATTGATCTGACGGGACAAAAATTCGGGAGGCTTACTGCAAAAAGTAAGCTTCCTTTAGAAGATGGTCAAAAAATTATTTATTGGTTATGTGATTGCGATTGTGGAACCAAGAATGTTAAAGTAAGGGGTTACAGTTTGAGGAATGGCCATACAAGATCCTGCGGATGTTTGAATAGAGAAGCGATTATTGTTCGTAATCATTTAACAAAAAAGAAATATAACAAATACGATTTAACCAATGATTATGGAATTGGTTATACATCAAAGAACGAACTATTTTATTTTGACTTAGAAGATTATGAAAAGATCAAAAATTATTGTTGGATGTATGATAAAGATGGCTATGTCGTAGATAGAAACGGCATAAAACAACATAGATTGATTATGAATGAAGATGATTCACGAATCGAGATAGACCATATTAATCATAATGTTTCGGATAATAGAAAAATCAACTTAAGAAAGGCTAATAGATTTAATAATCAATCTAATGCAAAGTTAGCAAAAAATAATACATCCAAATGCAAAGGTGTTAGTTATAGAAAAGACACTGGGAAATGGCGATCGGTGTTAATAAGAAACGGCTTACGTTATGAACTTGGATCTTACGTTGAAAAAGAGGATGCAATTAAAGCAAGGAAAGAAGCTGAAGAAAAATTGTGTCGAGAGTGGTCTTATGATAATTCAATAAAAATTGCGGATGAATTTAAAATAAAAGGAGATTTTGAAAATGGGAAAATACGGTAAAAGAAGTACAATTAGCGAAAATTTAAACGACTTTACAATTTGTTTACTTGGTGAAGCAGGAATTGGAAAGACTTCAACTATTGCCAAAGCGTGTGAAACAGAGTTTGGCCCAGATGGATATATGATTCTTGATATGGGTAAAGAACAGGGAATGGAGGCTCTTGAAGGTTATACATACGAGACATGTGAAGATTGGAAAAAGTTTGATGATGTAACAAAAGATATTATTAGAAATAAGAAAACAGATTATCCAGATCTAAAAATCCTTGTGATTGATACACTGGATCAGTTTGTAGAGATTATGTGTCCTTACGTAATTAAACTGTGGAATACAGAAAATATGGGGAAAAAAGGTTTTGAACCTGCAAAAACAATGAATGCTGCATGGTCTGGATTTGGGAAAGCAGACGACAAACTTGTAGAATTAGCTCTTGATAGAGTATGGGAACTTAAAAAGGTTGGCGTGAATACTTGGTTTACTGGACATGTAAAAATGAGAAATAAGGTCGATCCGTTAACTCAGGAGGAATATTCTGTCCTTTCGACTGATATTTCTCAAAGAATTTTTGAAGGATTTAAAACGAAATTCCATGTTATTGGTATTGCTTGTATTGATAGAACTATTAATCTGGAGGGAACAGGTCGTAAAAATATTGTTACAAAACAAGAAATTAAGATGAGCAAAATTAAAGATGAAAAACGAAAAATTGTATTCAGAGATGACAATTATAGCATCGACAGCAAGAGTAGATTATCTGAGATTGAACCAGAAATTCCACTGGATGCGAATGAACTGTTGAGAGCATTAAAAGACGCAATTAAAAATTCGAAGAAGAAAAAATCGGTAGAAGTTACTGTAAACAAAGCGGAGTCTATTGCGAAAGTAGAACCTGATCTGGAACCGATTGAAGAAGATGAGGATATTGATGATATTCCAGTAGAAGAGACAGTGGAACCAGAAGAAACCGTAGTAGAAACATCTGATTATCCAGAAGATCTCGCTGCCGTAATTCGCACAATGTTCAAAGAATGTACGGATAAAGATAAGAAAGCAAGCGTCAGAAAAGTCATTGCGGAATATGGAAAACTCAATGATGTAGATGAAGATGGACTGAAACGAATTTACGATATGATGAACTAAGGAGTATCAGATATGCTTGTTAAATGCAGATATTGCGATAACAAGATAGATAGAAAAGATGCTTTCAAAGTGGTAGTGGATGGTAAAAACATCTACTACTGCAATGAAGCAGAATATCTAACTGTATTGCATGACAGAAAAATAAGAGACGATACATACGAGTGTATTAATGAGATTTTTGGTTATAAAGTAATTAATACTGCATTATTCAAAGAGTTAAGTTTTATACTTGGATCTTATTCTTATGATCGGATTTTAGCATATTTAGAAGAGAATAAAGATTACATGACATCTGTCATTCAGCAAAGAGACTATTCGAGTGAATACGCTAAAATCAGATATTTTTCTGCAATTATCAAAAACGGTATTGCAGATTTTAAAGCAAAAGAAAAAGAAACACCTAAACAGGTGAAGGTTGATATGCCGGATGGTCATTATAAACGACGACAGAAGAAAAGAAGTTTATCTGATATTGAAGAACAGGTAGGTGAGTAATATAGCTGAATTTATTACAGGTGTCAAAGAAAAGTATCCTGCGCAGCTATTAAAAGGACGAATCGAATATGAAGGAAACGTTATAAGCTGTTTCTTTAAGGATATGCTTCTTTTGGATGATACGACATTCGAAAAGGACGATTTTATCACTGTTGATGGTCGGTTTTATTTTTCATTACTGAAAGATTTACGAAAAAAAGGATTCTACTCTCTTGATGAAATAACTATTCTGTCAAATTCAAAACAAGAAGTCATTGATCGATATGAGGATTGTGGTGGATGGGATTCAATTCAGCATCAGATGGACATTATCAATACACAGAATTTTGATACATACATTGATATCTTGTATCGAGAAAATGTTATGCTTCGCATGTGCGATGATGGATTTAATCTTTTAAAAGAGATTAATATCAAGGATAAGAAAGTTATTCCTATTAAATTATTTCGAAAGATGACTGCTGAAGAGGTAACGGATTGGTATGAGGCAAGAATAAGCACTTATGGTACCGGATATTCGAGCAAGATCCTGGAAGAAGAAGAAATAGATTTCGATGACGAATTTATTGAATCATGTGCAGAAGGTGAAGAAAATGGTGTACCTTTTGATATAGCAGGATATGATAAAAACGGAGAAGAAATTAATTGTTTTCCTTTTTTATCTAGGCAAATAATGGGATTGTTAGAAGGAACTCTCACAATGATGGGAGGATTCAGTAGCGCAGGAAAATCCACTTGGTGGATTACAGTTCTCATGGCTCTTCTATATTATGATCGGAAAATTCTTATTATTTCCAACGAAGAAAATATTAAAAAATTTAAAATTAAATTTATGGTTTGGCTCCTTGGCAAGAGGAACAGATATTTTAAACTCACGAAAAAGAAAATGTCTGTGGGTGATATAAACAAGGAAAGTCGTGAGCAATTAAAAGATGTGCAAGCATTCTGGAGAAAGAATTATAAGGGTCGCGTAAAGTTCATTGCTATGAACGATGCAGACATGGCTGTTATTAAAAAGAAAGTACGCGAGAATGTTCTTAAATTTGGATATGATACAGTTCTATACGATACGTTTAAAATCCAGGAGAGCGATTTTTCATCCTCCAGACAAGATTTGTCTTTAGTTAGAGACAGTAGAGAGTTAGATAAGTTGGCAAAAAAATATAATTTAATCATGTTGGCATCAGTTCAGTTGGCAGAATATATGAAAGGAAAATTATTCCTGGATGCCAGTTGCCTTAGTAATGCCAAGCAGACGAAAGAAATTCTTGAGAATTTGTTCCTTATGCGAACTGTTTATGCTGAAGAACTTGATGAAAAAAGTAAATATTATTGCCATCCATTTAGACTGAAAAAGATTAACGATAAATGGATTGAAGAGGAATATAAAGCAGATCCAAATGCAGTATGGAGAATGTTATTTGTAGAAAAAACTCGGAATGGTAATAACTCCAGTGATACTGGTATTGCGTATCTTTTAAAGTTTTCAGGCGATCATTCTATCTTCAGAGAAGTGGCACAATGCCGTCCAAAACACGGAGAAATAAGATAAAAAATAACTTGGTGGTGATATATGTTAGAAGATATTAAAAAAGAGCTATTAAATAATCCAGAAAAACTAAAAGATGTATTAGAACATTTTGGATACTGTAATATAGTCATTCGACCTACATACATGCAATTTGGGCGAGATGAAGAATCTTCGAAAAAAAGTATTGTAATTAAGCTTGAAAATAATAATTGGCTGTACGTACATGATTATGCTCGAAATATTCAAACTGATATCTTTTCATATATCACCAATCAAAGAAAAGTAGAATTTGTAGATGTCTTAAATGAAATAAAAAATGTGTTACATATACAAGATTATATTGGACACTTTCAGAAAAAAGGAATCTTTGGAGGATTTTATGAAAAGATCAGACAAAGAAACACTATTCAATCGAAAATATATGACGAAAAAATATTAGATGAATTTCAATTCTATCCAAATATTCGATTTTTGAAAGATCATATATCGTTAGATGCACAGCAGTATTTTGGAATAAGATATGACGTCGAATCACAAGGAATTGTTATTCCCATCAGAAATGAATATGGACAGCTTATTGGGGTTAAGGAACGTTTCAATTATGAGACTTCAGATGGTGCGCTGAAATATTTTTATTCTTATCCTGGGCGCTGCAGCACTACATTATTTGGTTATACTCAAAATTATCAATATCTTGTTGAAAATACTGTTTTTGTAGGAGAAGCAGAAAAATTTGTCATGCAATGTTATTCGTATGGATATAGGAATGCGGTAGCACTTATGAGTGGAAGCTTAAGTGTACAACAAGCACGATTGCTGGTGGAATTACATCCAACAAAGGTGATTTTTCTTCATGACCAAGGATATGAATTAGACAATATAAAGAGAAACGTAGAAGTTTTACGTCATTATTCTAAGTTTGCAGAATTTGAAATTGGATATTGGGACTGGACAAAATCATATTATGCTCCAAAGGTTTCTGCAACCGATATGGGTAAAGAAAAATTTGAGTATATCATAAACAACGAAATTTTAATACTGGGAGATGATAAGGACGAAGAAGAATTATAATATTTTAAACGATTGTAGGGGAATGTATGAGGATGAAGTGTTTAATACGATTCTTCAAAAAAGAGGAATTCAAGATGCGGAACATTTTTTAAATCCAACAGAAGAAGATTTGCTTCCACTAGATTCTTTATATAGAATTGATGAAGCATACATACGTATTAATCGGGCAATTGAAGAAAACGAAAACATTGGTATTTTGTTTGATACAGATACTGATGGAATCACTTCAGGAACGATTATGACGCGATATTTGAGACATTTCACAGACGACATTTTTACATATATTGATAATGGTAAACAGCATGGATTAAAAGGACAAAATTTACAGCAGTTTGCATCTTTAGATTTATTGATTATTGTAGATAGTTTAGACGAAGACGAAATTCAGTATAAAGAATTGTCAGAAGCAGGAATCGATGTGCTTATTTTAGATCATCATGCAATTAAACGGGAAATTCCATATGATAAATATATAATTCTTATTTCTTCTCAAAGAGATTATTGCAACCCACAATTATCTGGAGCAGGAGTTGTATGGAAATTTTGTAAATATTTGGATAAACAATTTCTTACAGATTATGCAGATGAATTGGTAGATCTTGCGGCATGTGGTCTAGTTGGAGATATGATGGATATGACAGTTATGGAAAACCGTTATATTGTATCGAAAGGACTTGAGAAGATTTATAATCCAGCAGTTAAGAAGATTGTCGGCGGATTTGAATTCAACAGTACGGCAATTGCATTTAGTGTTGCTCCAATTGTAAATGCGGCGAACCGTATGGGTGAAAATGAAACTGCTATGAATGCATTTCTAGAAGATAATAACAAACAAGTGCTTGCCTATGTAAAAGCATTAAAGAAATGTAAGGAAGAACAAAATCAAGAAGTGGAGCGTTTACTACCGAATGTTTATGAACAATGTGAGAAACAAAAGGATCAAAAGGTAATCACTGTATATATTGATACACAATATGGTATTGCTGGTTTATTAGGAAATAAGCTACTAGAAAAGTATCAAAAGCCGATCTTAGTGTTGAAAGATGTCGGATCAAAATATACAGGTTCTATGAGAGCCGTAGGTGTTGATGATTTCCGAAAAATCTGCAATGATAGTGGTTATGCAAAAGCCGATGGGCATGAACTTGCATCGGGTATTCAAATCAAAAAATCAGATCTTAACAATTTCTTGTCTTATGTCGAGACAAACCTTCCAGAGTTTAAAGAACCAACAATTGACATTGATATTCAAATTGATGTCGAAGATATTACCAGACGATTAGTAGAGAATATCAAAAAGATTGATCGTATTTCTGGCACAAATTTTAAACCAGTAAGAGCTTATATGGATAATATTTGTGATTACGAAATTGGTCAGATGAGTGATTATAAGCATTTAGTTCTAAAACCGAATGATTACTTGCAGATTATCAAATGGAACTTCGACGGTTCATTTGATGATATGGAGGATCATAGCACTATGAATGATGAATTCGAAGCCGTATGTAGTCTGGATAGTGGATTTTTAGGTAGAAAATTTGTACTAAAAGCAGTATGCGATGTACTTTCGGAGGTGGATTAAAATTTCTAATATTGAGTTGATAAAAAAAATTATTCCTACATTGACATTTGAATTCCCTTATTCACCAGAAGAATATGAAAAGAATTTATATTTAGAGAACTATCATTGTCACAAAGATTTTAGTAACACATCAACACCGGACTGTGCGGAATCTATAGAAACATATGCGGAAAGAATACATGAATTTGGTGCAAAGTGTTTATACTCAGGAGAGCATGGATCACAGGGGAATCAATTTCAAGTATATAAAGTTGCTGAAAAAGAACATCTTAAATATATTCATTCTTCGGAAGTTTACTGGGTAAAAGATAGAAAAGAAAAAGACCGAGCAAATTGTCATATGATCATAGCAGCAAAAAATGCAGAGGGGCGTCGTGATATTAATTTTGTTTTATCTATGGCAAACATTGATGGATATTATTATAAACCGCGCATTGATTTAGAACTATTATTTAATATCCCAAAAGACAACGTAATTGTTACATCTGCATGTTTAGCAGGGTGGAATTATGAAGATGCTGAAGAAGTTTGGCTGAAAGTCCATAAGTATTTTGGAGATAATTTTTTTCTTGAAGTTCAATATCACAATACCGATAAGCAAAAAGAACTCAATAAAAGAATATTGAAAATTGCAAAAGAACATAATATTCAGATCATCTGTGGCCTTGATAGTCATTATGTTAAAGAAGAAAATTCTATTAAACGTGATCAGATTCTAAAATATAAGAACATCAATTATCCAGACGAAAAGGGATGGTATCTTGATTATCCAGATACTCAGACGGTTATAAAAAGGTTTATAGAACAGGGAGTTCTAAATAAAGAGGAAATATTTAGAGCGATTATGAACACCAATGTTTTTGTATCAGAATGCGAAGTAATTGTTTTAGATAGAAAATTTAAAATACCAAGTGTTTATAAAGATAAAACCTATAAAGAAAAATGCAAAATTTATAAAGATATTTTAAATAGGGCTTATGCAAAAGAAAAGGATAAGTCTAAAGAAAAAGCTGATGGCATTCGTTATGAAGCAAAACAGGTTATGGAAGCTGGCGTAGTCGATTACTTTTTGACGAGCAAATCAATTATAGATGATGCAGTTAATAACGAAGGAGGAATTTTAACTACTACCTCAAGAGGTAGTGCTGCATCATTTATTACAAACAAACTGTTGGGACTTACTACTGTAGACCGTTTTAACGCCGACATTCCAATTTATCCGGAACGATTTTTAACGAAAGAACGTGTTCTTGCAGGACAAATGCCTGATATTGACATGAACGTTGCCACACAAGAGCCTTTTGTAAGAGCAGCGAGAAAATTACTCGGTGAGCATGGATGTTATCCATTAATGGCGATAGAAAAATTAAAAGAAAAAGCTGCATGGCAGTTATATGCGGGAGCAAATGATGTACGCCCAGAAGATGCAAATCAAATCTCTAAATATCTGGATGAATATAATAAAGCATTGAAATATGCGGATGATGACGAAAAAGAAGATATTCATGTTGAAGATTATATTCCAGAAGAGTATTTAGACTTATTTAAACAAAGCAATGAATATCAGGGAATCACAATCAATTTAAAAGTACATGCTTGTGGACATTTCATTTTTGACGGAGACATTCGAAGAGAAGTAGGGTTAATTAGTGCTGTTTCAGAATCGACTGGGAAAAGAACTATATGCGCTGCTATTGAAGGTGGTTATCTTGATGAATTTGGGTATGTAAAAGAAGATTTTCTTATTGTAGATAGTGTATATCTTACGTATAAATTTTTTCATAGTATTGGCAAGGAAGTTCCTACGTTTGAAGAACTGAGACATATGATTGATGGAGATGAAAAGACATGGGACATTTATGCAAATGGCATTACGTGTTGTATAAATCAATGCGAAAAAGAAGCTACTACCAATCGAGTAAAAAAATATAAACCGCAGAACCTTGCAGAATTAAGTAGTTTTATTGCAGCAATTCGACCAGGCTTTGCTTCACTACTTAGTACTTTTTTAAATCGTGAACCATATACAACTGGAGAAAAAAAGATTGATGATTTGTTGTCTGATACAGCTCATTTCATGCTTTATCAGGAATCAATTATGAAAGTACTATCCTTCTTACAATTAAAGATGACAGAAACATATGGTGTTATTAAAAATATTTCAAAGAAAAAATATAGGCTGCATCCTGAAATGTTAAAAGAATTACAAGAGCGATTAATTAAAGGTTGGGAAAAAGAGATTGGTAAAACAGATAATTTTAATAATGTTTGGAATGTAATCGAGTCTTCTGGCCTGTACGCCTTCAACTCTCCTCATGCTTATAGCATGGGTGGTGATTCTGCTTATCAAGCATGGTTTAAAGCTCATCATACTAAGATTTTTTATGAAGTAGCAATTAATCATTATCAAGAGAAGAATAAAAAAGATAAAATTGATGCTCTTGTGAAAGAAGCAATTAAATTTTGGGGATATAAACTAGGAGATTATGAATTTGGAGCAGACAATAGAAAAGTTACAATCAACGAAAAGAATATGATTATATATCCTAATTTATCAAGTGTAAAAGGGTTTGGTGAAGGAGTCGTTAACACTCTTTATGAATTGGGAACATCGGAATATAAAACATTTACTGATGTACTTGATGTGCTGTTTCTAAATTCAATCAATAAAACTATAGTCAATAAACTTATTAGAATTAATTATTTTAAGAAGTATGGTGATGTGAATACATTGCTTGAGACTGCAAAATTATATGATTTGTTAAAAGGTGCAAAACAAATTTCAAAGGATAAGGCAGAGAAAAATAATATCTCATTTGTTATACTTGCTCAATATGGAAATGAGACAGCAAAACAGTTTAATAAACTTGATTCTGAAAAAGTCTTATGTGAATTAATTTCTAAAATACCATACAAAAAAGTAACTTTAAAAGAAAGACTTGACAATCAGAGGGAAATTATTGGAATTGTGAGTGGTTCAGATCCAGAAGTGAATAGACGTTTATATTATGTTTCTGAATTAGACATCAAAAAATCTATTGTGAATGTTAAGTTATTTGAAATCTATAGCGGTAAAACACGAACAGTCAAAATGTGGACAAGTCAATATAGTCGTAATCCATTCGAACTTGGTTCAATTCTATACATAATTTCCCTGGAAAAGAAAAATAAAAAAGAACCAACGGGCGAGGTCGATCCCAAAACAGGAAAGAAAATATATAAGGAAGTTCCGGATAAATTCGAATTTTGGCTTGGAAAATTCACAGTAAAAAATAATGTAGAGGAGGTGGTTCAAGATATTTAGCAATTACAAATATACAGATAAAGAGATGGAGGAACTAATCTCCTCCATCGTTATTCTGATCGATACGAGGGAAAAATCGTTCTCTCACATCACTGATTATTTCGATAGAAAAGACATCAAATATAAAAAGAAAGCACTGGCATATGGTGATTATAGTTTTATGCTCGAACAGAATGAAAAGCTTTCTATTCCAAGACCATTATACTTTGATAAAAAGATTGTCGTGGAGCGCAAGGGCAGTCTGGAAGAAATTAGTGGTAATTTGACAAATGGCAGAGATAGATTTGAGAAGGAACTATGTTTGGCACCAGAGAATAAAGTACTGTTGATTGAAAATGGTTCTTATGCCGATATTGCATCTGGGAATTATGATACTCAATATAATAAGAAATCATTTTGGGCTTCGCTGCATTCTATATGGTTTAAGTACAATATTCCAATCTTCTTTATGCCAGACAATAAATATTCTGGATTATTTATCAGAGGATACTTTGAATATTACTTAAAGAATTTATTTAAATAGGAGAATATATGTTTACAGCACAAGAAGCAAGAAATATCTCGAACAAAGCATACAAAGAGCAAATAGATGCTGAATTAGCGTCTATTATGCCTGAAATCGAGTCAGCAATGCGTAAGGGTGAGTACAGTTGTTGGATTGATGAAACTAACATTTCATCAGCCACGAGGACTTACCTGGAAGAATTAGGATACGAAATTATATCTTCAACACAGTATAATAAGATTGCGTGGTAGGAGAATGAAAATATGAAGTTAAGTGAAATAGCGAAATACATTGCAGACAATTATCCAGAATCTAATATCGCATATAACAACGATGTCATAAAGGGATGCAGAGAAGAACGGTACGAAGAAAGTCTTATCGATCCACTGTTAGATTTTTACATGCACGAAGAATTAGGCCTATGCGGATGTGGAAATCCAGAATTTACATATGAGACGATAAGAAGATATCTAAGTATACGAAACGAATTTATGATATCAAAAATTGATTATCAGGAAGTTATTAATAGATACAAAAATGATCTTTTGCTTGATTATTATAACGACATTCAATATGGTCTATTACAATTCATGATGTATATTCTTGATGACAAAGATTTTACAACACATGGGAGTAGTATTGATGGATGCTGGTTAACTAGAAAAGGACAAAGATTATTGACAGTTTTGGAAGCATGGAGAACAAGAGAAGATGAAAAATAAATTTGTCAGAATGATAAAAGATGGAAGGCTGATGAGCTATGGCAGTATATGTGACTGGTGATATACATGGAGATCCTACCAGGTTAAGTAAAAATAGTTTCTACGAACAAAAGGATTTTTCTAATAACAAAGATGAAAATGTAGTTATTATTCTTGGAGATTTCGGTCTTGTTTGGAATAGAGATAAGGAAAGTAAACAAGAAAAGTACTGGTTAGATTGGCTTAACAAAAAACCGTTTACAACAGTATTTGTAGATGGGAATCATGAAAATCACAAAAGACTTTCAACTTATCCTATAAAAGAATGGCATGGTGGTAAAGTACATGAGATAAGAACCCATGTATTACATCTTATACGAGGAGAAGTATTTACAATTGATGAAACAAAGTTCTTCGCTTTTGGTGGGGCAAGCAGCCATGATATTCAAGATGGCATTCTTGATTGCGATGATTCTAATTGGCAGGAAAAAGCAAAGAAACTTGATAAACAAGGTAAATATATGTATCGTGTTAAGGATTTATCTTGGTGGGAAGAGGAATTGCCAACTGATGAGGAAATGCAGCATGGAATCAATGTATTAAAAGAGAATAACAATATGGTCGATTTTATTATCACCCACAGTCCTTCGACGTCAGAATTATATCTTATGAGTGGTAATAATTTATATGAACCAGATGTCCTTACAAATTATCTAGAAGATATAAAAGTTACGACAAAATATAAAAGACATTTGTTTGGGCATATGCATATCAATAAATCTATTAATGACAAAGATATTTGCTTATATGAACAAATTATTAGACTATTATAAGGAAGTGATTATGTAATGTGCAGATATTGTAACTATGAATCTGATGATAATCAAATTTTTATCGATCCACTGATTAATGAATATTATTTGGATATCGAAACGATGATATGGGATAGTTATAATGAAGATTTTTTTCATGACAAAGAATATATCAATTATTGCCCATGGTGCGGAAGAAAACTGACGAAAGAATGAAATATCGTTATGGAAAAGAAAATTATTGACTATAGAAAAAGACATAGACGATGTAAATACTGTAAATACAATGTGCTTGTAATACCAAAGAACATGTATACACCAGACTACTATGTATGCAAAGTGAAAGATAAAATTATAGAAGATTGGTTTGTCGAGTATTTACCAAGAATATTTTGTTCATGTTATGAATTAAAATAAATAAGGTGTGGTGGCGGAATAGGTAGACGCTAATGACAGATAGGCTGCCCTAACGGTTCGATTCCGTCGGCATCTGAAACAGTGAAATAACTGACGATGTTGGGTCTGATTTGGTAGAAGGGAGTGAGCAGCTATGTATGGTGCGAATCCATACCCACATATTATAGAAAAATTGAAAGGAAGAAACTAAAAGATGAATAAAGAACTAGAGAATAAAGTATTAGAGATTGTTCAGAAATTACAAATATATAATCCAGCAGCGGGAGATGACCCTAGATGGTTTAAACAATGTTTATTAGATTTAGAAGATATAATTATTGATGATGAAATTTCGTCCAAAGAGCGCGAAAGATTGAAACGCATTGAAAATCGTAAAAAGCTTGGTACAAATATGGATAATACACTTTATGTTAATATGAATAAAAATGATATTCAAATTGCAGTGTCTGCACCACAAGCTGAAATCGTATATTCAAAATGGTGTTCTAAAACAGACGCTGCAGCAGATATTATTATCGAAATGTGTTCCAGATATGGTGTAAAACAGATTTTCATTCAAGATGATCATTTTGGAACTAATCTTCTCGATCTACTTAATCAAAAAGGGATGGATGATTCTATGGATATCGTCAAATTTAATTATAGGGAAACGTGAAGTATCTTAATTAAATGTGTGTGTTTAACTAGGAGGCAAAACTTGAATTTAGATTATTATAAATCAAAGCTAGAAGATCTGATTTTGCAAGCGGAAAAGGACGGTTACGAATTATCTAATAACAATTTTAGGAAAACAGATAATGACAAATTTCCAGTAATGGAAGTTTTCTTTGTAAATAATACAGTATATGAAGACTATGGATACTTTAATATTTATAAAAGAACCGTAAAAATTCCACAAGAAGATTATAATGAGATCCTTGATTATGCAAAGAACAATAATTGCAAAGATATTAAATTTGATTACAGTAATGGTGATGATGTTATAGAGAGAATATTTTATAGTAATGATACGTCAAACGTTGATTTTTCTATGGGCTGTGGAAATATATTCGTCAGACATAATCATTATCATGTTTATACCGATGAAGATGAATGCGTAGATTTACTTTTTAGTAAAGATAGTGATGATGATGACTTCCCAAGAGGATATGTTAGCTTTTACATGATGGAACGTCATGATTTTGAAAAAGCCGAAAATGTGAATTTAAATCTAAAGAAATTCATGAAAGATAATTAAGAAACCTTGATTTATCGAGGATCTGAAAAATTGGAGATAGTAGAAAATTATGAATAGAGAAATACTTTTTAGAGGGAAACGTGTCGATAATGGTGAATGGGTAGATGGATATTTGTTTGACGATGGTTATCAAAAACCTAGGCACGTTTTTGTCGGTGATTTGGTGATTGACGAGTATAATGGAATGGCTTGTGACGAATGGGATATCAAAGGCATTGGGTTTTATGATGTTGACCCGAATACAGTTTGCCAGTACACAGGATTAACAGATAAGAATGACAAGAAAATTTTCGAGGGAGATATATTAAGAGGATTTCAATATCCGTTCTGCCATTATGGAGAATATAACTATTACGCAGAGATTATTTTTGCGAATTGTTCTTTTATGACTTACGTGCATAAAAATCCATTGTCTTGTGTTGTAGGAATATCTGATGGAAACACAGAGTTGATGGAATGCTGGGCAAGTGAGGATTGGGAAGTCATTGGCAATATTTATGACAATCCTGAACTGTTGGAAGATGAAAATGAAAAAATGCAAGATAATAAAGGAGGAGAAAAAGAATGATGAAATATAAAATTGGAGATAGAGTGAAAGTCAGAAGTGACTTAACATCATCGAAACTGTATGACGGCTACGGCGTAGTTGATAAAATGATAAGAAAAAGGGAAAAGATTGTAACAATTACAGTCGTTCATGTTGATTACTACGAAATTAACGAAGATACTTTCTGCTGGACAGATCAAATGTTTGAAGGATTGGCAGAGGATGAACTGACAGCGGAAGAAGCAATCATTTTGTATAGTAAGATGTGCGGATCTCGGGTTTGCGAGAAGTGTAAATTGGACGAAGAAAACAATGAAACAGGATTTGCTTGCAGAAAATTCATGAGAGAACATCCTGACAAAGTAATTGAAGTTCTCAAAGACTACAAGAAGAAAGAAATAGAGACTGAAATTGTAGATCTTATTAAGATTATGAAAGAAGTGTGCGATGACGAAACATGTATATATGCTTATGAAATTGACGTAAATAAGGAAAACATTAACGAGAAAATGAAAGAGTTGGTAAAAAAGTATTCTAACGAACAAAACGGCAAAATTTACGCCAAATATGAGCGTATTTGTAGAGCAAAAAGTTAATGAAACGTCCGTTTCATGAGGTGAATATATGGCAGTAAAAGTTAGAGAGATATTAAACGAATATGAAATAGAAGAGATATTAACTGAATATCTTGGTGCATTTGATTCAATGTTGCAAATAATCGATACGGACGATGGCGAAAAAGTAAGAGTTGTAATATTTGATAAATACGATCATTCATGAATTAATGGCACAATAGAAAGGGAGTATAGTATGGATAAAACAAATTTTAAATTTATTAGATTAAATAGTCCAAACAAATTTAAAGATTATTGGTTTAAAACCGACAAAATCTCTGATAAAGAATTATCACAGAAATATATGGAACAAGGTATGATGGGAGTGACAAGTGTTGTTTATTGTAAAAGTTATGATGTACTTGGTATAGAAAGGTTATTTCAATTTACTTCAGATATAATTATTTGTGATGATAATGAATTGAAAAAGATTTTAAAAGAATTAATAGAAGAAATGTCGATTTCAATTGAGTGATGGTATAACAGTGTAGTTTAAATAGTTATCTACCATGTGAGCCTAATAGCAGCATCTCAAGGGTAAAACAGCCATCAATAGAAAGGATTAAAAATAAATGTGTGATTTTTGCAATAAAATATACAATGAAGATGAATTGAACAGTCAATATTGCCGTGAAGTATGTGATTGTATTACATATGATGAAAATAACAATCATTATAACTTTTGGCACGAGTGTGATGATGATTATTACACTGGCAATATTATGGAAATTAAGTACTGTCCTGTATGTGGAAGGAAATTATGAAAATTATTGTAGATGAGATGCCAAGATGTGCAAGTGAATGTCCTTTATCAAGAATGGAATGTGGTAGCGATTGGTTTTGTGGTAAATATAGATCTGAGTGTAATGTAGACATGTGTGACCTGTTGAAGTCAATTACAGATTATGTTTGTGAGGAACGTATTGTAGAGAATATTACTAAGAGAACTCCATTAACAGATATCAGAAGCGAGAGGTGAAGTGAGTTATGAGTGGTTTTGATTTTTCTAACAAAATATTAATTGATTCTACAGAATTTCAACAGAAAGTTTTAGATTATATTTCTTCTTGTGAAATTGATAAGATGATTAATACGACAGTGTTCAAAGATAATCAAGAATGCAAACAAGCTATAATTCATGGGATGGTAATAGCTTCAATGCTGACAAGTAGATGCACATTTTATAAATTAATGGGAGAATAGATGAATGAAAATTAATTTAGAGAATATACATAGCCCATGTATAAATTGTATAATACGAGGACATTCATACTCACTTGATGATAATTTGTGTCAAAGTTGCGAATATAATATTTCTATCCGGATGTTAAAAGAAGTATTAAAACAGAATGATTATTGTAATCTATGCAAATATGTAGAGCATATTAAAGGTGGATATACAGATTGTAGTGTAGGTCGTGAAGGATGGAGAGATTGTCAAAATTATACAATTGACTGGAATACAGTAGCGAAAGAATATTTAGAGAAAGAATAATGAATTCACTCTTTCATTTGGAAAATTTAAGGAGATAATAATATGATTGGTATGCACGAAGATTATAATTATCACGATATTTTCAAAGAATATGCAGAAAATATTTCGGGAAAATGGTTTAAAGAAAACTATCTTCAGATTGTTGGAACTAAAACTGTAGATGATTATATGTATGTAAAAGGATTTGATGGTGGATTTCCACATGCAAGTGCTTATGTAAAAATTGACATGAAAGAGAATAAGATTGTTAATTATTATGATGCACATAACTGTCCTGTTAAAGTAAAGGATGGGATATATGAATAAGGTAATTTTATTAGTGTTTTGTCATTTGGTTGGTGATTATGTTTTACAAAACGACTTTATCGCAAAGACTAAAGGAAGTAATTGGTATCATTTGTTCGTACATTGTGCGTTGTATTGTTTACCATTTTACCTTGCCTTTGGATTAACCTGGCAGCTTGGAGTTGTTTTTTTGACACACTGTATTATTGATCCGCTAAAGGCGAGATATCAAAAAATATCATATGTAACTGATCAAGTTTTGCATTATTTGGTATCATTCGTTTATTTTTTGTAAAAACAGAAACGATGTAAGTAAAACTATGAAACCAGATAAATTTACAATTACAACTAAAAAATTAGATTTTATGAAACTAAATGAAAAGATTCACACTTATAAACTTGAGAACGGATATAAACCATATTTGTTTATGAATGAAGATACAATTGGCGAATTAGTAAACATAATAGGACTTTCTTGTGACGGATTAACAGGTGTTCAATCAAATGGTTTGTGCGGAACGTATTGTGGAATGAAAACTTTTTGTGATAATACAATGCAATTTGGCGATGTAGAAATGAGGTAAGAATGAAAAGAAATTTGAAAAGAATTTTATTTGCAGCAGGATTTCTTGTATGTGGATTTATTTTTGGGGCATGTGGAACTTCTGTCGAAGCAAAACAAGATAAACCATTAAAAATATGGTTTGAGAATCAGAATGGAAAGATGGAAACTTATCAGCTTGTAGACGAAGAGACAGGAGTAAATTATATTGTCGTGTCTGGTGAACTTTATCAGAAAGGGATTGGTACTGCAATAACTCCAAGATTAAAGGCTGATGGTAGTTTGTATATGAGCAAATAGCATGAAATATGTTTTTCAACTGGAGGTAAATAGCTATAAATAAATTTACAGAATTTCAACAACTAAAGATTCTTCCACGCGATAATCTCTCCAAACATGATTATATCAAACGGCATTTTTATCAAAATAAATTAACAAAAGAACTATATGACAGCGAAGAATTTTCGGATGATCAGCTCTTATATATTTTCAATAATAATACATTAAAAAGACTTGGGTTTCCTCTTAAGCGATGTGGCAAGAAAAGAAAAATGCAGAGGAAAAAACGTATTATTTGCAATCCGGTATTTTTCGATATCGTATACAAAACTATGGAAAAGGGTTGGGAGCAGTATACACTGGCAGGATTGATCGATCCTTCTAAAAATTTTGTTGATTGTAAAGATCTTCATTTGGGAGATAAAAATATGTTTGTAGGAGAAATAAATGGATAAAGAAGTTATTTGCGAAGTATTATCTCGTCTGATTGGTTATACGATGCCATGCGGAGATAAAGACGTAGATACAGTGCGTAGGATTAATAATTATAATCTTGTCTATGTTACAAAACAATGTGTTGAAACATTAATTGAGAATGCTGCTTATCAAAATGATATTGGTGAAGATTCTAGAAGTGCATTAGAAATGATTCATAATACGACTAAAGCAAAAGGGGGAATAAGCGTGTGAGTCAGATTATTACATATTTAAAGTGTGATCACTGTGGTAAAGAATATAAAGATACTTATGTCAGTTTTGGACATCCAGAGAAAGATCTTGTATGGAAATGGAAATGTGATGGCTGCAAACATGTTAATGAAAAACTAATTAAAGCTTGGCCACATAAAGAGATTGATTTTATAGCATTAAAAAACTTGGATTTAAATAAAGAGGAAAAATAGCACGAATGAAATTTCAAAAATATAATTACTTCTCAAACGCTTTAAACAAGACGTACAAAGTTACTTTCGAAGTTTATAAAGGATGTGAAGAAAATATTGTTGGAATATTATTAAATTATAATTCTGGTAATATTGATTTATACAACGAAGACAAAGGTGAGTTATATCACATCCCTTTTTCGGGATTAAAATGGCTTTTTCCAGTAAAAGAAAAGTATACAAAGGAGAATTAAGTTGGCAAAAATCTTATATAAGAAGAAAGTATATGAGTACAAAAAAGACTGTGTGGATGAGTTTGGAAAATACAATTGGTATTTTAATATCTATATATGTTTTTCAAAAGTTGGTGTAACATGGCAAATTAATACTTCTGATATGACTGTCAATGACAACAAACTTAAACATTGTTTAAATTCTGTTTTGGAACATTTAGAAGAAGATAATCCAAGATATTACAGATTAAAAGATAAAATATATAGTAAGAATTTAGCAAGTAAATTGTGGTGATAAAAATGGGTAGAAATTTTGGAGGTGAAAATATTGGCGGTAAGCAATGATTCTTATTATAAACCAGATGAAGCCTTGCATGAATTACAGATGCAGGAAACTATTATGAAAGCATTAGTTGATGTACAAGTAGTATTGCGAATTCTGGTGGATAAAGAAATTGTAACTCGTGAAGAGGTACAAAAATATAGAAATGAAGTAAGTAGTAGTCCAAAGTATAAGCTTGTACTAGATGATATTCAGAGACAGAAAAGAGGATTCCAGGCTGCAAAAGATAATCCACAAGAATATCTGAAAGCTATCTTAAATGCAAAGATAAATGGAGATATCAAATAATGTTTATCTGATTATAGGGTACACCATATTTAATTATTGTAATTACAATCTTTGATGTGAGGTAATTAAAATGAAATTTTATGTACAATATTTTCCAATCACAAAATCATTTGGATATATAGCAAATGTAGATAATATTTCGTTGGATTCGTTTTGTGAGCATGTAAGAGTTTCAGACGAATTTTGTCAATCAATTGTTATGTCTGTATTTGCTAATTCAATTCGTGATGTAGAAAATGATGTTAATAATTATTTTAAAACAATTTCTTAGAGCGTTTCTGCTCAAAAATTCCAATTGGAACAAGAGAATAATATATTAGATGGTTGCAAACATCTAGTTATGAAATTGAATGTTTTTTAATTGTGGAATTTGCTCTAATAAATTTCTTCTTGCTTCATCATAATAATTTCTTTCAGTTCCGGCTTTTGTATGCACAATACCAGAGTATCCGCCATCGAAGAAACGTCCATTGTAGCTTGCAAGAAAACCAATAGCTCCAATATACCAATATGGATAGGTAGTTAAACCTTTATTAAAACATTCTCTTACATTTGAATAGTGTTCTTTTGTAATAAACTCTGGAAGTATTTGAATCTGATTTAGATTCTTGAACATTTCTATAAGATATTTATGATTATCAGATGCAATCTTTGTATCACATTGAATCTTATCAATGATATTACATCCACCACAGAACGGTTCTATGTACGTTTTTATATCATAATCTTTTATTCTCTGTTGAATAATCGGAATTATATATTTCGATATTCGAGATTTTGATCCCATGTATTTCAATAGTAACTACTAAGAGTAAAGAATTCTTTAATGTGCGCACAAATCTCATACTCCTTTCTTTAATCTAATGAAAATTCAATTTCAATGCGGAGATTATGAAGAATTGTATTCCGATAAAATTGATTGTCTGTTGTACTGTGATATTCCATATTACGGAGTAAAACAATATGGTACAAGCAAAAACTTTGATTATGATAGATTTTGGAATTGGGCTGAAAAAATGAGCGAAAAGAATATTGTTCTGGTTAGTGAACATAAAGCACCTTTAGGATGGGATTGTATTTGGAAACAAGAAGTAGAAAGAACAATTGATAATAACAAGCGTGTAAAAGCAGTAGAAAAATTATTTGAGATAAGAGAATAAGAGAATGAGAAATATGAAATGTGATAATAAGTGTAAAAACTGTATGAAAGACGCACCATACAAATTTTGTTGCAAGTTTGAATGCGGTCAACATGAATTTTGTAAATTGTGTAAATATAACAGCAATAAGTAATAAAATACATTAGTCTTGATCAAACTAATGAACCACTAATGCGGTGAAAAGAACTGAAAGCCTGAGATGGTGAAAAGGTAAAGGTGAAGGCTGTTGATAACACTTCAGTCAACCTATGAGTGTATGAGTTGAACATGTGCATTCAGAATATAATACTCAGGAACAAACCGCAACCCTCACGCAGTCAGGGACAAGGATGCTCTCATGAAGTGCGGAAATGAACGTACTTCTAATTATGAAATTTTGGTTTCATTTATCTTTACTATTATAATCAAAATAAGGTAATACAAGGAAGAATCGACTATGGAAGAAATTATTGAAAAATTAAAAGAATGGGTCAATAAAAACTATGATCCATATGCATGTGGATTTACACCACAGCGTTCAGAAGGAAATTATTATGATTGTTTCTTTGATGGAGAATCTTGTGGCACATCGTATGCTGCATATGAAGTAGGACAAATCTTAGGTTTGGAGCTTGCTCCACCAGAAGATGACGGAGAGAATAATGAATATTAATTATTGCATGAATGAGCGTGTATGTGGTGGGATTACCATGGTAGACCCAAAATCAAAGAAAAAATATGTTTCTTTAATGACATACAAGAGATTAATATGACACGAAATACAGTCGAACAATGTCATGATTATATAAGGTATAAACCAATCATTACAAAAGATGAAAGAACTCTTTCGTTTTCAGCAAATATATCAAAGATCAATCCAGCAATTCTTAGCGCTGATCTTTCTAAGACGCCAGATCAAGTTAATATTTTGTATGTCAAGAAAATCCAAGCAAGAAAACATCATAAGAATAGAATTAATAAAAAATGGCTTAAACGTTATGGGTACAAAGAGCAGTTGTTTAATTTAGGACGATGGAATTGTAAATCAACTGATCAATTTGGTGAAGAATATAAATTTACAAGAAAGGTAATAGATGATGCTAATTCCGACAGTACCAGCAAAAGAATTTGAAAAATTCGGATTTAAAAAATGTAAAGGAATGCCAAAAGATACAGAGTGTTATTATCTTTGTGTAGCACGAGGGTCTAAGATGTTATTTGTTAGTAATATATATTTTGGAGTAAATGATTGGATAAAGGACGATCAAAGAATTCATAAAAATGCCAATTGCAGATATAGCGATAAAAGAGATTATCTTGATATTGTTTATGAATTAATTAAAGAAGGTATGTTAAAAAGCAGTTTTTATAAGAGGTAAAATCTATGAAAAACAAATTACTAATATTTTTGTGTGTCAGTATTTTACTATCATTTTCAGGATGTAGAGTAGAATCAGCACAAGCAAATGTAAAAACGAACGATACTGTAACAGTAAAATCTCTTGGAACCGATAATTTAATTAACATTGGTGGATATTTATATTATGATAGTACAACAAAAATCGTGTATTTTTGGAACGGATCAATTGGATATGGTCGAGCTTCAACAACACCATCACCATATTTTGCGCCAAATGGTCTTCCATATAAGTATGAACCAGAAACAAATACATTTGTAGAAATCACAGAATAGTCGAGAGGAAAGAAAATATGAGAGATCCAAATAGATTATATAATTTTTATAATGAAGTAACAAGATTACACATGACATATAGACCAGATTGGAGAATTGGTCAATTTTGGGATATTTTTAAAAAATGGCTGGATGGATGTAAACATATTGATATTTATTATCTGGAAGACAATGAATTGCTTGAATATTTAAAAGAAATGTGTGGGGAGAAATCGGTAAATGGATAAGATCAAACGAATGAAAGAACTGATTCATGATCTGAATAGGGCATCAGATTCTTATTATGGATCAGGAACAACACTTATGAGTGACGCCGAATTTGATTCAAAGTTACTTGAATTAAAGCAATTGGAAGAAGAAGCAAATACAGTATTTCCGAACAGCCCAGTCAATAGAGTTGGTGGAGCAGTACTAAAATCACTTATCAAAGTAAAACATGAGACTCCTATGTTAAGTCTTGACAAATGCCACTCTGTAGAAGAAATCAAAAAATTTGCAGCAGGACACGATATTGTAGCTTCTATTAAACTTGATGGTATTAGTTGTAGATTGATTTACCAAGATGGTGAATTAATCGGGGCGGAATCTCGTGGCAATGGTACAGAAGGAAATGATATTTTACAGCATGTAAAACAGTTTATGAATGTTCCACTACGTATTAATAAAAAGGGCAAATATGTTATCGATGGTGAAGCTTTAATCAAGCTTGATGACTTTGAAGAGATCAATAAAAACGGAGAATATAAAAATAGCCGTAATCTTACTGCAGGAACACTTTCAAGTTTGGATACATCGGTCGTCAAAGACAGAAAACTAAGTTGGTATGCCTGGGAAGTGGTAGAAGAAGTTGATCCTATTCTAGCAATTAGCAATAACGATTATGAAGCACATGATAGTTTTTATTTCAGATTACTTGAAGCAGGGAAGCTAGGGTTTAGTATTGTTCCGTGTGAAGTATTAGGTTTAAAGTATTATCAAAATGAAGAGCTACAATGTAAAATTGATAATTTTATTAGTCTTGCTGCAGAAAAGCACCTTCCACAAGATGGGGTTGTATTTAAATTTGAAGATGTAGAATACGGTAAGTCTCTTGGTAGTACAGAACACCACAACAGGAATGGTATCGCATTTAAAGTAAAAAACGATTCCGTAGAAACTACATTGAAAGATATCGAATTCACAATGGGTAAGACGGGTATTCTAACACCGACTGCAGTATTTGAACCTGTGGAAACTGAAGGGAGTACTGTAGAGAGAGCTTCTTTACATAATATTTCTGTCATGCGAGAACTAATGCCTCGTCCATTCAGAGGACAAAGAATTGGCGTATTTAAAGCCAATCTTATAATTCCCCAATTGCGTTGGGCAGAAGAGTTTATTTCAGATGGATTTGAAAAGGATATGGAAAAATCTTTTATTCATATTCCTGATAAATGTCCAGTATGCGGCGAACCAACTAAAATCATTAAAGAAAACGATTCAGAAGTTCTATGGTGTACAAACCCTGAATGTAAGGGCAAATTACTTGGCAAACTAACTCATGCAGTTAGTAGAAATGCTCTAAACATTGATGGTTTATCTGAAGCAACAATTCAAAAATTCATTTCTTTAGGATGGTTAAAATCTATCCAAGACATCTATTATCTCACTAAGTACGAAAAACAAATGAAAACGCTTGATGGTTTCGGTTCGAAATCAGTTTCCAAACTATTTAATTCAATTGAAAAAAGTAGAAATACAACGTTTGATCGTTTTATTTATGCGCTTTCTATTCCTCTTGTTGGCAAAACAGCAAGTAAAGTTATTGCCGAGGCGGAAGATTATCAATTCGAAAGTTTTGTACGAGATATGACGCATCCAGGTGCAAAATTCTTTTCTCATATTCCTGGCATTGGAGATTCTATTATTAATTCACTTGATGAATATTTCAATAGAGAATGTAGTAACGTGTGGGAACTTGGTAAAGAATTTACATTCGAAACGCCAAAGAAAGTATCTCTCAAAACAAGTAGCGGAAAAGATTTGACGGGACAAACATTTGTTGTTACCGGTAGTTTGAAACATTTCGAGAATCGAGATGCACTCAAAGAGAAGATTGAATCTCTAGGTGGAAAAGTATCTGGATCGATTTCGAAGAAGGTTACTGCATTGATCAATAATGATGTTAATTCTACGTCAAGTAAAAATACGAAAGCAAAGAGCCTTGGTGTAAAAATTATGAGTGAAGATGAATTCCTAGAATACATCAGCTAAGAAAGAAGGTGAAAAATATGAATGATCGAAAAATTAAAATCTGTCTTAAAACAGTAAACAATGCAAGTTTATTCGTAGCTAAATGTGGAGAATATAAAGATTGGGATATCAATTATATTCACGGAAGACTTGTTCTTGATGCTAAATCTCTGATGGGCGTACTAAGCGTTGCGATTGACGCACCTGCGTATGTAGAGATTTTAACAGATGATGAAAAAGTTCTTGAGAATTTTAAAAATGATATGACATTATGGGAGGTATAAAAATGGGAATAACAATTTTTAATTGGATTAATGATGACTGGAAACGAGTGAAAAATCATTGCAGAACTACAGATAACAAAGAGTTTACTGACAAAGATGCCACAGAAAAATGGAAGAGTAAACTACTTGTGTCTGAACATTCGCCAATTAGATTACTTGAATTTGATTGGTCGTGGAAAAAAATTCCATATTGGGTTAGTACAGAATGGAGCAGACATAAGTTTGAAAAATTTATTAGTACTCAACGAGATGATAGATTAAAAGATGATATTCCAAGATCAGGAAAACCACAAGATGCGCCTGTTAATTTTGATGGATATGCAAATATGCAAAATGTTATTGATTCTTGGAGAAAAAGATTATGTGGAGCAGCAACTGATGAAGCAAAAGAATTGGCGGAAGATTTTAAGATTGAATTACATAAAAATCATCCACTCGAATCAAATATTCTTGTTCCAAATTGTATTTATAGAGCAGGATGCCCTGAATTTACACAGTGTGGATTCTTTGCCCGTTTTCAGAAATGGCTCAGAGAGAACAACAAAGAAATGGATTGGCTAAATATTCAGAAAAGATATGATTTATATAACGAATACTTCTACAGTTTACATGGAGAGGAGTGATTTCTTTTGCACACACTATATTGTATCCTTGGCAGAACTTCTTCTGGCAAATCCTCTATTACCAAAGAAGCTGCTAAGGAATTAAATATGACGGTTCTTAAGTCTTATACAACAAGATCTATGCGACCAGGCGAAACAGTTGATAATTCAGATCATATTTTTATTTCACCTGATGACGTTGAAAAATATAAACCAAACATGGTGGCATATACAGATCGAGTTGGATATTGCAGTTTTGCAACAAAAGAGCAAATCTTAAATTCTAATTTCTATATCATTGATCCAGTCGGATTATATACACTTAAACTCAAAACAAGAGATATAGATGTCCGTCTAGTATCTATCTATATTACAACCCCATATACAACTGCAGAAGAACGTGCAAAGAAACGTGGTGACTATGATTCATGGAAACAGAATTATACTGCGGAGAACGATTCGTTTAGCAATTTTGAAAAATCTAATCTAATTGATTATCGTATTCTCAATGACAGGTCATTGGAAACTTCTGTAGATAAAATGATAAACATTATTCGAAAGGATTGGAATAAAAACAATGTATAGACCAGATATTAAAACGATCTATATTGACTTCGATAATACGCTAGTGGACACGATCAAAACGATTGTGTCCCTATACAACGAAGACTTTGAATATTATAAGAAATTCCATCATGTTAATTGGTGGGAAATTGACTCGTATGATTTTAAGGAATTAACCTGTGCATCTAAGGAATATATTAATACATACTTTAACACACCACGATTCTTTTATGAGCTTGAATTTATGCCAGGTGCGCATGAAATTATCGACAGCCTTGGTGAACTCTATAATGTAAAAATTGTTAGCATGGGTTATTCTCCGAATCTTAAACAAAAGGAAGAATGGATTAATCGGTATTTGTTTAATTGTGAATTTATCGGTGTGAATATGAAAAAATACAAAGATAAATCACATATAGATATGAGCGATGGCATTCTTATTGATGACTCAGTACACATGTTAGAAACAAGTAATGCTCAAGAAAAATATTGTTTTGGAGACATTTATAGTTGGAATAAAGATTGGGCTGGAAAGAGGTTAATGAATTGGACGGATATTGCACATTTATTATTATGAAAGGAAGAAAATTAGACATTGTATATTGGAACAAGCGGCGAGCTATGCCGTACACTAAAACAAATGGGAGATGATTTTATTACTGTAGAAATCGAAGGACAAGACAGAGAATATATCATTGAAGCTGTAACAAGACAATCAAATTACAGTGAATCGCCTTGTAGCCATATCTGTATTAAATGCAGAGATGGTGGTCAAGGATATATCAAACGATAGGGAGGAAATTAATATGGGTGTATTTGGTTTTATTATCGGAATGGTAATAGGCAGCGGTATTGGAATTTTTATTACATCATTATGCTTTGCATCAAAAATGGCGGATGAACAATCAGCACAAGACTGTGATGGTATTCATTGTAGATACGCGAAAGAAGAGGAGGAATCTAAGGAATGAAGGTAATAAAACGTGATGGGCGAAGTGTTGTTTTTGATAGAGATAAGATCAAAAATGCAGTATTAAAAGCATTTAAAGAAGTTGATGGTGAAATTACACAAGAATCCAAAAACAAATCTTCTGATATCGCTTCGTATATTGCCAATCAAGAAAAAGAAGAACTCTCTGTAGAAGAAATTCAGGATATGGTTGAAGAAAAACTTATGCAGAGTCGTCGAAAAGATGTAGCAAAAGCTTTCATTTTATATCGAAACGACCGTACAAGAATTCGTGAGAATAAAACACAATTAATGAAAGATATCACGGAAAAACTTATGGCAACAAACGTCCAAAACCAAAATGCCAATATCGACGAAAAATCTTTTGGTGGGAGAGTTGGTGAAGCCAGCGATGTTGTGTTAAAGAAATATGCACTAGACAATTGTATGTCCAAGATGGCACGAGAAAATCATTTAAATAATGAGGTTTATATCCACGATTTAAATTCTTATGCAACTGGAATGCACAACTGCTTAAGTATTCCGTTTGATAAATTATTAAAAAATGGATTTAATACTCGCCAAACAGATGTAAGACCAGCACAATCAATTAATACAGCATTTCAGCTCCTAGCTGTTATTTTTCAGCTACAAAGCCTACAAGAGTTTGGTGGAGTATCTTCTACACATTTAGATTGGACAATGGTTCCTTATGTGAGAAAAAGTTTCGGAAAACATTATTTAGTTGGTATGAAATATATCGAAAATATGGATGACGGATGGATTGAAATGAACGAAAGAGATATTAAACGTGATAATCCATCTATTACGAACAAGGAATATTATCTCATAGATTCCAAAGCATATCAATATGCCGTAGATATGACTCGAAAAGAAGTTTATCAGGCAGCAGAAGGTATGTACCATAATTTAAATACTTTACAAAGTAGATCAGGAAATCAGTTACCATTTACGTCAATTAATTACGGAACATGCACTGAGCCTGAAGGACGTATGGTGACAAAAGCTATTCTCGATGTGTCTATTAAAGGAATTGGCAAATTACATAAAACATCTATCTTCCCATGCGGAATTTTCCAATGTATGAAAGGCGTGAATCGTAAGCCTGGTGATCCTAATTACGATTTATTCCAATTAGCACTTAAGTCAACTGCAAAACGTTTGTATCCAAACTACGCAAATGTTGATTGGTCTGGAAACGATGGCTATGACGTAAATGATCCAAAAACATATTTTTCAACAATGGGATGTCGTACAGCCAACGGATGGGATATTAATGGAATGGGGCAAACCAAAGACGGAAGAGGAAACATTTGCCCAGTAACAATTATCCTTCCAACATTGGCAATGGAAGCCATTGATTCTGTATGGAATAAGCTTCCAGAAAAATCTAAAAATTCTATTATTGTATCAAAATATGATTGGTGTAAAAATGAAATTGTAGTAGAAGAGTTTATGAGAATTCTTGATAAAAAGATTCATGAAGCAAAAGATATGTTACTTGAAAGATTTGAATGGATTTGTTCACAATCACCAGATTCCGCTAAATTTATGTACGAAAATGGCGTAATGGAAGGTTATATTCCAGAAGAAGGTATTCGATCAGCATTAAAACATGGAACTTTAGCAGTCGGACAATTAGGACTTGCTGAGGCGCTTCAAATTTTAATCGGTCGCAATCAGACTACAAGTAGAGGCATGGAACTTGCGAAAAGAATTGAATCGCTATTTAAAACAAGATGCGACGAATTTAAGAAGCAATATAAGCTTAATTTTGGGGTATATTTCTCTCCATCAGAAAATTTATGTCATACCGCATTAATAAAGTTTAAAGACAGATATGGTGTAATCAAAAATGTTTCCGACAAAGAATTTTTTACAAATTCAATGCATGTTCCAGTATGGGAAAAAGTGAATCCATTTGAGAAAATTGATATTGAGTCGCAGTTAACAGGATATAGTTCAGCTGGCTGCATTACATATGTTGAGCTTGAATCTACAGTGGATCATAATCTTGAGGCGTTGGAAGATATTGTAAACTATGCAATGGATCATGATATTCCCTATTTTGCAGTTAATGTACCAAATGATATGTGTACTAATTGTGGATATACAGGTGAGATCGGGAATGAATGCCCCGTATGTGGATGTACAAATATCCGCAGATTAAGAAGAGTGACAGGTTATCTTACTGGAGATTATAAGACTGCATTCAATGTCGGAAAACAGCAAGAAGTAGAACTAAGAACTAAGCATTCAGGTACAAAGAAGGAGCTTTAATTTATGAATTATGCAGAAGTTTTAGATTGTGATGTTGTAAATGGTAGACAAGTTGGAATTTCATTTTTCGCACAGGGGTGTCCATCACCCCACTGCGAAGGATGTTTTAATTCAATTGCTTGGGATTTTTCTGGTGGAAAAGAATTTGGAGAAAAACAGATTGAACATTTTCTTTCACTCGCAGGAAGAGAATATATTAAACGTATCAGTATTCTTGGTGGCGAACCTCTTTGTCAACAAAATGTAGATGATATTACAGCATTAGTAAAAAAGTGTAAAAATATTTATCCAGACAAACAAATTTGGTTATGGACAGGGTACTCTTTTGACGACATTTCTAATTATCCAATTCTAAAATATCTTGATTATGTGGTTGATGGTAAATTTCTAAAAGATCAAAAAGATCTCTCTATCGCATTTCGCGGAAGCAAAAATCAAAAAATCTGGGAAAAACAAAATAATGGAACATGGAAAGATAGAACGGAGGAATTTCTATAAACAAATACGAGATATATAAACAAAAACGAAGAGAAAAATCAAAACAGTATATTGGTCAAAAGTATAATCATTGGACAATTATTTCTTATAACGAGGAAGTTACAGAATCTCATTATTTGGAGGGCAAGCGATATGGCTTGTTCTTCAATGTCCAATGTGATTGTGAAAATCAAACAAAAGCAGTTATGCGATTATCTGCATTAAAATGTGGTCATAGTAAATCTTGTGGATGTATTAAATTTAACAATCCGAATACGGTTCAAGATTTAGCTGGGCAAGAATTTGGAAGATTGACTGCGCTCTATCGAGATATTGAACGAGACTTAGGACTGAGAAAAATGGGAAAGAAAGGCGTCCATTGGATATGTCAATGTAACTGTGGAAATCCAAAATTGATTAGCATATCGGCATATAGCTTGACATCTGGAAAGACAAAATCTTGTGGTTGTTATGCTTCAGAAAGAATAAAAATTAGAAATAAAAAATATTCCACAAAAATAAATAAATTTGTAGACAATAATGATGGGTCTTATACTCTATATGACCAAGAAGACCATACATGTATTATTGATGCAGAAGATTATGATATTGTAAAAAATTGGTATTGGAGAAAATTAGCAAAACGCGGAGATATTAATAAAGGTTATTGGATGACTAATACCAAAGACGATGACCAATATAATACATCTGTTATATTTCTTCATCAAGTTATTGGAGAAATTAAATATGGAGCCTATGATAGAAACATTGTTTTTACAGATCATTTGTCAAGAAATACAGATGATTATAGAAAATGTAATTTAAAACTAAAAACTAATGAAGAAAACTGTCATAACAGGGGTTTAAGCAAAGCAAATACTTCCGGTAAAACCGGTGTTAGTTTTAATAAGCAAAAAGGATTATGGACTGCATATATTACAATCAATTATAAAACAATACATCTTGGAGATTTCATAGATATTAATGAAGCAATAGATGTACGAAAGGCAGCCGAAAAGAAATATGGTTTTACTTGTGATGATGTTATAGCTGAATATGATAAGACAAGTTAATGAGGATAATAAATGACACAACAACTACATAAAAACGACATTTTATACTACGCCAGAATCATGCCAACATTAGGCTTATACGATGTATACGAGCTTAAAATTCGTACTATTGATGAAGAAAATAGATGGTTCTGTGGCATGGAAAAACGTACTAAAATAGCATATCTTTTCAGCTATGATAATATTGGCAAGACGATTTTCTTTGATCGAAAAGAGGCTCTTAAAGCAGTTAAACAAGCTGAAAAGAATAAAATCCCAATCAGCAATGAGACATTGTACGAAGAATACTAGGAGGTGATATTACGGCAAGCCCATTAATGAAATATAAAGGAACATATCGTCTGATGGCTAATCTGGATCATGATACAAATGATTTTCCACGAGATGATAAAGGAAATCTTGATACAGACGATATCTACATCAAGTGCCAATATGGTAATCAAATCTATTATTATGGCAGAAATGACCTCGTAGCATATATTCCATCTCTTGGCAGAGGACATAATATTCTTAGAGCCATCGCTGCTGATAGGCTCCAAATTGAAGATAAAATCCCATACGAAGAACTTTATCCTCAACTATTATCCGAAGGAACAGTAAAACATATCATGGAAAATGATGAAGAAATTGAGTTTCATTTTCATCCAAAAGACCTTTCTTATATTGCAACACTTCTTAAGGCATCCACATATGGAGCAGATATTTCACCATTCTCAACCAGAAATCTTCCAAAACAAAAATATGAAATCCCAGAATCGGATCTTGAACAGTATAAACAGGTTGTAAAAGATGTTCCAAAAGATAAAATTCTTATCATATCTCGTGTCACATCCAATTATATCTTTGAGCGTATGCAGAAAATGAAACAATATAAGTCTGAGCCAATTAAAAAACTGATGCGTAAAAAGATGCTTAAGGGTAAGGAATTTATCCATTCTGAGGAACAATGGGATGATTTTCTCAAGTATCTAAGCAAGGAGGTATCTATATGCTTGACTTAAACAATTATCAATTAGTAACAGATCTCTCCAATAATAAGCTCAGAAAGAATGGATTCTCCTTTGGTTGTTATCGAAGGAGCGTATATAAAGATACGATTGAGTTTCGTCTATATATTGATCTTGAGGAACAGGACATATTCTATCAAGTGTTCGACTCAGATCATAATCAGCTCTATATTCCTTATTACAACAGAGAATATGGTAACAACAAGATTGTAAAAGAGATTGATAGAAAAATTAATCGTATTATGAAAACTATGGTGAACCAAAAAGTCTTAAAGAAAACAAAAGAAGAGGAGAATAATTCTATGGATACAGAAACAATTAAAATTAAATACTTTACAGATATTGAACCAATCGCACCTATTCAAAATGGTGATTGGATTGACCTAAGAGCTGCAGAAGACGTACATCTCAAAAAAGGTGAATTTAGACTTATTTCTCTTGGTGTAGGAATGAAGTTGCCTGACGGGTATGAAGCGCACATTGCACCTAGAAGCAGTACATATAAGAACTTTAAAATTATGCAATGTAACTCGATTGGGATCGTTGATAACTCTTATTGCGGATCAAACGATATTTGGAAATATCCAGCAATTGCTATGGAAGACACAGTTATTCATAAAAATGATCGTATCTGCCAATTCCGTATTATGAAGAAACAGCCTGAAATTCACTTCGAAACTGTCAAAGAACTCGAAGGTAAGAGTCGTGGAGGATTTGGAAGTACAGGTAAAAACTAATGGATGATGATTTACGATACAGAGAAGAAAACTGGGTATGGGATGCTCAATGCGCAGCAGTGGACGAGAAAATGTTAACTTGTCCACGTTGCGGATCAATCATGCTTCCTCAGTTCCAAAAATATGATTACATGGGAGCTGGATGGGAAGAATATTTCGAATGTACCAATGGCACATGTGGCTATTGTTGCAAAATATAAATTATATAAAGGAGAACAAAACAATGAAACTACAAACACAAATCATTCTTGACAACGTTGATAAAGTAAAAGCGTTTGTTATGACAGTCAGCAAATATCCTGGAGATGCAACACTTGTATCTGGAAGATATGTTGTTGACGCCAAATCAATTATGGGTATCTTTTCACTAGCTCTAAATAAACCAGTGGAATTTACCTATGAAGGTGAACTAACAGCAGAGCTTGCTAAAGAAGTACAAGTATATGAAAGTCAGGAGGTATAAACCATTGAATAATTTTAAGAAAAAACTAACAACTACTGTAACTCTACTAACCGTATTACTCACTCCAACACTGGCTAATGCAGAGACTAAATATGTCGAACCTAGCATCGGTCTTAATTATCGAACAGGTGATTCTGTTAAGTCTCAGAAGATTGGTGCTCTTCCATATGGAGCATCAGTAGAGGTGCTTGACATCACAGAGAGCAACTGGGCAAAAGTACAGATTGGCGATAATGTATTCTATATGTCAAATAAATATCTTTCTGATACCCCGCTTATCGCAGAGCCTATTCAACAGGCTGAACCAATTGAGACGGAATCCGTAGAGACAACTTCTCATTCCTGCTACAGTATTGGTACATATCGAATCACTCATTACTGCGGATGTGCAAACTGCAATGGTTCCTGGGCTGGCAGTCCAACGGCATCTGGTGCATATCCTGTAGCTGGCAGAACAGTTGCCATGGCTGATTTACCGTTTGGAACTAAAGTAGAAATTAACGGTCGGATCTACACTGTAGAAGATCGTGGAGTGCCGAGTGGATGCGTTGATATTTATGTCGACAACCATTCTGAAGCTCTTAATTCAGGCATGTATTATGCAGAAGTTAGAGTAGTGGGATAGTTGACATAGAGAAAATCTGAGGTTATAATATCCCCAACAAGGTTTTCTCTGTGTTCCAGGGCAACCCAGTTGATCCTCAAAAGGGCAAAGTCACTGATCCTCTAGCCGTTCGCTAACAGATCACCGATCAGCTTCCAACTGTCCCTTTTCCCGATCAACAGCCCAGACAGCAGCCGGAGTAATCGAAAAAACAAAATGAAGACCTTGTAACCATGAAAAATGTGGTTATGAGGTCTTTTTTTACGTTAATAACAAATTATGCACAGATAAAAAGGCTTAAATACTGGGTTTTTGGGGATTAGGACAATTGAAATTTTACGATGAAAAGCAGATGAAATTCAGATTTCATACGTTCATAATCATTCTCATCAGCCTTTTCCAAACATAGACCAAACCTTCCAGTCGGAAAAGTTTACACGAAAATATATGTCAAAATATCTATTAAATATTCTATAGTCATATCAGCGGCAGAACCAACAGTTTTGCCCTTTTTAGGCTCAAGGAGGTTGCCTTGAAACATAGTATATTTTTTACTCCATTTTTGGGGATGTGTAATGATAAATATTAAAAAGTCTGGGAACCCGCAGAAACACTGGATTCTTGCTTTCCCAGATTTTCCCAAAAGCAACAGGATTTGGGTACTTATTCTTACACACGCCCAAAAACAAGCATTTTTGGGTACTTTTTGAAACACACATAATTCATTTTTGGGTAACTTTTTCGACACATAAAATCAAAGGAGGTACACTATGTACAAGAAAAACTACAAAGGACGCTGTGAGAAAAAATCTCTCTCCAAATGTGACACGATCTGCCGATGCTACAGCACCATCCAATCTGTTTATGCAGACAAACTGGAAACCGATCCATCTGTCCAATCCTTCCAATGCAATGCGCCACTCGAAGATGAAGACTACACAACAGACTTCCTTATTACACGACAGGATGGCACGCAATATGTCCGAGAGTGTGTAGAACGAAGTCATCTGACCAGGCCTAAGCCACTTACAATTAAACTTCTGGACACATCACGTTCCTACTGGCTTGCCCATAACGTTCAAGATTGGGGGATTGTAACAGATGCAGAAAGCTGATATAGCCTATATCAATAACACGTTCTACAGAATTTTAAAGACATTAGATAACCAGACTCTTGTAATTGACTGTCTCCATCCGAAAATGCCATTCTGGACGATCAGAACGCAATATACCCCATTGCCAGAGAAGCAATTATATGATGTTCTAAACATCGCCCCACCAGATGTGAAAGACCTTACATCTGATCAGATGCGCATTGCACATGAGCGGTACACACTGATTGCACCGATCCTATACCACTTAGGAGATAGCACAGCAACCGCAAACATCATCTCTTCCATCTCAGAGGAGCATAACATTAGTAAACAGACCATCCGCCGCTATCTGTATCAATATCTAATCTTTCAGACCATCACTGTACTTGCACCAAAAGTTCATACGAAAGAAAAGGTACTGACCAAAGATGAGAAGAACATGAGATGGGCATTGAATAAGTTCTTCTATACACGCAGACAAAACAGTCTTGTGACAGCCTATGAGATGATGTTGAAAGAAAAGTATTGTGACAGTACAGGACAACTCTTGCCCGATCATCCATCCTTTTATCAGTTCCGATACTTTTACCGGAATACTAAGAAGCTTCAGACCTATTATATTTCCAGAGATGGACTGTCAAATTACCAGCGTAACAATCGTCCCTTACTGGGAGATGGCATCCGTGAATTTGCAACCAATATTGGTACTGGTATGTTTGATTCCACGGTATGTGATATCTACCTTATAGACGAAACTGGTACATTAAAAGGTCGCCCCATCTTAACCACTTGCATTGACGCTTACAGCAGTATGTGTTATGGCTATGTTCTCTCATGGAATAACGATACAAAGAGTTTATGTCATCTGCTCCAAAACATCCTTACAGACAAAACAGAATGGTGCAGAAAGTTCGGCATCTCACTAGAAAAATCCCAGTGGAATGTACAGGAGTTGCCAGCTATCTTTGTAACAGATATGGGACGCGAGTATACGTCAGAATCCTTTGCACAGATCACAGAAACAGGCGTGACTATGGTAAATCTTCCACCTTACAGGCCAGAGCTAAAAGGTGCTGTAGAGAAATTCTTTGACATCATCCAATCCATGTATAAACCTCTCCTCAAGGGCAAAGGTGTGATTGATCCAGACTTCCAGGAACGAGGTGCAAGAGATTATAGATTGGACGCTTGCTTAACGATGTTTGATTTTGAGAAGATCATTTTGCGCTGCATCATCTACTACAACAGCCAACGGCTCATGGAACGATTTCCTTACACACAATCCATGATTCATGATGGAGTAAAGCCATATGCAGCCAGTATCTGGGAATGGGGAAGACGGCAGCCAGGCGCAAATTTAATTCCATTCCCGCACGATACCGCGAAAATAATCCTATATCTGCTCCCACGTACTATTGGAACATTCACTAGGAGAGGTCTAGTGGTAAACGGGATGCGGTATAAACGGGATGATTGTGCTGAGAGATTCTTAAAAGGCGGCAATATTAAGGTTGCTTACGATCCGGATGATGTATCTGTAGTATGGACAGTAGAGAAGGGCGATTTTATTTCGTTTGAATTGGTTGAAAGCAGATATAAGAATAGAAAATTGGATGAAGTGGAGCAGATCAAAGAACAGAGCAAAACAACACTACGTTCCGAACAAAATAATGCAAGACAGGCGAAAATTGATTTGATGAATGAGATCGAGTTAATTGCTAGGGGAGGAGTTAAAAGATGAACGGTAAATTACTTTCACAATTGCCTGATTTTTTATGTGAGAACGAATTAGTAGAACGACTGAAGATATTACCAAACTATAATATAAACATTGCCAATGAAACAATGCCAACTCGTCTTCTGGCGTTATCAGAATTATATGATATTTATATTCCATCACAATTATCTGTTGATGTATATAATAAATTGTATATGGCATTACTCAGGTCGATTAAGAAAAAAGAAAATGATATGATGGTAAAACAGCAAAGAATCGAAAATACAACAAACACCATACAAACGTATAATGGTATTATAGGTGGTGCTGATTCGTTTACAATCATTGGAGTTTCTGGCATAGGGAAGAGTAGTGCTATTACCAGAGCGATCTCATTGATTTGCGGAAATCATTTTATCGAAACAATAGACCCATATCAACGAATTGCTCCTTTTGTACTTGTGCAATGCCCATTTGACTCTTCTGTAAAAAGTCTATTGTTAGAAATCGTTCGTATTCTTGATGCTACATTGGATGGAGATTATTTACAGATAGCACAACGGTATACTACGGATAGACTAATCGGTTTTGTTAGCCAAATATGTTTAAATCATGTTGGGGTACTTATTGTTGATGAGATTCAAAATGTAGTTAATAATAAAAATGGTGATAAACTTATTGGGGCGTTAACACAGATTATAAATAGTAGTGGAATTAGTGTATGCATGGTTGGAACACCAGAATGTCTACATTGGTTTGAAAGCGCACCACATCTGGAACGAAGGACAATAGGCTTGCGATATTTACGAACTGATTATGATGATGATTTTATACATTTTTGCAAAAATCTATTAAAATTTCAATATGTGCAACAATACACAGAACCATCAGAAAAATTTATAAATTGGTTGTATGTTCATTCAAACGGAGTGACGTCAACTGTTGTATCATTATTTTATAGAGCACAGGAATTAGCCATTATGAGTAACACAGAGAAATTAAGTATTGATATTTTTAATGCGTCATACAATGGGATGATGTCTATGCAAGTAGGAAAAGTGCAAAAGAAAAATAGTCAAACAGTCAATAAACCACATAAAGAAATAACAATTCATCATTCGGATAGTGTTAATATTGCTGACTTATACAATTATTCACAATCTAATAACTATGATCTCTTAACTCTTATTAAAAATACTTTTACTGTTGAAGAGGTAGAAATATGTTAAATTATTTTCCTAAAATATATGACTATGAATTGTTTTATAGCATATATTCAAGATTGAAACAAGATATAAATGTACAGAGTAATCAATCTTTTAAAGAAATCGTGTTTAAACGACCGAATGAATACATCGAAATATTTTATATAAACGAACCAAGTGATGTACTACGTTCTTTTATATCGAAAAATTATATTATTAATGATTTATACTATAACCATACTATGCTTTTTTACTGGTCTGTATTTCTAAACGAATCGGATAAAGAAAATGCGTTGAGAAAGCTCATATCAAATGACAAAAGTTTTTTAGAATACCTTTCCCCAAGACCAAAACATAAACATCAAAAAATATTTCTAAAATATTGTCCATTATGTGCAAAAGAAAATCGAGAGCAATATCACGAAACATATTGGAATGCTTTTCATCAAATTCCAGAAATTAATGTTTGTGTAATTCATGGATGTAAACTCAAAGATTCATCGGTTCATGTTAACAATTCAAGAATAATAAATTTTCTAACGGCTGAAAATTGCATTAATGATGATTATTCATATGATATGGGAACTATCGGTGAAATCAAGGCTGCAAAATACCTATATCAATTGGTAGTAAGAAAACAGAGTCTTAAGAACGGTGTTACGATGTTTGACGTATTTTACAGGAAGTTAGTTCAAAAGAAATATATCAATCAGCTTTCGTGGCTCCAGCATAAGTCGGTATTTTTAGATAATTTTAAACAATATTTATCTGACAATAACATAAAGGAAGCTTGTCAAATAAAAGCAATGAGTAATATATTCTCAAATAAAGCGAATCCACTTAGAACAATTCATATATTATTATTTTTAGATATACAAATATCTGATATTTTTGTATGCAAAACGGCGAAACAAATTGATTCGGAATTAATTGAAAGAATTCGATCAGAGTATACAAAAGATAACGGTATAAACAAACTTGCGAAGCAATATCATATTTTACCTTGTAATGTAAGTAAAATAATTAACGGTCAATATGAAGTTGAAAAACAAAAATTAATAAGCCAAAATTATGCACATAGTAGCAGTAGGAATATACCGCCTAAAGGAAAGAGGTATTCTGAATTAGATAAAAAGTATTATCCTAAAATTGAATATTATATTGACTTATATTTTAAGAATTCTGACAAAGTTAGAAGATTAACTGTAGGAGGATTTAATGCTTTCATGCAACAAATTTGTCAAGACATCAGAAGAAATGATTTTTATTATATGCCACAATGCTATAAGTATATTAAAACAAAAGAAAAACCAATAGAGGATTATTGGGTCGATAAAATAAAATATATTGTCGATCAAATTGACAGCGATTATATTGCATATAGCGAATTAAAGGGTATGGTACACATAATAGAAAAAAATATGATAAAAGCCATGGATATACTACAATACAGATATCCTGAAACGTACCTAAAAATACAGAAAAATAATAAAAAAGCGTAAAAAAATGGGGAATACCAAAATTAATTGATATTCCCCATAAAATTATTGCATCATTTTATCTTATATGATATACTATTTTTGCACTGATGAAACGGTTGTTTCATATGATGGTGAAAAAAGAAAAATTTCTTTTCTGGCTGCCTGATGAGGGTGGCTTTTCTTATTTCACGCATGTATTTATTATAATCTAACACAGCATTCAATTGCTATCCATCCTGCACCAGATTTCAATTTACCCCATGTATATCCATCAGCAGTTTTTGTTTCTGTGATAGTATATGTTCCAATAGGGCAAGAACCAATAGCAATTCTAGCGCTTAGACCAGCAGAAGCACGAACTCTGATGCCATTTTCCTTAACTGCAATTTGAAATTCTTTATTTACAACAGTGCTATGCTTATCCAAAACACCGACATAGGTACAAAAATCTTTGTCAATGCAAATCCAACCTGCACCTGATTTTAGCTTACCCCAGTATGTATTTTTGATTTCAGTGATATTATAAGTTCCTTTGTCACGAATGCTTCCAGTTGCGCTTGCCTTGCTGGATGCATCGCTTCTAATTGTTAAAGCATCACAATTAACTTTATATTTTCCTACTTTGTATACAGGTGTAGCTGGCTTTACGGTTGGTTTAGGCACTGGTTTATTTGCAGTGGCTACTACACCAACATACGTACAATATTCATCCGAAACATTGATCCAGCCAGCTCCAGATTTTAGTTTACCCCAACAATTATTCTTAATCTCTGTTATAGTATACTCGCCATGATCTCGAATAGTATTGACAACTTTTGAATTAACAGTTGCATCCGATCTGATATGAAGATCACAATTTACCTTATACATACCAACTTTATATGTTTTTGTTTGTGCTGGTGTGGACGGTGCAACAGTAGGAGTAGAAGTAGAACCTAGCTTTGCTTTAAATTCGCTCCATGTCCAAGAAGTTTTATATTTATTGTTAGTAACATATGGAGCAGGACAATATTTGTTAACAACATCATAATGTCTAAGTACATGATCCGCACCTACACCAAGTTGTCCCATCAAATATTTTACTAATTGTACGCAAGCATTTTGCGTTGCTTCTGTAAAATACCATGTTGGATCTTCTGCATATTTTCCAGATCCATCACACTTAGGACACATCTCGATTCCGATACAGTTACTATTCCTTGCATATGGATGTTTTTGAGTATAGTATCCTGCAGTGCCTACTTGCCAAAGGATAGCATTATGGTCTGCTGCTTTATAAATCGTACCATCCCAATAAATATAGTAATGCGCGCCACATCCATCTGAATTAATTTTATTATTTTGCCCTGCTACTCCAAGATAATGAACTACAATATATTGTTTTTGATTTCCCCATTGTGGGACATAAGGTCTGCTTGCATTTGTAACGTCAATAATATTCATATTCGAATTCTCCCTTCCGAGTTTATCAAAACGAGTTAAATCCCATCGTTCGATCAAACTACAAATTTTATCTACATATTTAACATCTGTTGCATATCCACCATTTTTGATGATCTGCGTTGCTGTTTTGTAGTCTTTGCAACCAGATAAACCCGCATATCTTTTTACTTTTCCATTCATCGCTCCATTGAGATAATAGGAATGGTCTTTGATACTAGTCAGGATATCTGCATACTTTCGAAAATCAGCAGTTACAACATAAACTTTCCCATCTTTGGTTTGCTCATTTGTTTTCTTCGTATATTTACTCTTTCCATCCCAAGCAGAAGTCCATGTGTTACCAGAGAGACTTGTTTTCATTCCGAATAAATTATTTGCATTCTTTGCCAATTCTGTTGTTCCGTATCCAGATTCCAGGCAAGCCTGGGCAGTAGTAACTGATGCTAAAATTCCACTTGTCTTCATATCTTCGGCGGCAAGCTTACCTATTTTTTCAACGAATTCTTTTTCTGTCACAAAATCACCTCCAACATAAAAAATGGGAGATACCAATATAGATACCTCCCATCAAATTATTTAAATGTAAAAACTGTTTTTCCGAAAATCTTATAATAAGGTTTTTCAGATTGTTTATGATCAAAGATTGCCCATTCTACCCAGTCTAAAAATGGAATAAAAATCGCAGACAAAAACATCCATATAAAACAAAACGGCAGACATACTTGTCCACCAATGTTAAATGGCATGTTTCTGTAATCCCATATAGTATAATTCTGATTAAGAGTAATACCGACTACATATTCACCTGCCGTGATAGCAATAGTACAGATTAAAATTTGTAGCAAGTAATCCATTTCGAATGAAAATAAGTCATTTAATCCATCAATAAAAAATAAACCCGCAAAACCTGCGAGTAAGAACATAGACCAATGTGATGTATGAGATTTTTTAAATAAGATTTCCATTCCATAATAGACTGTTCCAGAAAGGAGAAAAATAAAGATATGACATAGAATTTTAGAAAATATACGATTTAATTTCCTCATCATGCAACGTCCGTTTTAGTGAGAGACTCAAGTTTCTTTTCAACTGCTGCAAGCAAAGCGTCTTTTGAATCAGTCACCGTCTTGATAATATCTGTATATTTCTCATCCGTAATTTCCATACCATATGTAATCTTTTTAATAGACTCAATATCTTTCGCATCTTTAATCATTGCATTTAACACATTGCAATATGTTGTATGATATGTTTTATTAGCACTTAAAGACATATAAATTTTTAAAATGTCCGTAGGTTGATATAAAGCACAAAGTTCGCCATTTGCATGATAAGGAAGTGGAAGAGTAAAATCCGTCAATTCAGCCGTCATAACAAGATCTTTCATATTACTCTGATCTTCAATAGTATACGAAAAGTGTTGCTTTCCTAGACTCGTTTCGATAGCTAATCCACTCTCAATAGCAGCAGTACATTGTTTGCCGATTTGTTCCTTATAATAATCACGAAACTCTTCAAGGCTCATGCTATTGGTATTTACGATACCAACAACAGATTTGATGTTTTCAACTTCTTCACGAATAGATGGTTTTGACAATTTTACACTAATAATTTCAGCCGTTCTATTTTTTGGTACATCCTGATAAATTGCATCATGATGAACTATTTTTTCTTTTATTGTATCGGTTTCCTCGTCTCTTTCTAATATTTTTTCATCATATGCTTCTTGAGCAATACGAGATTCATATTCTGTAATCGTATCAACCATATAAGATATAGAAGAAATTTTTTGGTAAATGTTAAAAGAATTTAATAATGTATCATTTTCATCAAGAAAATCTACATAATCAATAATTTCCATTCCGAAAAAATCTTTTATATCGTCATATTTTTGATCCACAAATTGAATTGTACTTTCCTCATCTCCAATAAAATATAAATATGTAAGTTTTTTTTGACCGTTTGGCAGTCGTATATATTGTTTCATAATATTCTCCTTAATATATATTAATTATTACGCTGTACGTCGCCACATGTAACAAACTATGTATGGTTGCACTATAGATTGTGCCGTACTCCCACTTGTGCTTGTTTTATTAAGACGCGTTGCGCCTGTAGTTGGATTGCCCTTCCATGTCATTCTATTTGCGCTTGAATTGATTGTTGATCCATATACGCCGCCATTTGCACCAGCGGTTAAATACATCGTAGTATCGTCTGCTCCAATGGATTCAACATGATTATGTGATATATTAACGGCTTTTGCGCCACCTGTTTTATTTACAGTATTAAAATCTCCGTCAGATGAATTAATACCAACCGGGACCCGTCCTGATCCCCATGCTGTCCAGGTTCCAAAACCTAAATAAGTAGATGGATTGGCAGAATTGGTAGACATTAAAATATGCCCTACAGGATATAATTTCTGTACGGCATTATTAATTAACACATTAATATCGGTTCCACTGACTGTTAATCCTTTATTCGCTTTGATTTTCCAATCAAATTCGGCAATAGCCTCAGCTTCAGCAACTTTTCCAAAAGCTATACCTAATCCGTTTTTAAAGAAAGAGAATACCTTTGAAACGGAATTACCAGTTGTTTGAGAAATTACTGTTTTGAATTTATCTGTGACAACTAATTGAATATCATAACCAGAAGATGTTTCTGCTTGGAAAATATATGAACCACCAGAAACTGAATATTTATTTTGATAAGAAGATAGGGTGGCGGAAGTGTAAGAAGAAACGCTTTTCTTTTTATATTTTATCTGAAACGTTGTTGTGTTTTTACTATTCAGACTTGTTGCAGTGGCTGAGAATATAACTTGTAAATATGAGCCGTTTGATGTTGCATTTCCAGAAGAATCCGTTCGTCTTGCCGATAAAGCTGTAATTGTTGGATTGCTATATGCGAGAACTGTAATTGATTGAGAAGCCGCTGTTGTTGATTTTCCTCTGCTATCCGTAGCAGAAACGGATATTGTCCAAGTACCGGATGTTGGAAGAGATATATTAACACTACTTCCATAATATGTATACGTAGTTCCACTAATGATGGCTTTAACTGTGATTGTTTTGATAGTCGCAGAATTATTTGCTGTGGCTGTAGTGGCTATATGTAATTCAGAGTTGTTTTGTACATATCCACCATATGTACCAGAATATCCTTTATTATCGCTTAATGCAAATGATACTGTTGGTGCAGCAGATAATGGAACATAAGCAGTAATAGAGGAGTAGGAGTTTCCTATCTCCGTACTTCCGTTAAATGTCTGAATACATAAGCCGATATACACACTATTATCATTTGGTATACTCGAACAAATAGACATTGGAAGAGTAAAGGAGCCAGAAGTTGCTACGTTCTTAACTGCTTCAACCCAACTTCCATTTTCTTTAACTTTATACCAAAGAGAATGTGTAAATGAAGAATTGTTTCTATTAATATTAATCGTTACTATACCGCCAATTGTATTTCCACTTACAGTTCCAAAAGTTGATTTCCTTTTAATCTGTGGAAAAGTAATAGTGGAACTACCAGAACATGTGATACTTGAGGTTTCAACAGCTGCTTGAATTTTTACCGAAATAGATTTATTTCCATTTGCATCGTGTGTAAATGTTTTAGAACCTGACGCGATATTTCCTGCATAACGAGCTACACGATCTGTTTTGCTTACGACATTACTTCCATCAATTGTTAGAATTAAAGTTCTTTCAGCATACCAAGATACACCACCTGCACACGATAACGTCCAGTTTAAAGTTGTTGTGTTTTTGACTTGATCCTGGCTTGTAGAATATGTAAAGGTATAATAACGACCTTCACCATAAGCGTTTGTAGAAAATGATCCCATTTATCAACCTCCCGTTCCGACAAACTGACAATTCATATTTCCAGCTGAATCAAGAGTAAAAGAATATCCTAACATTCTAAGCTGATGGGTAATAATAACATCAGGAATGTTAAGCTCACCATATTGAATGTACATAAGTGGCTGTCCATTTCCTAACATCTGATATTTTTCATTATCTATAACAACCTGGTATGGATTATTTTTCTTTCCTATTTTTAAACCATTTGCATCAAATTGAAAATAATTTTCCTGATTCGATTTCAAATTATTGACTGTACTGTTCAGCCCGTCATATGTATCTTTTTGTACATAAAATCCGAACTGGTTATCCGTTTGTTCAAATCTTGTTTTTGTTTCTGTTTTATAGTCTCCAAAATCATCACTTGTAACATAAGATTTTAAAGCTTCTGAAATCATTCCATCTGCTTCGACCCTCATTTCAGCCTTTGCTTCGTTTACATCATTTTTTTGTGCAAACAAACTTATTTTTTGCGTAGTCTGTTCGATCCATGTAGATTGCGCTCCAATTGCATCGTTTAAATCGTCTAAGCATAAAGACCAAGCAGTTGGGAGGTTTCCCATTTCAAGTTGCATATTGTAGAACCAATAATCACCTGAAGGAAATGTGATTTCGATATATTTATGTGTAGCAGTATTGATATTTTTGCATACTCTATTAAATTGTTGAAAAGAAGTAGTGACTGAAAAGTTTTCTGTTAATGTCCCAATACTTAGTTGAACAGTAGATGCAGCTTTCGCCTTGATTTTCATCTGGAATGTATAATCTCCTGAATTCCGAAGAACATCATTTAAACGTAGTGTGCTTTTTTCATTACAGCTGAGATGTCCACAAGTTACTTTTTCGCCATTTAGACCAGTAACAGATTCTTGAATTAAAGTATAAATAGTAATCACCTCCTTAGTGATTGAAAATGGTCAATATTATCTTTCACGGGTTTCAAAAAAACCCAGTGTTTTCAAGGAAAATTGAGGAACAAAAATAGGATGAAAGCAGAGTTTCATCTGGTGGATTAAATAGTAACAGGCTCAGGAGCTCAAAAAACATAGATTCTGCTTCTGATCTTGCTGAAGATATGCTTATAAAATGTGACTATGGAGAAATTAGGTTGTTTACAATACAAAGCACAGTAAGTGTCTATCAAGGTTCTCCGGATGGCAGAGGCGGATTTCTATTTGCATATCAAAGCACATCCGGCAGCAAATACGGAATTGTTGTGCTTTTTTCTTACGCTGGAACTATATGGATGAAAATCAAATCTACTACTTGGGCTGAGTGGAAAAAAATACAATTGTCTTAAAAACAAAATAGTAACCGGCTGATTGAGCATATCAAACATGGACAAACAAAGGAAATTCCCATTTGGCACATATTTGTAACCCTATAGCTAAGGAAAAGTGTACAATCGATACAATTCTAAGGTGTCCTCATTTAAACATGCTTTCAATTAATCCAAATACAAAACAAATAACATTTAGTTTTGATACCTATGGTGATGTGTTAGATATTTTTTTATTTTAAATAGTAAAACTTTTCAATATATTGATAGTGTAATATTAGACCAAGCATTGAAAACGGAAAGCATATTGTATACAACTAATGTAAAACAGCTTTATATTTCATATGGGCTTAAAAATAAAACGCAATCTTATGGCGGAAGTACCATCATAATTTTTGCCCTAGAAGATAAGCCATGTATGGTGCCTGTGTATATACAAAATGGAACTTTGATTGCGCATCTATATATACATAATAATCCCAACAAACATACAGTCGATTTCTATTGCTATTTATGCAACGAATCAATTATTGTGAGCTTGTATTGTCTTAAATAGTAATCTCCAAGCAAAAACAAAAAATATTCCACAACAGGAAAGCAATGATATTGAATCACTTATTAATTTGATTATATCTAAGACAAGATGGCAAAACAACGGGATCTTTAACATCTGCGGAAGTTGGAAAAATCACATTAAAGGCTATTCTGCTATAGTGCAAAAAATTGTTTATGATCAATCATCAATTAAGATATCCGGTATTATTTTTTCATTCGATGGAAATGGGTGGAACTTTACATCTCATATTACTAATGATGAAACAATAACAAAGATATTCTTTTTTGCAATGCAATAAATGAAAATAGTAAGATGTTTTCAAAAGATTTTGAAAAATGCAATTGCGTTGCATGATATTGATTAACAATTTAACATCTTCGAACGTATATTATTTATCAGGTAATCTACAAGTAAAGAACGAGCCAACAGAACAACATTGTACTAATTGTTTTGTTTTCATTTTTGCAGAATCTATTGGTAGAGTAACACAAATTATCCTACCTGGAAACCATGAGAATATTTTCTATCGATCCATGATTACAGACACAAACAATTGGTGTACTTGGAAGAAAATATAATGAATTTTCCAGATTTTCGTTCACTTTAATTAAATAGTAACCTGCCAGGAATAGAGTTTTTAACAAGAACCATCACTGCGAAATCCGAAAAAGTATACGATTTGCAAATTAATGTTACGGAATACATTATCTTCTCAATTTGGTCAGAAGATCGAATGGGGTGGAAGTATACTGTAACTCGTGGAGTGAGTGGAATAGAAGCTACTCAAAATTGGGCCATTTGTTTTTTCGAAAATCCGACAGGTAATTTTACTTTCAAAGTTGCAGTTTTGAAGATTAAATAGTAAGACATTATCACATAATGCAGGCGGTCATAACTCCATTTTCAGAGGTAAGAACTTAGGTACTTCCTATACTTCTGCTATGTCAAAAGCTATTCAGAGTGGTACATTTGATGACCTGTTCGTAGGTGACTACCTGACAATCAACGGTACTGTATATCGAGTTGCCGGGTTCAATCTTGGAAAACAGATTGGAGATAATACATCTATGGGTAATAGCATGTGTCTCGTACCTGACTCTGCACTGTACAATGCTCAGATGCATAACACAGACAGCGGTCAGTATACAGAAGGCGCTGCCGCAAATACCACAACTGGTGCTTATGCTAATTCTGACATGAGAACTGCTAACCTCGCACAGGCTACTCAGAAAATTGTGAGTGACTTCGGTTCTTCTCACGTAATGTCCTATAGAGATATCTTGCCAAATGCAACAGCTGATGGACAGGCTTCTGGATGGGCTTGGTACGACTGTAAGGTTGAGCTGATGTCTGAGACGATGGTATACGGAACAAAAGTATGGGCTAATAGCGGTTATGAGGTCGGATGCATCAACTCTCAGTTCCCGCTGTTCGCTCTTGCCCCTGAGTACATTCACCGTCGCTTCGCCTTTTGGCTTCGTGGTGTGAGGTCTGCGACTTACTTCTGTTTTGTGAACTACGGCGGCTTTGCGGACGGCTACGGCGCGTCTTATTCTTATGGCGTTCGTCCGTTTTTCTTCGTTAATTAATATTTTTACGTGCATAGAAACGGGAATAATAGCTATTGACTGCGGATTTAATATAAATACAAGAATAAAAACATGCAATCTACAAAATTGCAAAATATCAATATATACATACACGACAAATAGACCGTCCAATGGGCGATCGAAAAAATAAAGGTATTTTATTAGCTTGCTTACAAAAAATTAAGCTATATTTTTCATAAAATTCGATTTAACACGTTCTTGTTGAACCATTACATATTGCATCGTTGTATCTGGCTTGGCGTGTCCTGCATAGACCTGAATCTCTTGTAATGGCATACCACGTTTTCCTGCATCCGTAAGTAACGTCCTTCGAAATTTATGAGCATGTACGTGAATATTTGTCTTTTTACCTAACGCTGCCAACATAGACTGAATTGCCTGAACTCCAAGTCGCTTATGTGGAGATTTTGAGGACACAAATAAAGCTTCATTTGTATCTTTTCTTTCATCAAGATATTTTTTAAGATGATAAATGCAGCGATCTGTCAAATAAACAGTACGTTCTTTCTTGCCCTTTTCTCCATAAACAATTAATTCTTTTCTTTGCCAATCAATATCCGAGCGATTAACGCTAACTGCCTCTCCAATACGAGTAGCAGTACAATATAAAAATTCCATAATTGCAATATCTCTCTGAGAGTTTGCACTGCAACGAAGTTCTTCCATCTCTGCTGCTGAAAATGTTTTTTTTAGTTTAGTAGGTACTCTCATTTTCTTGAGTTTTCGCATAGGATTTGATTGTATATATCCTTCATCCGCAGCCCATGTAAAAAATGAATTAAGATACCTACGTATGTTATCAAGATATACAATAGAAGTATGATGCGTTTCTTGAAAAAATGCCAAATAATATCTAATATCATTCGTAGTTATGTTATTTATTTTCTTGTTGATCTGCGTGAAAAACTGAATAATGCAGCGACTGTAACCTTTAATAGTTCTTTCAGAGCAATTTTCAACACGCTTTGCGGCACAATACATCCGAAGGATCTTCTCCCATGTACGCTCTGATGTTACTAACTGAGTATGTTCTTCTTGTACCTCGATTCCGTG